ACAGCTCGATTCGGTGCTACGGGTGCCCGATACTCAAGGGCTGTGGATAGACAGACGCTACGATTTGGCAACATGGACAATTCGACAAAATTCTAGGTTAAAGATATCGAGCCTCAGTAGAGATATTGTCCGGTTCGACAATGGCTCGTCGATACGCATCTTGCGTGATGACGGGGTGTGCAGCAAATCTATAGATCTTTGGTGGGAATGGAATTTGCTGCGGCCGCTGTGGACAACACGGACTGGGCTGGGTACTGTTCGCTGAAGTCATTTAGGTACGGCTGTGGAAGTAGAGTCGATCGCCCTCGATACCCTGGTACTAGACCCAGACAATGCAAACAAAGGTAAAGTAGCGGAGATCGTGCAGTCGCTTCAGAAATTTGGGCAGCACCGCCCCGCTGTCGTACAACGCAGCAGCATGAAGGTGTTAATTGGCAACCACATGGTGATGGCTGCACGCAAGCTGGGCTGGGATACTATCGACGTAACGTTCGTAGAAGACGACGATACGACGGCTGTGGAGCGGGCGCTATCAGACAATCAGATCGGCAGAAATGCTGTGTGGGATGATGATCGGCTGTTGGCTGGGCTGAAAAAGTGTTCGGATATTCCGCCCGGCTTTGCGCCCACAGCAATCGTCGCGCTGGAGAACAAGTTATCCAAGGAAGTTTCAGATGAGCCGAGTTTTCCGATTGTGCCCAGGTTCGGAGAGAAGCACGATTATGTGCTGATCATCTCGGACAACGAGACAGACTGGGCGTTTCTGACCACGGTGCTACAGCTTAGACGTGAGCGTGGGTTTCAAGCGAACAAGATGGTCGGCACCGGAAGGGTTTTGACCGTTGCCCGTTTCACAGATATGTGGAACAGCCGCAGCGAAATGGCGGAACAGGAAATCGGAGAGATTAGTTTCTGATGGGTGCAGCTAAGCAGACAACCGTTATTTTGAGTCGAGGGCGTGCCGATCGCGTCACTACATTGCGTACATTCAAGAATGCTGTGCTATGCGTGGCAGAATCACAGGCAGACGTATACCGACACTACAATCCTGGCGTGGAGATCCTGGCACACCCGGACGAGGTTGAAACCGGAGTAGATGGCGGACTAAGCAGAAAAGCACAATGGGTGCTAGATCTGCTCGGTGGAGATGTGTTTTTTCTGGATGATGATGTGACAGGCATAACTCGGTGCTTTGAGACAAAAAAGGCTGCACGCGAATGTGATCCAGAACTCGCAGAACCTCTGGTACAGCACTGGGCGGACATGTGCCACGACATGGGCGCGTTCTTGTATGGGGCTGGTGCATCGACCAGCAACCCGCTGAGTTATGGGGGTCAGCGACCGTTTCGGCTAACCGGACGGATGTATTTCTGTGGCATGGGAATCTTGTCCGGGTCTAAGTTGAAGTTCAACCCAAAGATCAAGTGCTACCTGGATTTCTGGATAAGCTGTCTCAACGCCTACCATCACCGGACAGCCTTTATGGATGATAGGTTTGCAATCGAGGCGAATGAAACCGCTACTGGCACTGAGGGTAACGCCAATTACCGGAACCTGAGTCAGCTTAAGTTTGAATTTGAGTTAATGCGGGATCTGTTTGGCCCCCGCATCGTCTCGCAGAAGGTTGGTGCTATGCGGGCTAAAGCGAAGCACGACTACCAGATACAGATTTCGATTCCGCTATGAGGATTTGAACGTCACAGTAAAACTGAATGGGCACTTGTGAGCGTCAGACATCAAATAGTTGTTCCTGATGTTGACGAGTCCATGTGCATCGATTGACTTGAGGAAGTCCCACACTATGCCAGGGTGTTCGTAGTAGCGATCTGGGTTTCTGAAGTCCGACGCAACGGAGAAGAAATCGAACGACACTGCGGGCGATCGCTCTAGGCACCACCGCACTGTGTTCTGCCACGTAAGCCTGCTCTCCTCATCGGAGCCGCGTCGCAGCGGGAACACTCCGTTAATGAACACATGATCGAATGTTCTGTCATTGGAAACTTCATGCTGTCGCATGAACTCAAACGGATATTTGTTGATGGCGTATTTGTTGCTGGCGTATTCGATGAACTCTGGTACGATTTCGACCCCGGTGTACTGGCGTGGAATAATCAAGTGTTCCAGCAGAAACCCAAGAAAGCCACCATATCCGCAACCAAAGTCCAAGATTTTCTTGTCCTGTATAGCGTCGCTGCCTCCTTCTTCAGCCATGACTTGGTACATGGTTGTACTAGATCGATCTTCTTTCCAAGAAATGGCGAGATGACTCGGGCCGTGCTCATTGAATAGATTGGAGTAATACGATTCGATATCGGATAGTTCCATAGTTGTACTTTTAGATGACAAAATGAATAAAGGACATTTCGATATTAGCAGGCATGGCTGAAAAAATCGCAGTTATCGGGTTGGGTTACGTGGGGTTGCCTCTGGCGATCGCCCTGTTTGATGGGGGCAATACTGTTGTTGGGTATGATACCAACGTCGATAGGGTATTGGCGCTGAAGTCTGGATATGACAAAAACGGGGAGGTGTCTGGGGCTGCTCTCCAATCAGCGCAACAGATTGATATGGTGATCACTTCAGATGAAGCAGACCTGGGTGGATGCAATGTGTTCATCGTTTGTGTGCCAACGCCAGTCGATCATGACCGGAACCCTGATCTGAGCATGTTGGTTGCTGCGTCAGCACTTGTGGGTCGCCACGTTCCACGGGGTGGGTTAGTGATCTGGGAAAGCACCGTATACCCCGGAGTGACAGAGGACGTTTGCGTTTTCGCTGTAATTTCTACGGCTAGGCACAATGATTTCGATGTGGCATACTCGCCTGAGCGAGTAAATCCAGGCGATATGATGCACACACTTGCCACGGTGACGAAGGTTGTCGGCGCGAACACCCCGTCTGCCCAGAAACGGGCTGGTGATCTGTACAGATCTGTGGCTCCGACTGTCCACATGTGCTCGATTAAGGAGGCGGAGGCGTGCAAGCTGCTGGAGAACGCTCAGAGAGACGTAAATATTGCTTTAATGAACGAGTTTTCTATCGCTTGCGGCAGTGACGTGGACATGCAGAATGTTCTTGATGCTTGCGGTACAAAATGGAATTTTGCCTCGTTCTACCCTGGGCTAGTTGGGGGGCATTGCATCGCGGTAGACCCGCTTTTCTTTGTGGACTGGGCGCGTAAGGTCATGCCCGACCAGCCACTCGTTGTAGAAGCTGCACGCAGCCGCAACGATGGGATGGCTGACTACATTGTCGAGAGGGTGAGGGACGAAGTATCAGCCGTCGGAGGCAATGTTTTGTGTTTAGGTGCCGCGTTCAAGCCGAACGTGCGGGATACGCGCAACAGCATGGCGCTGGCGATCGCATCGTCGATTGAGAAATGTTATTTGTATGACCCAGTGGTGTGCCCAGATGCATTGCAGGAAAACGGTTTCTATCCATTAGACCTAGCTTCCATACTAAACATCGCGCACGGACTGACCGCAGTAGTCGTCCTGTGTGCCCACTCTGTTTTCCGGTCGCAGCTTCCGACCATCCTGGAGCATGTACCAGATGGCACGCTATTCGCAGATGTGGAAGGGCACTTCCAAGATATTGCACCAGATCGATTGCAATATTGGAGTTTGTAGGTTGACATAGCTAAACCAGCGTGTAACGATGAACTCAGGTGAAAAGTGAAGGGACTGACGGGGGGTTTTCTGGTCAGTCCTTTTTTATTGCTGGGATACTTGACCTAATAGAGCATCAAAGTTACGATATACGAAACGAATCACTTAATTACCCATGACTGTTTCAACCGCGTCCACAGCAGTAGAACCTAATGCCCTAGGAGACACGTCGTATCAAAAAGTCCTAATGATTGGCGTTCTTGTCGATTGGATTCAGACACCAGTCGATCTTCGAATGGCACCAGACGATCTGTGTACAAATTTCAACACGGCTTTGAGCCGAGAATCGATCCTTTGGTTCAGAAAACTTGAAGACCAGACAATCATGGTGCTTACTATGGCACTGAAGAAAATTGCAGAAACCCTCTAAACCAGAACACGGATTGCCTTGCAACGGTTGTGGACTCTGTTGCCTAGCCGAGCAGTGTTCCGTAAGCCTCGAATTGTTTGGTAAGCATCCACAGTGTCCGTGCCTCGAAGACGATGGCGATCGCTGGAGCTGTGGACTAATGCGATCGCCCGCTAAGTATGGAGCAGTGCCGCCTGAGTTTGGTGATTTCGATGAAAGTATCGCGGCTGGGTACTTTCGATTGTTGATTGGCTCCGGTGTTGGATGTGATTCGGAGGATTTTTGATGAGCGGAAAAATAGAACTTACGTTAGAGCAACAATTCAGTTTGCGGTCGTTTGAATCCACTGTCCAGGGCATGAGCCGTGAGCAGGCTCAACACTTCTTAGTGAAACTGTACGAACAGATGATGATTAAGGATGCCACGTGCAAGGCGTTGTTGCGTCAGAAGCTTGGAGGAGGCACATGACCCCAGACGAGATACGGGCGATCGCTCTACAGGTTGCGAACGAAAGAATAGCTGACCACGAGCGCAGAATTGGCGGCTGGGGATGGGTTGCAGTAGAAATGTTGGCGATCGCAGGTGAGGTGTTCCGTCGATTGTTCTGTTGATTATCGACTAGTTTTGTAGTCCGAGTAAACCGCCTGGGCGATTTTTGACAGAAACCCAGGCGATACCCCATAGAGAGGTTTGTTCATGGTAAACAATTTAGTGGCTACCGCAATCGCCCTGACGAGGAGTTTTGTGTTCTTCTTGACCGTATTGAGCGCTCTTGTCCAGCCCGGTGTAGCCTCAGAGCAGTGCCCGCCCTATCCGCAGACGCCGCCCCCAGGCTGCACGTTCACTAGCTTGCCCGACTGAGCGATCGCGCACTGTCCACAGCGTCAGTGAGAATCTGGTCTAATGACGTAGGCGGCTGCCATCCGGTCAGCCGCCTTAGTTTTCCGATATTCGGTTCTCGAAACGCTATATCACCCTCTTCTCTACCGAGCGCGTAGTAAAGCTGATCCAAGCTGGCACCCGTCTTTTGAATAATGAGCTTTGCCAGCTTCATCATTGTCGTAGAGTTCATAGGGTTGCCCACGTTGACCACATGACCACACGAGGCGTCGGTATCAGCGAGACGATAGATCGCCTCGCACACGTCCTGTATGTGGGTAAAGCATCGAGTTTGCCCGCCTCCGCCGTAAAGCTGTAGAGGATCGCCTGCCCTTGCCGCCGTTATAAAGCGCGGGATAACCATGTCCTGCGCCTGACCAGGCCCCGCTGCGTTAAACAGGCGAACTGTGGTCGAACGATCCCAAGACTGAGCGACGTGTTCAGCCGTTAGTTTGGCGCTGGCGTAAACCCAGCGAGGGGAGTCGGTGCGGAGAATACAGTTGTCCGTTTCGCAAGCAGCCCGCCCAAGATCGCCGTAGACCTCGGATGTGGAAAAGTTGATCAGGCGTACCCCGTGAATCACGCACGCCTTGGTCACGTTCACTGTACCCGTGACGATGACATCCGCAGTTCGCATCGGGTTGTAGGTGACGTTCACCACCCCTACGGGGGACGCGCAGTGCAGTACGAGATCCGCGTCTGCCACCAGTTCTGTGACACGGCAGTAATTCCGAACGTCCCCAATGAGCGTGGTGAAGTTATCGTCCTCCCGTAACACATCCATCGAATAGACTTGGTGCCCTCTGTCTGTAAAGAACCGATTTAGATTTGACCCGATGAAGCCGGAGCCGCCTGTAATCAATACGCGCATAGGTTTCCAATGAATTTCTCGTATCCTAGTCTAATACGCTTGACTGCAAGAATGCTTAAAAGTTACGATATACGAATCACTTATCACTGATTCCACATGCCCTATCGACCCATTAGCACGACTAACGGATATCTCCTCACTGAGGTTGTATCTGCATTGCAAAAAGAAATCAGGCGCGGCAATGAGTACAACGCTTTGTACTGGGCACGCGAGATGGCAATTTCCGGTTACAGCGAGTATGCGCTTAAGCGAATGCGAATTATCGCCGTTGAGGACATTGGACTGTCCAGCATTTGGGTGCAAAACGAAGTTCAAGCGCTGTACACTTTATGTGTGGAGTGCAACAAAGACTTGACATTTTTGATGTATCCATACACGAACTTAGTGTCGATGCTGTGTCGCAGCAAAAAGTCCCGTGAGGTATGCGATGCGTGCTGTACGTTTGCTGAAGTTCCCTTGAAGAACGCGACTGAGATCGATTCTATGGTTCGCGATGCCGATGTGCTGTCCCTGTCTATCGATCCGTGGGAAACGGAATCAGCGCTGGCTCCTCCGTCTCCGCTTGTTGGTATGGCGGAAGGGCACATGCCACTAACGCCGTTCCAGCATTACCTGGCGACATGTGAGTGGCAGGCGTTAGCAGATGCTCGGAAACGGTCTGTTGCGGGCGAGTGGTCGCTACTGTTCTTTGAACTGCGCCTGTTTGCGTCTGCGTATCTAGGGAATTATCCGACTGTCCACAGCGTGATGCGATCGCTCCAGGAGACGAACGCCCAGCTCGTTGCCAAGGACAAGACAAAGGGGGACTGCTTTCTGCCGCTGGCGCAGGCGGTGATGATGGTCTGCCGATCCAAGCAAACTACGCATGTTGTGGAGTGGGCGCATCGCTTTTTCCGGGCGTCGGATGAATTGCCGAGACTAGAAGTCCCGGACTATGCGCTAGACCAGCACACCTCGCGTGGCCGGGCTAAAGGGCGGAGTGTCATCCACTTTATTGAGGAGGCATCCCGCATCGAAAATCGCGCTGTGGACAGCACTCAAAACCTGTATCACCAGATCTGGACTGGCTACTGGGTTGGCAAAGAAATGGCGGATAGACCGCCGATTCAGGAGACGTTGTTTTAATGGATATTTCGGAACGACTAAGAGCGATCGCTGCGCGGTCTGTCAAAGTTAGGAATAACTGTTTGGCTTTCTGCTCCCAGGGATGCGAGACAGCTTGTGACGAATGCTTTGTTGAACAGCTCTGGGATGCCCTTGGTTTACCTGTGCGTCCGTATGATAGTGGGTTCCCTCAGATTCTTGGGCATGTCGTTGTTCGAGTACGCCCTGAACAAGCTCCAATGTGGGCGTGCGCTGGCTGCAAGGACTATGTAGGGTCGAACAACCCACATGGTGGCGATCGCCTAGTGTGCGGCATCCACCCCTACGGCTGGAAGGGAGAAGAAGCGTGCCCAGACAAGCGGGTTCAAATTTCTGGTATGGACGCCAGCAACTCGCAGGACTTATCCGCACCGACCTGAAGCAGCATGTCCAGCGCCGACATGTTTTCCATGAAGTCACCCTGCACCTGTGGATATGTCGGATGAGCATGAGTCAGCCCAAGCTGACGTGTCTCAAGCTTGATGCCTGCCGTTGAGAATGCGTCTAGATTATATAAAGCACTAGCTCCCACGCTAGTAACGTAGGTGTCTGCGCCCATGTGCTGGCAGACTTGCACCAGTTTTTCGGTGCGATCGTTTGACCAATGAATGTCAAGCTCAGAGGCTCGGAGCATCGGTGCCTGATTGTCTATGAGCAGCCCTGCTATCGCTTCAATGGCGGCGATGTTCATATCGCAAAGAGATGTCCACTGTCGAGATAGTAGGGCTGACGCGATGGGCTGGAGGAGTGTCTTATGTGGTGCCCTGGCATATTCCATCTCGATGTGGCGGATGTGCTTGATCGCCCAGTTTGTTTTGGTGGGGTCTATTTCCACAGCGTGGAGAATGGTGTCTAGCTTGGCACGGGTCGGCACTGTCAGCCAAGACCAGCCTTGATCAGTGCGAGTTCTGATCCGGTTTCGGTTGTAGATAGATCCCTTGCTCCACGCAGATATGTCGTAATGGATTACGATATCGGCTTGATTCATCTTGTCAAAGTACCCCAGCCACGGCAGGTAGCAGGGTTGCATGATGGCGAGTTTCAATGGATTGCTCTCAATAGCTCGAATGGTTCTGCGGCAGAAACGCCCGCTATCGACCCCCAGTATCTAGCCTGCGTCCGAACGTTATCGATCGCTCGTGGGTGTGGGGCTGACTTGAGCTGGCTCTCATAGGCGGACAGAGCATGTGTTTTGCGGTATAGCACGTTGGATATGTCGAAAAAGATAGTTGGAGTGAACGTGCCAAACGACCCGCAGCCCCAGTCAGATCCCTCGCCACGGAATGCCCACAGTTGGGCATCTGTAGTAGGCGGTCGCGCAGCCACCAGCACCGCGTCATGTACAGCCCGGTGGTCTTGGTTAACGTCATGTCTTGAATGCGTGATGATCAAGGATGGGCGAATCCTTCTGATGTGCTCCAGAATGGTGTCCGCCAGTCGTGCTACACCATAGCCGTACAGGTTCATGTCTACTGTGATTGGCAGAATCATGCTCTCAATACCAAGACGGGTGGCTGCTGCATCCGTCTCCTCGTCCAGACCACGCCCCGTGCAGATCACTGCGATTACAGAAGACCCGCGATCGCTCAGCGTGGCCAGGGTGCCGCCGCAGCCGATCACCTCGTCATCCCCGTGGGCGACCACCGCCAGCACTCGCTTAAATGTATGATGCTCGTTCTGATTCATTGCAATTAAGAAGTAGGTCGATTGCGGATAGCCCGGAGATAAAGTCACCATGCATCTGTGGATAGACCGGATGCTTCCAGTCGTCCCAGATCACTGTTATGTCGCGGCGAGTGAACTCGAACTCGTCCAGGTAATCTCTGCTGCCCACGCCAGCGATGTAGTGGGTGCCGCCTACGCATTTAGTGAGCGCCGCCAGCCTTGCCGACGGGTTTGCATCATGCGTGCTCATTTTGCTAGACAGCGTGCGTGGAATGTCAAGTCCGAATAGACATAGCAGATAGGTGTCGAGTTCTATGTTCAGATCGCACAAGTTTCTCTGCTGTGGAAGCGTTGGTAGTTCATCCAAGTACGGACTGCTCCGATACGCATCATGGATGAGCCGCAGATGTTCGGATTGCCAGTCTGCATCAGCCAATTGCACGTCGCAGAGCATTGCCCTGCTCTGATGCTTCTCGACAGGCAGGGTCAGCCAGCGCTCTCCGTCTTTCGTTTTGATCTTGTTTCGATGCTGGAAGTAACGTGGTCGCCACTGCACATCGTCTAAGTAGATTAGGTGGTCAGCCCGCGCCACCCGGCTGTAGTACCCCAGCCACGGCAGATATGTGGGCTGAGTGATCATGATCACTTTGGCAGGTTGACGTTTCAAAGCAACAGGTTTACGATGTTAGACTTAAGGCTAACACAATCTGGAGGATAAATGGCACGCAATAGAGGCGGAGGGCGAAACGCGGCCCAGGCTGCCGTAGTTAAAGATTCAGTGAAGAACCTAGTGAATGATGTTGCTGCTGCGTTAGGCGCAGAGACAGGAGATGCTGAAATGCTTCGAGTTACGCTAGAGAGCGTGATTGGGAAGTGGGATATGACTCGTCAAGGTCAGGTCTACTAAGGTTTACGCTTATGACAAAATGGGAGTGTCCCGCGTCCGGGACACTCCTTTTTTGGGTCATCCAATGGACTACGCCCGTAAGAACCGTGAATTGTTTCGTGCCTATTTGCCAACAAGGTCAGACCTGAATATCCGAAATGAGATTGCCTGGGTAAACAGCCCTCTGGTTAAGAGAATTGCATCCCAGTGCTGCGTTGGACAGCGGACTAATTTGTACGGATACGGCGACTTCTATCAGATTGCATCTCTAAAGTTGCTTGACCTGATTGATGTGTTCGATCCCGATAACGGGTGTCCGTTTGCCAGTTATGTATATAAACACTTGTCTGGGGAGATCCGCCACTTTATCAGAGACGGAATGGACGTAATGCGATCGCCCCGTGAAGGTGCGAGGACAGTTGTCTATTCGACCGATACCCTGTCCGGATCAATCGACTTCCCAGACAGGGAAATACAGGATTCACACCGATCGGTAGAAATAGCGGTAGGTGAGTTGCCTGAACGGGATCGGCAGATTGTAGAACTGATTTATTTTCAGGGGTGGACATACAAACAGGTTGCTACCCATATGGGATGTAGCCCGGTCACAGTATCGCGTCGATTGAAAGATATACATGCGAATTTGCGGCAGTCGCTTGACGGATGTCTAGCCTAGAAGCGAGACAATTTGCTGAAGGACTGCTGTCGTTTCGTTATCCCAGTCGTGGGATTTGAGTCGCATGACTATGTACTCCCTCGCTTCTGGCACAATAGCCGCCGCAGTGGGGATAATTCTCTCTGTTCTCTCCACAACAGGCTGAGCGGTCGAAGCGGATGGGGCCGACACCCTGGATGACGACACTCTGCCTCCAACTGGTGCCTTGGGCAGTGGCTCAAGTGACAGGTTGTCTAGATCCGGTAGTTCCGGCACCGTTATTTTTAAGTCTTTGAGCTGGCGATCGCTCAGACCAAGCAGCCCCACGCCGTAATCTTTGAAGCACAGACTTTGTACCTCGGACTTTAGTATGTCCGAATCAAAGCCAGTACTGAGTTGACTCTGATTGTGGGCGATACGGTACGTCTGCTGCTGGCTTTCGGTTAGCCCCGTGATCTGAATGATTGGGACGAGCGCCATTTTGAGCTGAAGCGCTGCCATGTGCCGACCGTGCCCGGCCAGTATTTCGTAATTCTCGTTTACATGAATCGGTTCAGTAAACCCAAACTCCGTAATGAGTCCACAGATATGGTCAATCTGCTTAGGCGTGTGGATTTTTGAGTTGCCGCTATACCGCTGTAAACGGTACGGGGATATTTGCTGGGCAGGTAAGACTTGGATCATCGGTAAAAGAGGATAGTGCCCAGATCCAATCAATTGACATAAAATATGTACAGAGTTACGATATTGGGTATCGAACCACCTACTTACCACTATGCAACTCTCAGAACTCAGAACCCGGTATTTCAACTGCAAGCAAGCATTAGCTGCTGCTGACAAATCTATCGAGAACGACAAGCGAGACGCAAAGGAACTATCGGCTCGATTTCAGTTAAACCCTGACGATACCGACCTTTTGCTAGACCTCGAAGCAATCCAGGCTCGGTATGACGCGCATCTGGCAGACCACCAGCACAGAATGACAGAGAGTGCGGAAGTGATTAAGCAGATCGATGCATTCTACGACGACGCAAGCCGAGGATTGGCAGTATTGGATTGGTTGCCAACCATGACTCTGCAATCAGGATCACTGTGGAGCGGATGGTACGGACAGTGGGAATCAGACGACACGATGCGCTGCGTTATTGGAGTAGAGCTTTGTGAGGTAGAACTTGCCATCCTGAAGCGGGCTTGCAGGTTTAGCCGCCTCCGTCTGGAAACGTCCGGCGATTCCTACTGGTTGCGGGTAGAGTACGCAGCTTATCGAGACACATGTTGGTCGGATAGACCCGGTGAGTATGTTTTCCACAAAGTTCGAGAACTACTGGCACCCGCTAAGCAGCAGCAAGTAGAAGAATTGTTGTCTCGGTTCACGGTGCTTGCTTAGGTTTGTGGGCGGTGCGATCGCCCTTCCTGTTGACACACTCACAGTACGGTAATTCGCATGAACTACATTATCCGTTTCTACGTTCGTGGCCCAGGCGTTTCATTCATAGACCGGGTTCTATGTCTGGATACATCCAATCGAGAGCAGGCAATTGTCCGCGCCACCAAGAGCATTAAAACTGCGTACGCCAATTACAGAACAGAACTGCTGTCTGTTGAGTTCACGGCTATCAAGGACGCCCCCGAAAAAGGGGCAGGTAGCGAACCGTCCACATACCATCTAGCATGATGATCCAACTAAACTTTGCCAGACCAGAAAATCTAGCTTCCATAGAGACATTGTTTGAGCGTCTAAGCGAAGTCGCTGCTACGCATATGATCACAAAGGGAGAGATGGTGCATATTCAATTTTTCGGTAGCCAACAGCAATTCGACACGGTTCTAAAGCCAAAGACTCAGGGCGCTGTAAAAACCAATAGTCAGACCCGATTCTAAATGTGAGGCGTGTACCATGATTGTAAAAGTAAATGTGAAGGTAGAGATGGTAAACGTCGGAAAATGGGCTGGGTTCTGGCGAGTCGCATTGTGGGAAGGCCCAGCCGCCGAACCGACATGGAAGACGCAGCACCACGTCAGAGACGAACACGAAGCAAATCAGATCGTTGAACAATATCGGGACATGTATGCAGCATTTTGATACGGAGAATATGATTCAGCGATATCTAGAAGATCTAGATACAAAGTCGCGGGACGAGTTGATTAGTGAGAGTGGTGCGCTACGCCCATTCATAGATCTGGCGCAGACGGCATCTGTAGAAGAAATTAGAGTCATGATGCAAGATCTGGATGACATCTCAATAAAGCTATCATTTCTATCGGGTATGGCAGAGGAGGCGATCGCTCAGCGCAGCTTGAATACGCCGTTTGATCTAGATCTAGCGCTAGGTGTGGCTGATGAGCGTTCCCGACATGTGGCACTGGCTTTGGGCTATGAGATGGAGCCGACTGATGTTCCCGTAGTTGACTAGCTCACTATAGTGCAATACGATTGTGCAATAGCTACAAAGCGTTGCCCATTTATTTTTTGGATATCTATGCCGAGAGCGCACAACATTGATGTAACTAAGGCTCGTCCGGGTGATCTGGTTCCAGATTGCCCACGTATTCGATTGATGGTAGAGCGGATTGAAACCCTGGTAGAGGGAGGTCTTGATAAGAACGATCCGGTCGTCAGAAAGGACGTGCTGGAGCAGCCGTTTATTCGGCGGTTTAAGGAAGAGGATCGAGAGCGGATGTTTGACCGGGCACTTGAGGGTTTCCCGCAATCGTGCGATCGCAAAGTGACAACGAGTAGCATGTGTGGCACATGCTACCTGTACTTCGTTCAAGCCGATGCGCGGAAGGACGCAGACTTGCGCTATGAAGGACACAGGAAGAGAAGTAAAAAAGAACTCAGTGAAGATGAGCTAGAAGTCCGTCGTCAGAAGCGACTTGCCTACTCGCGCAGCAGAACTGTACGCCGCAAAGCGCTCAACAGAGTTACGTCAGACATGTCTGCCGCCCAAGTCGCTCGGCTGCTCCAGCAGGTGGAGATCGAGCACCAGCAATCGCTCGATGCTGCCCACAGCAAGTATGGCGTCGCCTTGACCAAAGATGGCGTGACGAAGACGATCGCAGAGTGGGCGTCAGAAATCGGCGTGCCGCCCCATATTATTGTCCGTCGATTACAAGTCGAAGGACTGGAAGTAGACGACATACTCAGTAAGGCGAAGCTCCCGACATGGAAAGTGCTGGGACTAGCCGGACGAAACGCAGGCCCAGGAAACCGGGTCGTCCAGAAAATGAGATTTATCCTGGATGCCCAGATTCACGAAGACCCAGAAGATGTGGAACAGCGTATCGACACGCTTGAGCAGAAAGACGCGCGTGAGGTACTGAAACGCAGGTTCTTTCTAGAGCAAACGCAAGCCGACATCGCGGCTGATTGGGGAATGAGTCGAGAGAGAGTCCGGCAGATCGAAGAGAAGGCGCTTCGATTGTTGTTTGCAGACTATGTGAGCTTCCTGGCTGACGATGAACTCTAATAACTTGACTGGCAGAGATGGCAAGAGTTACGATATAAGAGAACACCAAACTACTTTTCCACATGAAAATTTCGATTGACTCTTTATCTGATGTCTTGTCCACGGTTTCAGGTTGTATTCCAAACAATACAAATCACTCGATTTTGGGAAACGTACTGATTGAGGCAACCGCCGACCAGTCCATCTACGTCACAGCATTCGACTTGTCTAAGGGTATCCGAGCCAAAGTTCCTGCCTCGGTAGAAGAAGCTGGCTCACTCACGCTACCCGCTAAGTTGCTGGGGGACATTTCTAACAGACTCAGTTCTATTGGTTTGACCACTAACAAGTTGGCGGCGACGATCGCATCTGGCAGCAGTAGCTACTCGATTCAAGGTATGCCAGCAGAAGAGTTCCCGGAGATTCCCGCTGTCAGTGAGGATGCCGCACTGACAGCCCATATCCCCGCTGATCTGCTGCGGAGCGGCTTTGAGAAAACGGTCTACTGCACATCGAGAGATAACACCAAGCAGGTGCTCACTGGCATTCACGTTACGATAAAGCCCACAGATGAGTCCGGTCTTGGCGACATCGAATTTGTTGCCACCGATGGGCACCGACTAACCGTGTGGGCGGTGGAGTTCGATAACAACATTGCTAGAGATAACGTCGAGTTCACGATCCCGGCCGGTTCCGTCAGGTTGTTGTTGAAATGTATTGCGCTGGAAGGCACGGGCACTGACGATTGCAAGATTCAGTTGACTGAATCAGGACTCTGGATTTCGATGAATACCTTCGATGTGTATACGCGACTGCTTGAAGGGCAATACCCGAACTACCGTCAGTTGATCCCAGTCAAGTTCGACCACAAGATTACCGTTGGCAGAAAGGAACTGGTTAATGCCTTGTCCCGAATTGCTGTGGTAGTCGAGAAAAATAACAACATTGTTACTTTGAAGGTTGATAGCGCCAGCCAGTCAGTAATTGCCACGGCGGACGTAGCTGATGTGGGAAGCGGACAGGAGGTTGTAGCAGCCGATTGCGCTAGTAGCGACCTGGAGTTCGCAATGAATCTGGTTTACATGATGGAGGCTGTTAAATCGTTCTCCTCTGACAACACAGTTTACATTTGTGGAAACACGAGAACAGCCCCGTTCGTCATTCGGGGTGAGAACACGAAAAACGTTGCGATCGTGATGCCTGTGCAGATTAGGAAGTGATCAATGCAAAGAGGCAAATTCACTGGAATTTTTGAAAAGCGTCGCGTGGCGGAAAAAGTAGCGCGGCTGATTTACATGGCTTCGGGCTATGTCGTACCGGACGATGCTCCTGAAATGTACATGCATCAGTCACAGCACCCGCAAGAACAATCCTGCGTTGCGATAGCTTACGAAGTCATCAAAGTGTTTATGCGAGGTTAAACCCATGCCGAAGTTCAAACTAACGTGGGGCGTTGCAAGCGCCGGAATCCATCACGAGGGGTACGCTGTGTTTCCGACAGAGCGAGACGCAGCAGAAGCAGCCCGGCTCAGAGCTGCCGACTTGACCTACTCAGAGGTAGAGCGCGTATCGCAACCTAGCGAGGCTGAGGTAGCCGCTATAAAACGCACAGCACTGATGGCGCTGCTGGAGCTATCCAATATCCGCAACCAGTCCGTGCTGGACGAAGTTCTGGCGATCGTATCTAAGTGGAAAACAGAATCCACGGCACAAGAGGAAGTTGGGCAAATATGACCCCAGGTAGACTTTAATTTTTCTCGCAGTATCTTGACAAATCCACTCACACACAAACCGATACGAGGAGCAATATGCTAGGTGAAATAACAGTTAGTAGTCGAGTTCAGATCATTGGCAGAAAACGAGCATCCCTGGAGGCGGAGTGTGGGATTTCTGTAGGGATTGTCACGCAGATTTCAAACACAGGATCAGTAAAAGTGACGCTTGCAGTGTGGAACAAAAACGTCACGGTGTCGGTCAACTCGGTTCGGCTTTTGGATGACAAAGAATGGTGGTATGACACATCGACTATCCACAGGCAGATGCGAGAGGCTGGGTGCCATGCGCCACGCAAGGAACTGATTCAGACATGTACGTGCCAAGGACGAAAAAGTCAGCGGGTATCCTGAATCAATATAAGCATGTGTTTTCTGTGTCCTCATTTACTAACAAGGTAGAAGGCGGCATCTGGCTGGAAATCCCGTTCGCGTGGAATCAGGCGGTGGCGGACGAACTCGGTTGATGGCTGTACGCAATGGATACGCCTGCTGAAAAGTAGGCGTATTCTCGTCTATACCGCTGTTCAATATGTGACACTTACTGACTGACACTTCTCCCACAAATGGCTCAAAGCCTTGTCTATCGCAGCATCTAATTAATTGACACATAGAAGTGTAAAGGACTACGATACAGTTATAGGAGTGATGTGGGCAGGCTAAAACCCCTCCGCTTCAGCGAGGGGATACAGCCAACTCAGGGGGCTTTAGCCCCTACTAAGGTCAATTACTCTTGCCCTGAGCTTCAATGTAGCGCTGAATTGTTTCACTGCTAACATTGCCAGCCGTTGAGACAAAGTAACTGGATGTCCACATGGATGGCAGTTTCATTAATGGATTAGGAAATTCCTGTCTGAGGAACCGTGCAGTTCGCCCCTTAATTCGATGGATGATTTGATAGGGCGCAATTGTTGGAGGGCAGTTAACAAAGAGGTGGACATGATCCGGCTCAATTGCCAACGACACAACTTGACAATCAATCTCCTCTGCTGCTTCCCATATCAACTGCCTGCACCGATTTGCTATTTCTCCTCGTAAAACAGGTCTGCGTCGCCGAGGAATCCAGACAAAGTGATAGTTCAGCAAATGCGTTGCACTGCGGCTTTTCTGGCAGTCCATAGTTCACCTGTTTGTCTATCTGGGCTATGCTGTAGACAATTGTTGCATAAACTCACCATGTTTGGATGTCAGCAAGTTTTGCTCAACCCCAATAACGAACTTAAGGGGGTGATGGATTTTGTCTGCTCTGAGGCAAACAAGCTAACCAATCAGGGCATCTACTATGCTCGCCAACTGCACTTTAAGACTGGGCAGTGGATTGGCAAACACAGCCTGAGTTACGAATACAAGACCAGTAAGCACTTCCAAGCTCTTTACTCCCAGGCTGCACAGCAAACCTTGATTTCGGTCTACGAGTCGTTTAAGTCCTACCGAGCATTGTTGAAACTGTGGCGAGGTGGAGAACTGGCGGAGAAACCCAGGATGCCAAATTACCGCAAGAAGGGAGGGTTGGCAGTAGTCAGCTATCCCAAACAAGCGCTGAAGCTGATTGATGGGATGATCCGGGTTCCGCTGGGGCAGTTAGTGAAAGTATGGTTTCAGATTGATTCGTTCACTGTCCCCATGCCCTCCAATCTCAAATTTGAGGACATCAAGGAACTGCGGATTCTGCCGCGCAATGGGTGTTTCTACACTGAGTTTGTCTATCGACTGAACCCCATCCAGACTGATGTAGACCCGATGCGGGTGCTGGGCATCGATTCGGGATTAAATAACTGGCTCACCTGCGTCAGTACCGTGGGAACCAGCTTCATTGTGGATGGACTCCACCTCAAATCGTTGAACCGCTGGTACAACAAGCAAATTGCCAAACTGAGAGAAGGTAAGGCTCAAGGCTTTTGGTCAAAGCGGCTTGCACAACTCACTGAGAAGCGCAATCGGCAGATACGTGATGCAGTGAACAAAGCGGCTAGGATTGTGATTGACCATTGCATTGATAACCGGATTGGTCGGATTGTATTTGGCTGGAACCAGCGGCAAAAGGACGGCTCCAACCTGGGCAAGAAGACCAATCAGAAGTTTGTGCAGATCCCAACTGCAAGGCTAAAAGAGCGGATTGCTCAACTGGCGGAGCAGTACGGGATAGAGTTTGTTGAAACTGAGGAGTCTTATACCTCTCAAGCATCGTTTGTGGATGGTGACTTTTTGCCGACATTCGGTGAAAAACCTGATAGCTGGAAGTCATCGGGGAAGCGGACGAAGCGAGGCTTGTTCAGGACTGCCCAGAACTGGTACATCAACGCGGATTGTAATGGCGCTGCCAACATCCTGCGTAAAGTAGCGACGATGCTTGGATTTAGTCTGAGCGGAGTTGGTAGGGGGTCATTGACTGCCCCCACCCGCATTAAGTTGTGGGTGACAGCTCAAGGGAAAAGCGGAGCAACGCGGCTTCAGCCCGTTGCGTAGCATCCTTTGGGAATCCCCTCTCTTTCAAGGAGGGGAGAAGTCAACTCTATCGATCTATGCATTGACCTAATGAGGTCTTTCGACTACGATATAGTGAGTACCAAAGAGACGGAAATGCGTACAGCCCTAATCCTAGACACAGAAACCACAGGTGATGACCCGACGATACATGAATGTGTAGAAGTTGCCGCAGTGCTCTATTCGATCGAGTCCAGAACACCGTTAATGTCGATTGCCACAGTCATTCCCGTCGATGAGAATCCGATGGAGCACGTCAACCACATACCCGCAGCCGCAACGCAGCGCATGAGCGCACTGTCAAATGCAGCGATCGAATTGCTGAAGTGGATGCTCTTGCAAGCTGACTGTGTGATCGCGCACAACAAGATGTTCGACCGTGGGTTTGTGGAACAGTTTGTCGGAGCAGAAACGCTCACCGCACCGTGGGTCTGCTCGGCTACAGAAATTGAGTGGCAGAATACCAAAGTACTTGGAAAGCCTGTCGCACTCCAAATGCTGGCACTGCTCGAAGGTGTTGCGGTAATCCCAGACCAGCAGCATCGAGCACTGGCAGATTGTGAACTGTTGGTTGAAGTCATGAAACGAACGCCGGAGATGGGCGATCGCCTCGCTCTGGCACTGGAGCCAAAGGTGACGGTTGTCGCGCTGGTCGATTTCGCGCACAAAGATCAGGCGAAAGAGGCAGGCTTCCATTGGAATGCCAAAGACAAGAGCTGGGAACTGTCCGTCCCACAGTCTCGCGTTTCGCAATTAGAAGCGCTGCCGTTTCAGGTCAGGCAAAAGGCGTGATTGCGATTATCGGGCGTTTGGATTGTCCGCTGGTTATTACCACGGGCTTTCCAGATAGCAACGATTCCGTGAGCAACCCCCCTTCTGTGGCGGCCTCTTGCAGGGACAGTGTTGTAGCGTTCCACACAGATGATGTATCCGTGGTTGCGTATGACTGAGCCACTGCTATAGGTTGGTTGTAGTAGGTGAGTTCGACGGCGAACCCTTTGAGAATGTGTTGTTTTGCCTTGTTCCGGTGAGTTGTCCGAAACTCAGATATCGAGAGTGATTCCATAGCCTAGATTATAGACAAATAATACTAGTTATATAAAATACTTGACCAATTGGAGTGACACTATGACGATAATTGAAACCATGCAACCGCCGTCGCTTAGAGGGTATCAGACCCCTCTGGTGAACCAGATAAAAAGCTGGATTGCTGAGGAAAAGGACAAGCCGTTGGAAGACGGAGATGTGCCTGGAATTAACAGAAACGCTGTGGTTTACGCCCCGTGTGGCGCGGGAAAAACAGTGATTTCCGCTGCGTTGATGATTAACGCAGCAAAGCAGGGTGTCCCGTCCATGTTCTTGATGAACCAGGACAATTTGGTAACTCAGACCGTCCGCACGCTAGAGCGATATGGCGTGAAGGAGCCGCGTGTGATTAAGGCTGGGCCACAGTGGAAACACCTTGTAGATAAAGAACACATGATTATGGTTGGCGGCATCCAGACGATGGCGAGTCGCGGCATATTCCCCCCAGAGGCTCGACTCATCTTGGTGGACGAGTGCCACACATCGCTATCTGCTGGATATAGAAAAGTTTTCGAGGCGTATCCTGAAGCATGGATAGTAGGGCTTACAGCCTCGCCGCTCCGCACTAAGAAAACGGAAGGGTTAAAGCAGCGGTATAGCAAGCTAATTGTTGGCCCGACTTGGGGAGATCTGATCGACATCGGTCGGCAGACTGGATTCGCAGAGGGGCTGGTGCCCTTCCAGTACTATGGGTTTGCTAAAGACCGAGCGATCGATGTCTCTGATGTTCGCACCACGGGGGGCGACTACAACCAAGGCGAGTTGCAAGCCAAGTGCGACACCCCTGGCGCTGTGAGCAACAGCGTAGAGGCGTGGAAAGACAAGGTTTGGGCAGAACGCCCCGGCGACCCTCGCCGGACGATCGCTTTCTGCACTGGCATCGATCACAGTTTGCACACAGTCGATCAGTTCAATCGAGAGTTCGCAACCGTGTGGAACGGCCCGATCGCCATGCATATTGACGGCGATGCGGATTTTGACGAGAGGCAGGAAAAATTCGAGCTGTTGCGGTCTGGCCGGATTCGAGTGCTATCTTCGGTCGCATTGCTGACCACGGGTTTTGATGTTGCCGAAGTCGAAGCCGTTCTTGATTGTGCGCCAACGAAGTCGTTGACGTTGCATTTGCAGAAGTACGGCAGAGGTAGCCGGACATCACCAAATATCGGAAAAGTTGACTGCATGATCCTCGACCAGGCAGGTAACGTCGTGAGACACGGCGTGAACGGTTTTGTAGAGGACTACGTGCCGATCGAGTTGGACGAGCCACGTCCGCCGGGAGAGGGCGACCCGCCTATGAAAATGTGTCCTCCTGGACTGGGTGGCGGCTGCGGGAACCTGATGTACGCCTTCCAGATGACGTGCCCCAAGTGTGGGTATGAGTTCCCACAGCGAGAGCTGGTTGAGCGAGTGGGTGAGATGGTGGCTCTGCTGAAGGGCGAAGACAAGAAGCACCACCGTACATACGTCCGCTTCCTAAAGAAAGCGTTTGCCGATGGCTACCTGCCAGAATGGGCGAATTATAAGACCGTGATGAAAATGTCGGGATCTCAGAAACCTGCGTCTAAGGATTGGGAGAAGTATCGCCCGCTGCCAGAGTGGAGAATGGGTGCTGTATTCGATGGAAACTGCAATCGCTCTGATGTCGAGGCGTACTGCGGCTACCTGGTAAAGCTTGTGGATACCAGAGAGGAGTGGTTCGTAAAGCGTGGCTGGAAAACGGCTACGGACTGTGGAGAATGGGCATTGGTTCAACTAAAGCTTGAGTTCGGGAAAGACGTTCTGAACAAGTACCCAGATATTGACCAACAATTGAGAATGGTGGTAACGCAAAAGGTGTCCACCTGGGGGGCAAAGCAACTAGCTGTCTAATTGTGCAAGTTGTACAAGTTTCGCCATAGAATTGAGGCACTATCGTTTTTCGATGGTGTCTTTTTGTCTTTGGTGAAGGATGTGATTCAGATTGATAGCAAGAAAAACCCGACCCGGATAATCCCTGGTCGAAATTCCGCATACGCCAAACCGCCAAAAGGGATGTTGATGTTCTTGTCGTGGTTGACCGAGGCTCTACAAGAGGCGTTTGAGCCGCTTGGAGAAATTGTCAAGATTGCCAACGGCAACCCCGTGTTTTTCTGTTCGGATGAGTACAAGCTACGTATTCAACTGGATACTCCCGCCAAGCACTCGCCCCACGGCGTTCGGATAAACCTAGTAGGGGGGCTTGGTGCAATCCAGCACCCAGAGCTGACATTTCTCGTAAAAGCCTCGGTGCCATCGGGCGGCAGATCAATTGTGTTGTCGATACACTTGCCAGACGGCTGGTATGTGGAACGAACCGGGCGCGTTAATGCAGAAGTTATCGCACAGCTCAAGCGTGTTGCAGAAGACGCCGCACAAAACGGATGGTATCTCTTCACAGGCTGAAAAGCAGAAAAGCCCACAGATTTTCACTATTTATAGAGAAACGCTTGACAAACTAACGATAAAGCGTTACGACTATGTAAGACACCTGGAACCGGACAAGACACACCTGGAACCAGACAAAAATTTTAAGGAGAAAAGCACAGTGGTGCCTGAAAAAATTAAAGTCATCTGTGATTTTGGGAATAGAAGCACTCTGGTTCGCGTTGATAACATGTCTACTGGTGAAGTGCTTGAGCGCGTGTTTCACTCGCTCGTAGCCTTTCCTGGCTATGAGGTTCCACATGTGGCGATCGCCCCAGCCTCGGCATACTTGGATATCACTGGCGGCCCATCAGAGACGCTATGGGGTGGGCAGACCGTTGTGGTTGGCGAGGGTGCATACGATTTTGATTCCCGCTTGCCAGTGTTCAAACTCGACACCAGCAACGGCGCTGGAAAAATCAGTAGCGCCTTGTTCTTCACGCTTGGAATGCTTGACATGGATTCGACGACTTCTTACGAAGTAGTTGAGATGGTGGTTCTCCACCCAGACCCAAGCGCTGAAGTTTTGAAGGCTTACCAGTCCGCGCTAACTGGACATCACTACGTTGTTCGCAACGGGATCAGCCTGGACGTGCTGATTCGCCCGGACTCGCTGGTGCTGATGCCAGAAGGACTGGCAGGCTACTACGAAGCAGTCGGCTTGGGCGTGATGAACCCCAAAGAAAAGAATGCGTACTTGGACATCGGCGGTCTGAGCGCAATCACCGCTGTGGTCGGTTCCCGTGGCCCGCTGCCAGGTGCCCGAATCAACTCACCCCGTGGTGGCGTTCACAGCCTGGGCAAAGCAATCGGACAGCAAATGAAAGCTGCTGGCATGTTCCCAGGCGGAACATTCGACACGGGTCTGATTTTGGACGGGTTGCTAAACGGCATGAAGTCCACAAAAGCTACCAAGGGTACTCGATACGTTTATGGCTCAGCGAACGCTGATGTCCCGATCCACTTCGATGAGTTTGTAGCCAAAGCACGGCGTAACTGGGCAATGCAGGTCGCATCGCTTTATTCAGAAGTTGCTGCTGACTGGGGTAGCGAGAGAGCCAGGACGCTCACGCTAGGCGGTGGCTCCCATTATTTCGCCCCTGCGATCGCCGCGCTCAACCAGACAGGGTTCAACTTTGTGTCACTGGATGAACCGGAGACAGCAAACGTTAAGGGGGCTGCTCGGCTGATGGACGAAGCGTTTTTAGTCCAGGTAGGACTACCCGTGAAAGAGGTCGAACTTTCCGGGAGAGCGCGTCAAGTTCCGTACTTTGCGTTGGTATAGGTGATGGCTGGTAGTAACGAAACAATTCTGGCTCGGTATCGTATTACCAGCCCCGATGTAAAGCGATTGCTAGACGAGTACGTAAAAATCCTATCTAGAGAGCGCGGGTTTCAAGTGCCCCACAACCACGCTCTGATGGGACATCTGAACGCTACGTTGCCCGCAGCGATCGCAGCAGCAAAGAGCAGAGTGCAGGCGGCTAATAGGGTTGCCCCCCAGACAGAAGAACCGGGTGATATCGTTGAGGAAGTTTTCACAGCCCCGATTGTATCTGTGGATAGCGTGCTTAAAGGCGTTGCCCTGGAGGACTGGGAATGAAATTTTTAGTAGGCACTGCACTGGGTTTTTTAATAGTCATTTCCGCATTGATAGTGTCTGTGTCCACCAACAAAAGCAATCAGGTCAAAGAGAGTCAGATTGATAGTGCTCGGTCTGCTGCATTCATGTTCGGGTTGATTGCTGGCGGCGCTGTTGGATTGATGACGCAGAGAGGAAATGCGAGATGAAGACGATTGTGGGAATGGCGGCGGGCGGTGTGGTTGGGTTCCTAAGCTTCGTAGCCTGCCTCCAGTTAGGATTGCAGTCACAGTTTCAGAGCACGCTACGGTTCGTACTGGTCGGCACTGGGGCAGCGGCAGGGGCGGCAGCAGGCGCAGCAACCACGGCGATCGCACGAAAGGAGCAAGCGTCCGCCGCCCACAGAGTCTTTGAGGATAAGTTCAGACTGTTGGAGGCGGAATACTCCAAGTCACAAGATCAAGCAGGATTAGTAGCCCTTTATCAGTTGAGGGAGAAGGTCGATGATTAATGCGAACGTTGAAGAAAAGCCCAGAGCAAAGCACCTACAGAGGTTGCTGTTTGTGGCTGCCCTGGGCGGTGGGTTGGTTACGTTTATGCTGCTGGTGCGCGGAGTCACCGGATTCCTATTCGTTCACGAGAAGCGCGAGTTTGTTCAGGCGGCTCAGTTATTGCAGCCTGCGGCGACTGACAAAACGGCAAGTGAAACGCCAGCCGCGCTTGAAGCCTCAGCAGACCAGGAGGCGTTCACCACGTTTGTTGGTGCAGCCGGATACTTCCGCACTCAGTCCGCACTGATCGGTCAGCACGTACGTACAGGACGGGTCGAGCTGTGGCTGGATCGTGCCCGCGAAGAATCACGCATGAACTCAAATCTGTACCCAACCGAGGGGCATTACCTGATGGAGCAGTTGACCGCATGGTCTGTCGCTATCCAGTCAAGCACCAAGTATCAGATGCAGCCGAACGCGACAACGATGGCGGAGTATCAGAATAAGGTAGAGGCCGCTAACCAGGGTGCTCCAGTCGAAGTTCAGATTTCTCTGCCCACGGTAGAAGCGATTCGGGTTGACGCAGACACCGCAAGTCGGTTTCGGGCTGCGGAAGGAAATTTCTTGGATGTACTGGCTGCTTTGCAGGATTGGTCGAACGCATCGTCCACACGTACGCCGAAAGCCCGCACCGGGCAAGTCCAAAGCGACGCATATAATGCTAGTCTCGCAGCAACAGTGCAGGCTGCACAGAAATTGGTAAACCGAGCGCCAGGGGGTGCCCAATGATCGAATTAAACGTCAAGAAAACTTGGTCGCTAGACGAGATGTTACAGGCCGCAGCACTGAGCGCATCATCCCTGCTCCTGCTCTACGGAGCCACCCTGTACTCCGATGCTCAGATTCGCCAGTCCACGCGCACCAACGAAGCGGGGCAGCCCGTGCAGGGCTTCGAGGTCTACGCAAAGCGAACCCCTCTGTGGTGGTTGATGACGTTGGTTTCGCTGATGGCAGTTGGTGCTACTGTGCGTATAGCGCTTGACTTTTCTACGAGTCAGGTATTCGATGAGGAAGAAGAAGACACTGTAGTCCCAGTGCAGACGCCTGCCCCAATCGTGGTCAGACAACAGGCCCCGGTAGTTTCTCAGGATGCTGCGCTTGCGTCACTTGACACAGATCCTCAGCCAGTCACGTACACGCAGCCGCCGATCTCGAATTTTGAAGCATCGTACTCAAGCTATGTCGCCAGTCCGATGGATGACGTAGTAGAGAACTCCGGTATCGATGATGTAGCAACGATCTATGGCGCATTCGAGGAAGCGACGGAAAAACCTAGCGGTGTGGTTGTGCTCGGTGAGCGCGATGTCCGCAACGGCGTCATTTCTGCCCTCACAACGGCGATCGCAGACCGCGCTATCCCAATCCTCATCAGCCAGCGAGAATCACTGTTGCAGCGCGTCCCCGGCGTAGTCCGTCCACATGCGTCAGTCGCGTCTGCTGTAAAGCTGGTGGGTGATGTGTTAAAGGCTCGACACCAGATGAGCGTGGCGGAACTGGGTGAGCAGCCAGAACTATGGTTAGTCATCGAAGACTATTCCGCTGTCAAGCTAAGCAGCGTGTTGAACAAGCAGGAAGCCGCTGCTATGGATACGGTTCTCAACGCGATCGCCGTGTCTGGGCACAGCCTAAAAGTCGGTTCAGTGATCGGGGCGACCAGCCCAACTGTGGAAGCGCTCTACGTCAAGGATGCCCCTGCCCGTTCCGCTCTCACGTTCTGGGTTCAAGGCAAGACCGCACTAGACACGCTGCGCGGCAATGGGTGGATGGCGGCCACAGAAGAGACTGCTGAACTGTTGGAAGACTTGCTGGAAGACAGCCGTCGCCCAGAGGGTGTCTTCTTCTTGCAACCAGACACAGTTGGTCTGATTCCAACAGCGCTAGACATCACGCCGAAGCAGATGGGTGCCGTGTTCGGCAAGATGTGGGCGTTGAAAAACGCTCACCCAGAAATCGGAGTGTTTGGCTCCGAGAACGAGAGGGCGTTGACGCTGGCAAAGAAAGCCGGGTTGATGACGGATCCCGTTGCCACTGCTCCAGTCGCAGCACCAGCGGTAACGCTATCACCGGAGCGTGCAGCCAAGCTGCGTGGGCTGACCCCTGAGCAACTGGCTGAAGTGTCCACATGGTCTGTGCTATCGCCTGACCGACCGTTTGACCTTGGTGTGCTGCGCGATCGCTTGTCCTGGTGTCAGTCCAACGGGCTACATCAAGACAAGGCAATCCGGGTGATCTTCGACGTTGCCCCCGGCGATGCAGCATACATGACCGCTCGTACGCACACTCAGCAAGCCTGGGCTGCGTAAGTTTCAAAGTTGTAAATCTAAGGAGAGAGATCGATGCGCGACAACAAGAATGTAGGATTCAGTGACGTTTTCAACTTCCTATGGGATAACGTCGGATTTACACCAGCAGGTGTCTTCTGCGCGTTGCTGGTGTTGGCCGGCGGTGGCATCATCACCTATACCGCGATGGGCGTTCAGGGTAGGAACTGCCAGGTCGCTCACAACTTCCTGAACGAGGATTCCTACGCCCGCAGTATCGGATGCTTCGTGCATCGGATGCTGAACCTGCTCCCGTCGAACTTTGATGGTGCTGCCAACGCTGATGGAACACCGCTGCCGGAGGCTCAGCCGCCAGGTGCCACAATTGTTGCGCCTCCCATGCTATTCCCAGCACCAGTCGATCCCGCTCCGCTGCCGTAAGCCGTACAGTAAATGGGCTGTCTTCAGCCCACTCGATTTCCACAGAGGTGAGAGATGTTAGGACGAGTACATGATTGGTTTGTGGGTGCCATGACGATCGCCATTCTGATCGGCGTAGCAGGGTGGGTAGGAGGAGAGTTGACGCAGGCACCCGGCAAGTTCAACCTCGCCCCAACGTTTAAGTTTTTGCTTGCCATTGGAAAGAGTGGTGTGCAGGCGGCTGACGGGAAGGATTTCGATTATGAAAACTCAAAACCCGCCCATGAAGCGCTAGGTGAGTTTGGTGGCAAAGTGGCAGGAGAGGCGAGTGGTGCGATTGCCCGCTATCAGGGCGAGGATGTGCCAGCCCCGGTGCCACCAGAGCAAACGACAACCGCAGAGCAGATGTCCCCCGCTGTAGATAACAGGCTGCTGGCCTGCCCACAGAGTTCTGTTCAGAATGCCGAGTCCAGAGTATCTCTAGCAAAAGTATCCAAGCTTAAAGACCTGTGGGAGAGCGGGCAGCTTAGGATGGCTGACTTGATCGAAGCGCAGTCGGCGCTTGGTGAGCCGAACTGTATTTTTGGGGCGAACTGGTGGCGTTTTCTGGTGGACGACGGCTTTGGGATTGTAGACGTTAAGGCAGAAAACGGGTCATTGTCCTTCGAGTTTTTCAACTAAACCAACATATTTTCAACGGATTACGCTTGACAAAGTTAAGGTAGATGATAGACGATATGTAAAGCAGCCCCGCGTATAATCATGCCAAAAGTTAAGCCCCCAGACATTCAGGACGTAACGTTCGAGCCAGTAACGCCCGCACCAAAAGATACGTCAAGACGTGTCACCGATTTCCGCGAGATCGATGATGCGCCAGAAGACGTTCGTGACGCTGAAGTTGTAGCAGAGGAGTATCCTGCCAACTGGTACACTGACGACTACCAGGCGGAGTCTGTGGGCTTCGACTGGATAGACATGGAAACGTTTGCTGAAGAGACAAGTGCTGCTGCGGCTAAAGAGGCTCGTCGTAAAGCGCGACAACAATCTATTCGTCAGCACTTTGAGAAAAAGCGTTTGGCTGGGCGAGGTGACTACCTTGAAGGAGTCGCTAACGATATAGAGTCGCGCATGGCGGCACATCTAGCTCAAGTGCAGGCTCCGTTGCAAGAGTCTGTCGCCTGGGTGGAGACGTTGGTTGAAGCGCTCGTCAACAAAAAGCGCTACATGTCAAAGTTTGTGCTGATGCGGCACATGCTGATGGCGATCGTCATTCTGACGTTGTGGCTGCGCGTACTGTATCCGCTGGTGCAGGGGATTGCCACAGTGCCAGTCGATACGTCGAACGCCATAGTCGATGTCATTGCGGATGGATTCACGGGCGATCCTTTCAAAGGTACTCGCGTTGAGTCGCTGATCGATTTCAACTCGCCTCAAGGTGTGTTGAAGGTGACGGACACCATGCGATTTCGGGGAACGCACCCTGTGACGGGTCAGCCGTCAATGCACAACGGTGTGGACATCGGCGGAAGCTTTCAAATTTTCATGCCATTTGCGGGCACTGCAAAGACTCGCACCCCGGCTGAGACAGGAGGATGTGGACAAGTCTTGCTGCTGCTCCCGAAAGAAGGCGGGCACATGGTGCAGGTGTGCCACATGAAGACGATTGACGTGCCAGATGGCGAGGTGAAACCCGGCACTTTGCTAGGCACCACTGGCGCAGACAACGGAACGCCGGAGGCAGGTACGTCTACTGGCCCGCACGCTCATGTCGAAGTTGCCAAGATTGACGGGCAGGACTGGCAAGGCGATCGAGAGTACACGCCGCCAACAATCAACCTGATCGAAAGATTCCTGAAAATCAAGACACCGGGCGCTGTGGCAAAACCGTTACCCGGTGATGCACGAGTGCCCACAGAAAATGAGGCACCGCCGGAGCCGGAGCAAACTCCTGAACCGCAATCAACGACAGAACCAGAAACCCCTTAGACATTATGAAAGAAGTACGCCCCCGGCGCTGGGCACAGAAACGCCAACAGAAAACGATTGAAGAATACATAGCTGTATTTATGAACGCTGCGATCGTGCGACAGCGCCCGTAGATAGTCATCATCCACAGTCAATGTCAAAGCCGAGAAAAGTCATGACCTACAACGTAACAGGGCGGGTCACTCCTGAAGATCTGAAGGAGATGCAACGCCCGCCGCTTGGTTGGTATGCCCAGATGGGGGCGCTGACAATCGCGTTCATCCTGATCCTGACAGCCCCACACAAGGTGTCGCTGGTTGCGATCAGGATGATCCAGACGTATAACGCAGTGCCAGGAGTACCGAAGCTGTCTGTTCCTGATGCGCTGGCGGCTAGTGCTCTGGCGGATGCAGAGCTGGCTGATCAGGAGCTTGATACCGGAGCAGCGCCCACCAGCATCGATCAGATGTTTGAAGGTGGGGCTGATTCGCTTGTGGCGATCGCTGTCGGCAATGCTGAGGGGACTCGCACCCCAGACGGCGGCAAGACCAGCGCCTATGGCAGCCATGCCGACCCCGGCAACGGCGTTACCAATATGGGGACGTTCTCTTATCAGCATGGTGCTGCCTCTCCGGAGGCGGCAGACCAAAAGCAACTGACGCGGCTGCGCGGTCAGCTTGATTCGATAGCTCCTGAGCTGCCTAACGATCCTAAAGTGTGGCTGAATGCCGCAGACTTACTGAATCAATCGCCAGCGGCGGGAGCAGATTTCGCTAAGTACCTGAAGCAGTGCAAGGGGGATATCCTTTGCGCCCGCGTCGAAAGCTACCAGGGCGATGCACCAGGCATCACCAAAAACGGCATCACGATTGAGCAAGACCAGCAGCGGCGCATGGATGCGATCGACAAGGTGTTGGCGCTGAAGAAGCCGACAACATCAGGTAAGAGCAGTGGCGGAGGCGGGTGGATCAACCCAGTCCCAGGTGCCATATTCACTAGCGGGTTTGGTTGGCGTGACCATCAAGATCCCAAGTTTAGAATGTGTCATTACGGCATAGACATGGCTGGCCCGGTCGGTATGCCTATCCTGGCAGCGAAGTCCGGCACAGTGATCAGTTCGGGCGATGTGGGCGATGGACTTGGGAATAAGGTGATTCTTAAGCACGCTGACGGCACCAAGTCACTGTACGGACACAACTCCGAGAACCTGGTGAAGGTCGGTGACACCGTAGACCAGGGTGATGCGATCGCTCGGATGGGAAGCACTGGCAACTCGTCTGGCCCGCACTCACATTTCGAGATAACAGATACCTCTGGATTAGTTATAGACCCCATAACGGCTATTCCGGGGATATCGGGCGACCAGACGTTCGGAACAATCGACCCAGAGAAATCAGCTCAGTGTCAGGATAAAAAAATTTGATGTCCACTAAACAGGTTGCATGGAAACATCGTCACACGTTACCCGCTCAGCCCGGAGTCTATTACTGCTACAGTCGTTTCCGCCTACTATATGTGGGCGAATCCTCCAACTTGCGGCGGCGCTGGACAGACAACAGTGGCTACGGCCCGCACCACAAGACAGACGAACTGAAGAGAAATGGCGTCACGCATATCCGGTACAAAGTCTATCTGAACGAGCGGCGACGAAAGCACGAAGAGGCGATCGCCATTGATCGGTATTCTCCTCCGTTGAACTATAGAAAAGAGACGCCGAGCGTGCTGCTCAGCATTCAAGATGCAGTCACACACGGGCTATTGATTGCGGGTGCTTTGGCTGTTTTCGGTCTGATTGTTCGGGGCACTATCTCCGATGCAAGATGTGATATCGAGACTGGTGGACTGGCTGCGCGGAGTTGTTGGACTCCGGCAGGACGGGCAACCCCTTGAAAAGCCAGTAGAAAGTTACAGCCACAGCGGGTGCGGGTTACGGCTATTGTTCGATCAGCCCGATGTGTTTCCAGGGCTAGTCTGCTTGTGGGAATGTGTGGAGCAAACTGCTGATCGAGACTTGCTTCTGCTGTGCGTCAACCTGGCCCAGTTTCGAGCGACAGCCGGGACTACTGGCGATTCCCATCCATGGCGCAGGGCGTTCGAGGTGAAGGCGAGGCAGGAAATCGCAAAACAGCGCGGCACCCTGCGCCACTCGTCGCACCTAGTATTTGTGGCATGGCGATCCCGCAAGCCTGTCAAGAGTAGATTTGTGCAAGGAAAGCTGGTCAACTACTGCTCAATAGATCTGCAACACTGCTTTGCAGTGAATCTCCAGTCCACGCGGCAGGCGCAAGAACTGTTTGTAGGGCAGAACTTCTACGCCACCCGGATTATGAGGGTATTGGCGTTTCGATGCCTGCGGATGGGGAGTACTCCGCACAATTCCTGGCTAGATCTGGTCGGGAACGTGCCCTGGCTGGTGTGGATGGATTACTACGCTCGGAGGGGTGCCAGCGGCATCTCACCGGATCATTGCATCCAGATCAGTCAAAACACCCAGTAGATGATCCACAGGTGGAGAATTTGGTCGATCGCAATGTTCAGCCACATAAGGCTGCCGCTGAAGTAGCTTGGCTGCGCGTTTGGGTTGTAACTGCGATAGTCTAGCCAGCCGTGCCACGTCCAGTCTGTCCAAGACCAGTTTGTGAATCGCGGAACGACAGACGCAATCCGGTAATGATCGATAATGGTGTGCGTCCAGAACAATGTGAACAACACGAACGGGTCAATTGACACAAGCAGAAATGGAGCCGTATATACGGCACCGTGGACGATTGCCGCCCACAAAGAGGTATGCTTCTTGGTAGCCATCCATGTAGTCTGAAGTACGAAATCAGCAGTCAGATGGAGCAATATGAGTTCAAATCCGATTGACATAAATAGCCCAAAAGATTACGATTAAATGTAACCACTTTTTCACCACACCCATGAAAACGTCCGTCACTCTAGCGAGAACGTTTTGTCCTCAGTCGATGTTTGAGCCAATAAAATTCGATGTATTCATCGAAGTTGAATCCGAGCAGTCGTGGGCCGACGTATACTCGGAAGGGATGCGTCTAGCTAGGAAAATTTTGGAGGTTGGGGCAAAGCCAATTCTCAGTGGGGCGTCCCCCAAGGCGACCCACAAGAATGGTGCCCCAGAACCCGATGAACCGCCCACAATTGCGACCCTGATTTCCCCATTAGATATCGCTGTCGGAATGGAAATCGTGAACGTCAGACTAGGGTTTTCGCAGACTTGGCAGATCGAGCGCCCTTACCGTAGCTCAGTCAGCCCGTCCACAAGTATTGCTGTGGATCTAAGTCTGCCGCTAGATCAAGCAGTACCCCAGGCATGGGAGACACTGATTGTCGGCGTTTACGTTTCAGTTCAGGATTTCTTGGTTGCTGGTGGTCGATGGTCGAGAAAACTAGCGTAGGTGAATCATGCCCCATTTAGCACAAGTTACAGAATTTCTAGAGCGGCAGGGCCCGCCGCGCCCTCCGATTGGCGCGACGATTAAAAAAGGTGAGAGTAAAGAAGAAGCCGAAGCGGCCGGCCGCAAAATGCCCAAAGACCGTGACTACTTTCGACTGCATCCAGCAGACGGATACGAGCATCTGGCAGATCTGTGGACAGATGCGTTTGGCCCGGAGCCGAAGTCGTTTAGGGCGATTCTGCCCTTCGATGAAGCTGACAGAATCTTTGAAACATCGTTCAAGCTATACGGAACAGATAAAAAGGGTGGCAAGGGGTCGCTGAATCGATTGTGCGACGGTAGACATGTGCTCCAGACACGAGAACACGCTGGTCAGTTCATGGTGTTCAATCCAACAGATGCCACAGGGTGCCCGATCAAGTGCTGCATGGAAGGGAAGCACCCTGCTGAAAAGCCTGAATGTGGCGCTCGGCTTCAAGTCGAGTTCTACGTTGAAATCCCGGAGATGAATCAACCGCTGATCTATAAGATACACAGCGGGGCGTGGTTCGACGTGCAGACTATTGGCAGATCGTTCATGCAGATCGGAGAGACGATACGGCGCGTCAACCAGCTATGTCCAGATTTCTTTGTGTCTCTCCAGGGGATTCCGATTGTCGTCTCGCGGCGAGAGCAAGCGAACTCTCAGCGGAAGCGAATCAAGGGTGATGGCGGCGGCATGGTAATTACGGGCGAACGGAGCACGAGAATAGACCACAACATCTTTGTTGAGTTTGACCCGGACTACTACGCCAGCGTTTCCATGATTATTCAGAGCCAACAGCGCCTTGGGTTGGCTCAGCGGGTTCAGCAGGCGGCAGCGCTTACGGGGTCTGCGCCAATGGCGGTTCCACAGTTGCAGCCTGAACGCGATCGCCCGATTGATGTCCGCGCTGCCCAGGTCGTCGTTCCCCAGGTAATAGAGGAAACGTCGTTCTGGAGAACTTTGAATGATCTGGCAGAACGAACCGACACACCTGAAAAGTTTGATCGGTTGATTGGCTGGATTGAAACCCACAAGATCGAGGTCGTATATATTCGTGACGCGGAAGAAAAAATCGACAGTCTACTTGTCCCACTTGTGGAAATGTTTGGTCAAGATACCGGACTAGACGCCGATCCCGTTTACGATACCATCGATGCTCCCCACGTCTCAGACTAGACCGCGTATGCCAAGCCCAGGCGGAGATGCTAGAGATCTCCGCTTTATTTCTATATTTGCTGATGTTGTATCCGTTCATTTCAACCCTAAACGCACTCAGGATCGACTACAAAATAAAACTGAGTGATTTGAGACTAAATGTAGAAAACGACACACTGCGGCTAACGTTGCCCTCTGAGGAAGCGGCAGATCTCCTCAGTGATGTGTACCCTACACTAAACGGTACGCATTTCGGGATAGAACTGATAGTAGGCGGTGAAGTTTATGACCATATCCGCCCCGGAAGTTTTATCAAGGCGCGTGCTATGGAATCTGAATTTATGCGGTCACATTCCAGCCTGCTATCAGTCCTAACCGAATCCGCTACGTACTATGTACACTCACGGAGTGACGGCTATCGGTGTCTAGATGTCGCTCCACGGTTGGGGAATCACCGGGTTCTTTATAAGCCAATTGATCAGATCTTAGGTGAGGCGATTGATCCGATGGCTCACGTAGTCGAATACAGCCGCCTCAAAGTGATACTGGATTTGCTGGAAATTAACTCAGTAAACCCAGACGTAAAGACACACAGCATGACGTACACGCACGAATGGCAAGGTCGTGACTGGGGCAAAGTCATAACTGCATCCCTATGGGGAGAGCGAGAAGTGGTGACAATTACTCGATCCAGAGCAGAGCAGGCATGTTGGCAGGATGAGTTTTGGCGGGCACGCGCAAGCGCTTAATGTGTTAGGCAAGGCTCGTCCACATGCTCGACCTCTGTGGGCGAGTCCGTCAGCATCGACCGTAGCATGAGTGGGGTAATTGACGGCACTCCGTCGATTTTGCTAATCGCTCTGGAGATAGTAGTCAAGATCGGGTCGGTCGGTTCGATACGGATATCGCCTCGAATCAACAGCCGGATTGTTTGCGTTCTTTGTTCTTTAACTTCCGGTGTTAGTTTTGACAATGCACAATGTCCCAAGAACCAGTCAATTCCGGCACCGAGAGTAGATTTTTGAAAGGGATTGTACCCGTGTGCTGCAAGTATTCCACGAATGAATGCGGCTACAGGGGATAAGTCCACTGGTGTGGGAGGCGTCGCTAGTCCAAATGCCAACCCTATCAATTCGATCTCGCTGTAGACTACATCTCGTCCCATCTCATCTCGCAAAGGGTTTCCGTCTGCCAGCAAGTGTTGAGTAGTCTCAGCAAGTCTTATCAGGTTTTCCGGGGAGAGCTTATCGGACTCCCCGGTTGCTATCTTGGACAAACTGGACTTCGATATTCCAGACAATCTTGATAAAGCTCTCTCTCCGCCCACATGATCGGACAGCTTTTTAATAAGGTTTTCTAACAAGGGAACTCCTAGAAGCACATACTACACTAGTTATATATCTTATATAAACCACAAAGATCAATAAAATGGCGGATTCCGCTCAATAAATTAAAACATATTGACACAAAAACTGCAAGTTGTTACGATATTAGAGAACCCAATCGGAACTGGCTATGGATCTAGATCTCGAATTAATCAACGTAGCAACGGCTGAACCTGAGATAGGTGACCCCCCAGACTGGCTGACGCCCGAAAAACCAGCTTTCATTGGCGCTGTTGGCAGAAACCAGACCTGCCAAGCAATCGTTGGAAGATTTGCGTATTTCGAGAACGGTATTGTCCTGGATTGGGAAAATGCGATCGCTGACGGTGTGATTTCCCAGCCTCGGTTCGACGCAACAGAACGGAGTATCCAAGAAATCGTTCAGAAAATTCAAGAGGTGACGTTTCGGAATATTGCGTGGGCACTTGTCGAGTCAGGCGATCTTAATTACGTCGAAGTAGAGCAGCCCCAGCCAGCAGAGTACGTGCCGATTCCAGAAGACCTTCATCCAGATGTCGCAGGAGCATTGCCCTTTCCACGGCTTTATCGTCACCAGGCTGAGAGCTTTGAGGCGCTCCGCTGTGGAAAAGGATTGGGATTGTTCACACCGACCGCATCGGGAAAGACAGGTTGTTTTCTTCCAGGTATATTCGATGCGCTGTTGCGTGACCCGACCAAGACAGCGCTGTTCGTCTATCCAATCAAGGCACTTGCCAATGATCAATCCGCGAAAATGGCGGAGATTAACAATAGGTTACCTACACCTGTTCCCATCGCGCTCATCACAGGCGATATACCTAGCGCCAGGCGGCCCGCGCTGCTTGATACGTGCCGCATCCTCTGTATGAGTCCAGACGTGCTCCACTGGATGCTCAACAACGTCACTAAGGGAGAGGCGTGGGAGGGATTGCGACGATTCTTCTTGAACTTGAAATTTATCGTAATTGATGAAGGGCATACGTACCGAGGCGTGTTCGGCGGAAACATGATTAACCTGTGTCGGCGCATCCGTGGCGCTGTGAACACGGTGAGCATGATGCGAGGAAATGTTGACGTTCTTGCACTAGAAGACGCATTGCCACCGTTGCCTGCTGACGAGCGGGAGTATCTATCTGCGTTGCCGACCACAATGGTCGCAGAGCGCAAAGTTCAATGGATTGTGGCGTCTGCCACAGTCGGGAACCCACAAAAACTTGCTTGTAAGCTGGCGGGCTGGGATAAGTGCCCAGGTCGGTTGCATTCTGTGGAGAAGTCTACCGCAGGCAGTAAAGGGCGAGTGTTCCTCGCACTTAAGCCCCAGAAAAGTCTAAATGCCACGGTTGTCAGTGCTGCAATTTCTGCGATCGCTGCGAACCTGAGCGGCATCGTGTTCACGAACAGCCGAGATCGTACAAAATCTCTTGTGTCGCAGATCAAGGAAATGTCTGCAAAGCAAGGGCGGCGAGATATCGGACAGCAGGTAATGGGTTATTACGGCAGTCTCAAAACTGAAGACCGGGCCGAAATCATTAGGGCGCTGTCTACCAAGGACAAAAGCTGTGTGATTAGCACGTCTGCGCTGGAAGCAGGGATCGATCTACCCGATCTGCGGTTTGTAATCCTGGCTGGCTATGGTGGCTCGATCATGTCCACACGGCAACGCATGGGGCGATGTGGGCGAACGGCACCGGGGTTGGTGATCTTCGTCCCCTCAGCGAACGACTACCTAGACTCGTACTACTCAAAACAGCCTGAATTGCTGCTGCACGGCGCTGCGGAGTTTGCCGAGTCGAACCCTGACTACCCGATCACAGTGGGACGCCACTTGTCCTGCGCTGGTAGAGAGGGGTATCTGCCCGCAAGCCATGTGTCCGAAACGTTCGGCTGGATCGGCAGTGCTGTTCTAGAAAAAATGGTGACTCGCGGAGCGCTGGCGGTGGATCAAGGGATGGTCAGCAGCAAGGAGACTAACCCTCACGGTGAGGTGAACATGCGCGGCACGGGGGGGTTCACTGTATCGGTAAAAGATGCCGCCACAGGTGATGAAATCGAGCAGATGGATGATGCCCTGGCTATCAGCGAGGTGTATCCAGGCGCAATTTACAAAGCCAGTTCGCTCGGTTCAGATGATGGACTCGATTGGTTCGTCAGCGAAGAGTTGGATATGAAAAAGCGCGTGGCCAGGCTGAAGAAAATCGATCAGCCTGAATACTCAACTCAAGCTTTGGGTTCGCTCAACGTCACTCCGTTGAAAGGTTTAATGGAGCCTAAGATTTTGGAGGATGTGACCGGGAGAATCCGGATCAGCCTTGACTGGGGGCGAGTGGTGAGAACCACGTTCGGCTATAACGAAGTCGAGGAAGTCACGACGCATCGCTGTGGGCGCTCCAACTGCGGATTGCACAACAAAGACCAAAGCACGGAACGAGATACGTGTGCGTCATGCCGGATGAAAATGAAAGCTCACAAGAAAAAGACTGTAGTGAACATGGAAACGTTTGAAGCGCCCTATCATAGCGGGTTCGATGCACCCGTTTTGTCGGTCGAGTTTGACATGGACATGTGCTCGGAAATCATTCGGCAGGTTGAGGTTGCCAAAGCGAAAGCGCTTGACATATTCAATGGTGATCTCAACGTTGCCTTGGCGGATGGGGCAGACCCTCTGTGGGACGCTGACCCAGTGTTTTTAGGGTTGCATTCGTTCGCCCACGGCATGAAGTTTGCGACGCCACTGGTGACGTTGTTCAGCCGTTATGACCTAAACGCTATGGTTGAGCAACCCAAAAAAGCAAGAGTAGATGAACCGGAGACACCGCTTTATGACTCGAACGGATGGAGCGCCTTCAAGGTGCGGCTGTATGACACCAGTTCCGGCGGCAGCGGTGCTGTTCAATCCATCTTTGAGGAGATGGTCACGTTCTGTGAGCGATCGCTGGACTTGTCACATAGCTGCGCCTGTAATTTCGGGTGCCCATCCTGCCTAATTGACCCAACCTGCCCACAGGGGAACAAGGGTCTAAACAAGATTGTCGGAATGTCCCTCACCGACTTGGTTTCAAAAAATTTGAAATGATTCAATTGACTATATTTGAGTCATTTGTTACGATACAGAACAGGCAGTCAGATCTCGGATCCGTATGCAGATTTTTGAAATTCCAAAAAAAGACAGAGATTCGCTTTTCTGCGCCGCAGGACTTGTAACCGGGGTGTTGTCCAGACACGAACGCTGTGGGTGGCTGCTAGACAAGCGACCCGTCCGATTAGGCAAGCTGCTGGTGCGAGTGCTGGAAAGAGACGGTATTCCCACACAGTCTCAGCAGTTCAAGGCTTATCCACGGCAGGGGCGAGACGGGCTATCCCTGATGTTGATCACGCTTCGTACTCCAGATCGGCACACCCCAGTCGAGAGAGACTTGTTTACGGTGCAGGGAATGGTGACTCGCGTTGGCAGATCTAGCGCCACCGTTAAGATTCTGTATCAGCGGAAAGGAGGTGTGAAGTATTTCAGCTTGACATTGACAGGCGAACAGATCCCTCAAAGTATCGCTGGAACAATCACCCAGTTCACATGCGCGTTGGAAGGCGATCGCTTTGTTGTAGAAGATTTTGAGGTGATCCGCAGGCTTCCTCCACAGCGGAAGGAAAAGAAGTGTGGTGATCCTGTGAAGACATACCGGAAGGTTCCGTTGAGTGTACCCTAGTAGAAAGTGTCCCGCCAGGGGGACAAAAAAATCCCGCCTGGTTGGGCGGGACTCAAAAAACAATAATCAATAATTAAATTATACCATGCTTCTGACAAAACAACCCGCGTTAAAAGAAACCGTTAGGTGGCTACAGGCGGCTGGACTACCTGCTCTCCCAATTGCACCCGTACAGAGCGCTACGAAGTACCCGCTGAAAAAGGATGGTAAGGTAGTCGTCGGATTGGACGGAAAGGCGCTACCTCGCTACACAGGCAAGAATCCAAGCTGGCTGGACTCAAAGGGCGTGCCGCAGCCGCTTTATCACACGAAGTACCAGAACAAAGTGCCTACCGCAGGAGAAGTCCAGCGCTGGTTTGCTAACTCGAAGAATGGTGTAGGCACGCTGGGTTTTGTTCTGCCGGATGGCAGGCACTTTGTCCCGATTGACTGGGACGCAAAGAATTTTGATAGTCAGGAAGAAAGCGATCGCGTTTTCGGTGAGTGGCTTGAGAAGTATCCCGTCCTGAAAAGCGCGTGGTTAGAGCGGACGCAGGGCGGCGGATGGCATGTCTATGTCGCTGTGGTAGAAAAGCCCGCGTTCACAAATTTTGCGTTTGAGCCAGGTGGCAAGCATATTGGCGAAGCGATGCCCGTTGGACGCTTCTGCGCCATGTCCCCGACTATGGGACCCAGCGGACGAGCGTACGAAACTGTTCAGAACTTCGGGGTTCTGATTGAAGTACCGACGCTTGATAGTATTGGGCTATACGCTAGGCGTTCTGAAAATAAATCAGCAGCCGTGTTTGACGGAGTGGTCACACAGTCCGATGCACCAAATGCGATCGCTCTGGAACGGCTAGGTAGTCAGAAGTCTAAGGACATTTTGAATGGGGTCGATACAGAGTCAGACCGCAGCGCCACGCTAACGGCTGCCGCCAACGAGTGGATTTCTTGGATGAACTGGTGTAGCGCGAACGGGATACCCACAACGGGCGACCCGATTGTACTGACGGTGACGGCTGGAGAGCGGATGGGTGTGGACGCAGGTCGCGCCACGAGAATTGCTAAATCGGCTAGGTGGAACTCCGCCAGCCCTGCCTGTACCTTTGGGGGCGGCGAAGAAGCCGCGTGGAAAAAAGTGAAACACCTCGTTCCAGAATTATTTCAGGAAAAGTGCCCGGCGGACATAAGAACGTCGCTAAGTGCGCCGTCCACAGTGCCGTATGATCCGCCCAGCCGCAACGGTACTCCAGTAGCCGGAGGAAACGGCAATGGGAACGGTAGCGGTGGGAGCAACGGCAGCGGAGGCGGGGATAACGGAAATGGCGGTAACGGGAATGGCGGGGGCGATCGCCGCATCCACACGCTCGAAGAAGTTAGCCAGTGCATTGACGCGCTGGTAAAACGGCACCTGAATGAGGGACAGGCGATTAAGGAAGTCCTGGATATCGCAGAACGCTCTGCGAGAAACCCGCAGACGCTTTTGCAAATGTACCGGGTGCGATGCGACCTCCGAGAGGTTGACCGCGATATGTTCGTGGACAGCTCGGAGATCGCCAAGCTGTATCAGTATGCAGACCAGCACGTTGAGTTAAAGGACGTGCTTCCTAGCGACTTGGCGGAGTCGATGGATTTCCGTGCAAAGCGCATGGGCATAAGCCCAGTAATGCTGCTTCAGTATTTATTGCCATCGGCGGCATCCATGATCGGTGGCAGAACGAACCTGATTGTGCAGGAAGGTGCAACGGACAACAACCACTGGAAAGAGCCAGCCGTAATCTGGGCTTTGATCATTGAGGAGTCTGGCGGCGGTAAGTCCCGCGCAGAATCCGCGATGCTTCAGCCGATTAAGGATAGACAGAAACTCGCTGACGAGAGATATGAAAGAGCGCGTGAAGAGTATGCCCAGGCAACGTCTCGCAAACGTAAGAAAGGTGAAGACGGGGACGGTGACGGGGATGTGCCCACAGCGCCGAGGCGCAGGAATTACAAGTTTGACATCGCTCAAATTGAATCCGTCCTAAAAGGGCTATCCCAGCAACCAAAGAACGCGGGCACCTTGTGGGCAAAGGACGAGTTCGCCGGAATTATCCGAGGTCTTGGCCAGTACAAGTCTCGCGGCGGGGATGACGTAGAGGTCATGCTGGGGCTGTGGGACGCGAATCAGATCAGCGTCAACCGGATGGACGAAGATCGCACGTTCGCCATCCATAACCCGCGTCTGTCGATGGCAGGTGGGCTTCAGCCCGGTGTAGCCAAAAAGGTATTTGAAGATCCCGACGATGACAATGGTAAGCGGGCCCGATTTTTGATTGCTGCGCCAAAATCAGAGGTCGCATACCGTGACTACAAAGAGAATCGGCAGGACAAGAAGGATGCACTACACGAGGTATTGAATAGAATTTTCAACGGTCTGGAATCCTTTCCACAGCAGGATGTACGGCTGACGGATGAGAGCGATAGAAGGCTGGTGCAGTTCCACAACGTCCTTGCCGAACTCAGGTTCCGTGAGAAGAGGCAAGCTATCAGAAATTTCATCGCAAAGTTGAAGGCATACGTCTGCCGCTTAGCTTTGGTTCTGCACTGCATGGAGTGCGCGGCTGACCCGTCTAAGGACAACCTGCTGCTCCAGCTTCCCACGCTAGAGCGATCGATTTTGCTGTGCAAGTATTACCTGCGCCAAAACCTGCTAATGCAGGCACGGGCTGACGAGAGCGGTGAACCGACATCGCTGGCGTTCCGAATCCAGGAGTACGCAGAGAGTTTTGCTGGCGGCGTAACGATGCGGGAAATTTACCGCAAGATATCCACGCTCCAGCGCATGGCCAAGGAGAGTGGTGTATCCGTTGGTGATTTGACGTTAAGCATCTTGAAACAGCTTCAGGAGTCTGGACGCGGGCGTATTGAAGAGAATGATCGCGGCATCGTGACCTATTTTGCCCAGAACGCTACAGACGTTCCCGCTCCACCCGATGCACCACCGCCCGAACCTGTGGAGGACGTTTCGCCCGTAGAAGAATCGCCTTTGTGCGATGAAACCATTGACATACAGAATCAAACAGAAGACGATATAGGAACGGGCACCCAAACATCCGAGTCCGGCTATGGTTTCACCGTTGGCGATCGCGCTGCGATTGATATCTCTGCGTTGCACCTAGACGAAGCCAAAGAAATACTGGATGAGATTGCTGAAACGGGTTTCTCCGCATCTGTCGGCATGACAGGTGTAATCGTAGGGTTCCAGGATGGACTCAACGCGATTCTCTTTCAGCCGGACATTGTGGGTGCTCCAGTCCTAGAACTCGAACCTCTGATCCTCAAAAAATATGCTGGTAGCAGTAACTCGTGAGCATATCCTGTTCACACCCTCAAAGAAGGTAGCGATAGGTGTGCCTAGCCTGAAGGTTGGGGCCCAGATGCGGTCACTCGCCCGCAGCAATGCCCTATTCTGCCCACACTGTCTGTCTCAGGCGAACGCATGGGTGAATGTGAATTACCGGAAGACAGGCGATGGATGCGCTATTCCGCATTTTGAGCACGCAGGCGACAATCGATTTTGTGTAGATACAGATGACACTGTGTTGCTTTTCAAGCAGTGTCTACAGGAGATGTTTTCTGACCTCGTAGGACTGAAATCACTGAATGTAGGACTTGACTCCAGGGATAGAAAAAACAACGTGCTACTGGAGCTGGCTAACGGGTCGAGAACATTGTTTATCATCCAGGACTCGCCAATCGACACAACCCATGTGATAGAGCGCACCACTAAAGCTAGAAAAGATGGAAACACCCCGGTGTGGATTCTGGTAGGCAGGGACGCCTACACGCCTGAAAACCGAGTAGTCCTGAGTGACTCAGGTGTTGATTACTACTACGGCACCGTAGAGAAAAACTGTGTTGCAGGCGTACAGGTAGGCACGCTACCGAGCGGTGCCGAACTAGCAGTACATGGCGCAGGGTTCAAAAAATCTACGCGGCGCAAACCCAGGCGGCGCAAGGCTCCGTTTGTACCCACAGAGGATCAGCGCAAGTTGACCCCGATGTGGACAAATTCGGTCGTCGGGAAAGATGGCGTGTTGCTGAGATTAGGAGATCCCGTGATCTGGACGCACGCCAGCCCGTCAGCTCAAGCGGTGAACTCGAAACGCCCATATATCATAAGCATCAACCGTTTGGGTTGGGTGAGAATCTTCGGCTGGATGCCGTGGATTACTGACCCGTCCACACTGGCGCTGGCAACTACGGAGAAGATTGATGCTCAGTAACCAGCAATCTTTGTTCTTTGCCGAAGACGTAGAAATAGACCCCCGCATCGTCCGATTCGGTGACGCAGGCTGGAATGCCGCACTGACAGCTTGGGAGCAGTCCGATCGCTTCGGTCTGGACATTGAGACGTTCAGTACCTCCGACAATGCTCAGGATGCGCTGAATCCCTGGAAGGGGCACATTCGACTCATCCAAATCGGACTGCCGGAAGGACGGTGCATAATCGCAGATCTCGGCGGACACAACGATGATAAAAAGGCGATCGCAAAGACACTAGAAACCGCAGGGTTCTTTTCGATCCTGAAAAAGCTTGTGGAAAGTCCACAGGTGCAAAAAGTTGGGCAAAACCTAAAATTCGACCTCCTCTATCTGCTCGTAAAGTACGGCATTCAAGCGCAGAACGTACGCGACGTGATGCTTCTGTCCCAGGTGATGTGGGCTGGGCTGGTTCAGGTTAGACACGGGCTAGAAGCGATCGCCGCCCGATGCGGGATTGAAATGGACAAGCAGGCGCAAAAGTCAGATTGGGGCTGGGATTTGCGGATCTCTCAGTTGAACTACGCAGCCGCCGATTGCCTTGACGTGCTGACGATTGAAAGCCGTTTGACCGAAATGTTGGAGCGTGATCTGCTAACAGGCCCAGCTAATGCTGAGTGTCTTGCTCTGCCTGCATTCGTGCAGATGGAATACCGAGGGTTTCCGGTCGATGAGGCGAGGCTGGACGATTTGATAGTTCGCTACCAGGCAGAATGCGAAGGCATTATCGCGCCGTTCAAATCTGATTTTCCTCATGTGAACCCAGACAGTCCGAAGCAACTGATCTCGGCTATTAATCAGAAGTACAGTCTACACCTGACCAGCAGCGACCAGGACGGGCTGGCTCCCCACTGGGGTATTCCCGCTCTAAAAGCGCTCTCGCTGTGGCGGTCGATGACCACATACATCGACTATTTGCGCGGATGTAAGCAGGCATACTTTGACGGGGCCGTGCGCGGTGCGTTTCGTCAGCTTGGACCAAAGGGATTTGGGCGATCGCTGTGTGGGGATAAAGACCCCAAGCGGCAGAATTTCCCGAACGTGAACCTACAGAACCCGCCGAATCCAATGAAAATGCCCGCAGAGATACGGGCGCTAGGACTGTCGCAGGTTCGATCGATCTTTCGAGTACCTGATGGGTATGTGCTCATCATTGCTGACCTAAGCCAGGCCCACAGCAGAATTGCGGCGCAGGTCAGTGCCGACAAGGTGATTCTGAAATCATATCTGGACGGATATGACAACCACTGTATTATCGCAGCACGGCTGGCCCAGTCGCAGGGACTACACTGGACGGTAGACGATATCGCCAAGTGGCGTAAAGACAAGAGCCATGAGAACTTCCGAATGGCTGGAAAGCTGCGGAACGCTGCTAAACCCGTCTACTACGGGTCGCTGAATAAGCAGGGCTGGAAAACGCTACAGGCGACCGTTCTAACTGACGCAGGCTTTGAGCTTGCGGATGATGCTGCAAAAGACGCAGCCAAGGCGTGGCATGAAACATACGCGGATCTTAGTGAGGAGCAGGACGCTATCGTTGACGACATCAATGAGATCGAAATCGAGTTCGGCGGCGTTGTCTACGGTGAGAACAGAGGGTTGAGCGGTCGGCGGTTGTGGATGCAGAAAATGATTTCGGACTACCGCCCCAATGATCCGCCCTCAGTAAAGGCGACAGACGCAGTTTCGTTCGTCTGGACATCCACAGAGGCGGATGTGGTGAAACTGTCGATGGCTGGGCTATACCTGGGGTTCCTGGCACACCCTGAGTGGGGTGCGTACATGGCAAACATGGCACACGACGAGCTTGACGTGGTGTGTAAGGAAGAGTTTAAGAAAGAGGTCGCTACGTTCGTCCAGACGCAGATGCGGGCGGCGATGTCACTGTTCGTTAGCTCGATTCAACCGGATGAGATGGACATCGATCCGGTGTCAACCTGTTGCAAATCCTGGGATGAGAAATAATGGCTATTCACGTTGGAATCGATATTGGATATGCAACGCTCGGCTGGGGCGTTGTAAAAAGAAATAAAGACGGGTCATGTGAGCACCTGGCCCACGGCATCATCACCACGTCTCCAAAAGATCACTACGTCGAGCGACTGAAACAGCTCGGAAATGAAGTGACGAACCTGGTAGAAGCATGGAAACCAGACCAGATCGCCATTGAAAAACCAGACCTCCGCACCACACGCTGCGGGTTTGAGGTTGTTTCGGCATTCGGAGCCGTATCACTCGCCCTGTATGAATTTGGCGCAATCCCTCTGTGGGTGACTCCTGGCGAGGTAAAAAAGATAATTACTGGAAAAGGCAACACGCCCAAGCCAGCAATGCGCGACGTGATGAAGGCTCGGTTTGACTTGGCTACCATGCATCCTACAGACGACGCTTGGGATGGATTGGCGATCGCAGTTACGATTGGTGATAGTGATAAAATAAAGACAGGCATGAACTACTCCTAGCCGCTTCGCTGAGCTAGGAGTTTCTGACGCTTCGTTTGGGCTAGTTGCTTCATGCTTCCGCAGTCAGTAGAGCCAGACCCATCCACGTTTGACGAGGCAAGTTCCTTACCCCGTGCCCAATTGAGCATGACTTGAGCAGCCGCCACATCTCTATCCTCCACATAACCGCATTGCTGGCAATGATGCACTCGCTGCTCAAGTGGTTTTTTCTCCTGATGACCACAACTGGGGCAAGTCTGAGAAGGCTTAACCGTGAGCGTCGGCACCTCCACAAAGAAACCCCCTGCTTCCGCCAACTTATACGCAATCGCAGCGCGCAACATCCCCATCCCAACATCCAGAATGGAGCGGTTTAGCCCTGACTTTTGCGCCTTGCGTTTTCCTTTCCTCGCCTTGCGAGTCATCCCTTTGAGGTTTAACTTTTCAGTCGCTACCAAGCTATTACTGCTGACTATCTGTGTAGAGACTTGATGTACCCAGTTCTGCCGCTGATTTGCAACTTTGCGTTGCAGCTTTGATACCCGCTTAGACGCTTTCCTCCATCGTTTTGACGCTTTAACTTTTTGCTTGAGATTGGGTGAGCGCTTGCGACGCTTTGCCTTGCTTGCTTTGCGAACCTTGGCTTGCGTTTTGGCAATGAAGCGCGGGTTTTCGATCTTGGTTCCATTTGACAATGCCGCAGCCGTCAGTACGCCAAAATCGATTCCTACCGCGCCATTGCCGGTTTTGCGCGCAACCTCGCAATTTACCGTGATGCTGGCAAACCATAGCCCGTTACGATAGACAATTGTGCAAGTCGTGGGAGCGCCCCAAGTTCGCGCTTGCCCTCGCATCTGGAGCTTTAGCCCTAGATCCCGCAATTCCAAGTATCCATTCTTGCCGTCTGAATGCACCTTAAAGCCTTGACGGGCATCAGGGTATGTCCAGCCAGAGTAACGGCGAATCGCTTGAAACTTGGGATACCCACCCAGTCCTTTGAAAAAGCGCTGGAAGGCAAAATCAACCCGCTTCACTGTGGCTTGCAATGAGCCATGATTGAGCGCTCTATACTCCTGCCAATCAGCCTTAAACGGTACAAGCGCGGCTTGCTGATCAAAATAGCTGATGGACTTGCCAAACTTCTGATAGCTCGTTTTACGATGCTCAACGCAAGCGTTATAGAGATAGGCGTGAAGCCTCCGAGCCTCAAACAGCTTTGCCGTTTGCGCTTCAGATGGATACAGCCTAAAGGTAACTCTGCGTGTCATCATAAGAGCATTATATCTTGCAGGTGGGGTATTTGCAATGAAGGCTAGGAAGGGTTCACACAGTGTTTTTAGTGTGCGGTTACACTTCGTATTCGTTACCCATTACAGGCGCAAAGCAATTACTGCTGCAATGCTGGAACGGATTAGAGAAATGTGCTGGCAAGTCTGTAGAACGATGGACTGTGAATTGTTGGAATGTTCTGGAGAAGCGGATCATATTCACCTGCTAGTCGATTTTCATCCCAAACAGTCGATTGCCGCTGTTGCAGGTTCTCTCAAGGCGGCAACTAGCCGCATGGTCAAAAAAGAGTTTTCTGAAGAGTTCTCAAAGTGGTACACAAAACAGTCTTTCTGGTCAGGCTCTTACTATGTGGCTTCAACAGGTGGAGCGCCAATTGAGAAACTTAAGGAATACATTAAGGCTCAAGACTCGCCTATAGCTTGATTGGCTGCTCCGCTCCGCTACACAGCCTCGCTTACAGCCCTACCCCGCTTCGCTGAGGGTAGGGACACACGCGACTTCGTTGTCTATTCAATCTCTCGTCAACGACCCGTCTGCACTTGACACCTTTACGGCGGCGGCTCGTTGCATGTTTGAGTACCCCAACCAGTGGCAGGGACGCATTCAAAACGCTTTTGAACGAGGTCCACTGGACGTTAGACACTTCTGCGTGTTGGTCAATTTGATCCGGCAACCAGGGCTTTATGAGGAGTTGCTGGAGATTATCGAGGATTATCTGCCGTAGTCCGCTCCGCTCACCACGCCGCCCTCCGAAGGGCGGCTTTTTGATAGCCATTTCGTCACTCAGGAGTTCAGTCATGTCATTTTGGAGAGTCGCAGATTCATCGCAGTCCCAGTGGACGACCTTGCGTGTCCAACATGAACCGCAGGCTACGGCGATCGCAGAGCTAATTTCAGCCGTTGTTGGCTGCACTGTGGAAACGGCAACCTCTGTCGTCGAAAATATCTGCTTGAACGTTGGGTTATTCGACCAGGAACAGGCGTGGGCACGCTTCCGCAACTCATCCCACTACGAGCTGACCACAGCGGGCTTAACGGGCGCTCAGGCCACTAGGCTACTTGCTGCTACAGAATTTGGAAAACGGGTTTTTCTTGCAAGCCCCGGAAAAATCAGGATCAACAACCCAGAATCGATTTACGCGCTACTCAAATACGATCTGGCGCACGCAACCACAGAAAAACTCGTGGTTATCGTATTGACTACAAAATACGACGTGATCTCGATAAAAACAGTCAGCCAAGGATCGGTTGATGAGTGCATTGTCACGCCCCAGCAAGTGTTTAAGGCTGTTATATCGGCTAACGGCGCGTCCTGCGTTATCGCGCACAATCACCCTTCTGGCAACCCTGACCCGTCTCCACAGGATGTGGAACTGACAAAACGTATGTTAGATGCAGCAAAGGTAATGCATCTGCCAGTGCTCGATCACATCGTAGTTGGCGCAAACACGTTTTACAGCTTCAGACAGGAAAAGGCAGATCTGTGGAACAAGTAAAACCAATTGGGAGAAATATGATTTTAATTGGGAGAAATGCCCTGACAGAGGCGTGACAGGCAGACCCGTCAGACCACGCATCATACGAGCGAGACAGCTAGAACCCTTGATATACAAGGGTTCTTTTTTATTCCAAAAAAGTATCTGTCATGACCTGTCATGGGTGTGTCCGAGCTAGTCAGACAGGCTACAACCGTTACCACACAAGGGGTTGAGACACATGTCATGACTGTCTCGCCCATTTGCAATAAAAAAATAGTGTCTGAGAGGGCTAAAAGAGGGATAAAAAATACAAATGTACTACTCAAAAATGGGTCTAGAGAATTAGAGAAATATATGAAAGGCTTTTCCATTCCACTTTTCTTTTGACTGTGGACACCTCTATGTTTCCCGATGCTTCCGCCAGCACCTCAGACCCTCTCAGCGATAGTACATTTGAACCCTTTTCCTCCTGTTTCAGCCGTTTTTTACACGTTTCTTTATTGTGAAACTGCGAGACAGTCATGACAGGTCGCCAAACGCTATATATATCAATACTTCCAGCCTGTCTGACACGCTCTGACAGCACCATGACAGGTCATGACAGATACTCTCGACAGATAAAAAACAACCCTTGGTGGGCAAGGGTTTTAGGCTGTCATTGGGTGTGTCATTCGTGCTGACAGTGTGGTCTGTCATGCCTGGCTATTGGCATTTCTCCCAATTAAAAATGGATTTCTCCCAATTGGATTCAGGCGTCATCCGGTGGGTCGCTAGGAAAGATTGGACGGTCGTACTTGTCGAGTACATGGTCAACCTTTTCGGTTGGCAATCCTCGACCTAGCGCGATGATGACCCCTGCTGTGGTAGCCTCCTGCATCATGTCGGCTCCAGAGAAGAACCCGCGCAGCAGCATGGCGATCGCCAGTCCGTGAAAAATCCATTCGACGGTGATTGTCTTGTGCATCAGCGGCTACCGTATGGAAAAATGACTCGCTTCTCCCTGGTATCTGCGTGGAGAAACCCGCCAGCTTTCTCGCCTAGCCCAATGCCTCCGACCGCATCAATTGATTTGAGAACTGCTAAGAGCTTGTCGAATTCGCCGTTAGCTGGGCGGATGTCCGCAGCCTTGCCAGGTACGTGCTGAGATTTGGATGCTCCGCCGATCGCATCGTTTACTGCCTTTGGGCGATACCCAGACGTGATTGCAATAGGAGAACCAAACTTGGCTCGAATCTGTCCAAATGCGGCGGCAAAGTTGACAATGTTGGCGACTACTGTTTTGTCGGTTGGGAGACGTGTCATATCTTTAGTCATTTCGCCCCACGTAAGTGGGATGCCGGGTCTGATCCACTGGTTTGCGTAGACCAGCCCAGCTCCCGGCAGTGTGGCGGATCGACCTGTTCTAGATCCGGCGGCTGCGTTCACCGTCAGAATAATCTCGGTTGCTTGCTCAGTGACTTTATCCGGTGGGTCGAGTTCAGACAGAGCCTTGAGAGTTGTGTTGCCGATCAACTCTGGATGCTCAAGGTAGAAATCAGATTTGAACGACTTTAGAGCGTTCAGTGTGGCAGGCCCCACGATGCCGTCCACTTTTTCCAGGTATGCACCTCGCTTTAGTTGGTGCTGAACCCATGTGATTTGTTCCGGTGAGAGAAACGCTAATGGCTTTGCCGACTGAAGGTTGAAGGGTTCCATGTGTGTGTGGGTATGGTTCAAAAGACCATACCCGACGCAATGCCACCCCCGACATTCCCAATATCGATAGCACGAGAGTCCAGCTATCGCACCAAAGTGCGATCGCCATCGGCGCGAGTTCAGGGAATCCAGCAGCGCCCGGTTTTGTATGACGTGAACCGGACGGATCGTACCTGGTTCGTGCAAATCAACACGACGCGATATACGGAAGTGCAGGCGTTCCTAATCGAGCGTGACGGAAGACGGTTTGTTTTTCAGAACGCTCAATATACCTGCACGCAATGGCGCTGGCAGTGGTACGGAACCGTCGGGCTGTGGGGGTTCTCCGCAGAATTTGAAAGGTCCCCCGCACCATGACAGTTTTTTTCCCATCGCTTCAGCAGCTTGAACATGATGCCGTACTGACGCTGTTTCGCATGACAAACTTCAACCGTCGTAACTTGGCAGAAACGGCGTACTTTACGGCTGGCGTTGGTGTGGTTATGGGCGGCGTCCAATACACGCCAGTAAATTGCGAACTGTCCGGTGAAGAGATGTCATCTGAAGGGTCGTTAGCCAGACCAAAGCTGCGTGTGGATGACACGACGAAAGGTATTTCCAACCTGGTCTATTACTATGACGGGCTTGAGGGTGCCAGACTAGCTGTCTATCGGACGCTGAAACGATATCTCGACTCAGAGACAACCGCAGATCCCGCAGCATTGAGGCTGGACGGACTGTATGTAATCAGCCAGCGTATTCAGGAGATCCCTGGAAAGATGCTGGAGTTTGAGCTGTCTGCACCAATTGACTTTGTAGACGAGTCCGTGCCGGGACGACCATGCGGTACAAAGTGCCCGTGGGTGTATCGCTCCGCTGAGTGCAGTTATGTCGGCACCACGTATTTCACTTTGGACAATAAGCGAACCTTAGACCCGTCGCTGGATGACTGTTCAAAGTCTGTGACAGCCTGCACCAGACGATTCGGTAAAAACTCAGTTTTGCCTTTCGGCGGCTTCCCAGGACTGAGACGTTTTTAGCGCCCGCTGGGTAATGTCTAGGGTGTTTCGCCCATCACAGATGTTGCCCTACTCATCCGAAATCCGATTGCAGATTGAAGCACTCGCTGACGAAAACCCAGATGAGGAAATCTGTGGTGCTGTCTGCGTTGACCCGTCTGGAATGCTTACGGTCGCGCCGCTCCAAAACGTTGCTGGCGACACAGCCAACTATTTTGCGTTTGACCGAAAGGCGTACGATGCATTGTCTGACAACGGCATGTCTGTTCAATCGGTTTACCACAGCCATGTGCTTGAAACGCAGCCTGCTGAATTGTCTTACATGGACATCAACACTGGACGAGCGTTGATGAATCCGATTGCCATGTTCCACAGGTTGGACAGGGTTTGGGATTTTTACGATCCTGCTGGGCTAAATCCGTTTCCTCTGCAACCCCGAATTGGGCAGCCAACAGATTTAGAGTTCTACCTGGGCTGGCGCTGGGTGTGGGCGAGGGCGGACTGCTACACGCTGTTGCGGAATTTCTACCGTGGATTCTTAAATATTGAACTGCCTGATTTTGATAGGGCACCGGAGCCAGCTATCCAGCTACGTGGCGGTGCCTGGGCCACGTTCACAGAGTATATGCCGCAGATCGGATTTGTGGAAATCGATCCGACTGAACCGTTGCGGCTGTATGACGTACCGATCATGGCTATCGAGTCAGAGATTCCGCACCACTGCGGCGTGATTGTGGAAGTCGGTGATCGTCCGGTGCTGCTGCACTTGCTGAACGGCGATCGCCTGTCAGAAACCAGAGTGTACGGCGGGCACTGGCAGGAGGTTGCACGGTTTACCTTTCGACATGAGGCGTTTTTGTAATGCCGATGGTGACTGTTGTGTTGAAAGATGAGTTGGCAGATCGGTTCATTTCTGAGATCCGATTAAACGTTGGATCGGTGAAAGAAGCGATCAGGGCCCTTGAGTCAGCGTTCCCGACATTTCGCAACTACATGGTCGTCGCGCATGAGCGTGGGGTAGGTTTCCAGATTACTGTCGGGGATTGGGCTATTGAGCAACAGCACGTCTCGATGCCGACTGGAAAACAGACAATTACGATAGCGCCAACGCCATTGGGTGGAGGTGGGGCATTCGGCAAAATTTTGCTTGGAATCGGTCTGGTTGTTTTGGGTGCGACTGGCGTGGGCTTCCTGGGGTTGTCGGCGGCATCCGTCGCACTGATCGGGGGTAGTCTGGCACTGTCCGGCATCATGGAACTGTTTAACCAGCCCAAAGCACCTGACCCGAATGATGCAAAAAACAAACCATCGTTAATTTTTAATGGCGGGGTCAATACGACGACTCAAGGGGGTCGTCTGCCAGTCGTGTATGGAGAACTGCTCGTTGGTAGTCAGGTGCTCAGTGCCTCGATCCGGTCGTACATGATTGAGGATGATTCCGATGACGAAGGTTAGGCGTCGCCGCACTAAGGCTGTTGCATCCATCCCGTCAAGCCATGTGGACGGGCTTGTTTTTGGATCAGGCGGGGGGTGTTTCCCGTCCGGCACGCTAATCCACACGCTAGATGGCACTGTAGAAATCCAGGATGTGGCGGAGGGTACATGGGTATCAGCGTTTGACTCAAAAGGCGATTTGCATGTAGCCAAAGCAACGCTAGAGTTCCACGGAAACCACGAGGTGTGGGAGTACGATTACTGGGGCGGCACCATAGCAGCAACTCCGATCCACTGGTTTCTGACCGATGGCGGGGCGTTTCAGGAGATAGGCAAGCTTGGCCGAGACGCTGCGCTATTTGATAGAGAAAACCTGGTTAGACCTCTGGAGCGATCTAGACTGCGTGGCGTGGCACCCGTATGGAATCTGCGAGTTGAGAACTACCACAGCTTCCTGGTTGGCGAACATGGGCTGCGTGTTCACAACGGAGGCGGCGGAAAAAATGCGTCCAGCCCAAAGGAGGCCGATGACGACGGGCGATCGACCTCAAGAGCGTACGTCTTGGAGGCTGTTTCAGAGGGCCCGATTGAAGGGCTGATTGGTGCTCGTAAAGGGATTTATCTATCTGAGACGCCTGTCCAGAACCCAAATAACTCACTCAACTTTGTGGGCTTCCGGTATAAGTTCCGGCGCGGGAACGCAACGCAGCAGATTATCTCAGACGAAGGAGTTGAGATCAGCAATGAGACTTTTGTAAATATTGAAATCAAGAATGCGTCCGGCCCAGCGACTCGCGCATTTGTGAACACGGAGTGTGATGTCATACGTGTTCGCCTGGGCATCCAACTCGTGAAGTATGAGGAGGATGGAGATGTAAAGGGGACGAACGTAGAGTACCAGATCGAAATAAAGCAGGGCATCGCGCCCTGGACAGTTCGCTACAGAAAAAATCTGAAAGCTAAGTTTAGTGGACTGACTGAGTTTGAGCACGCTTTCAAGGTAAACAACCAGTCTGGTACGGTCGGCAATTTTCAGATCCGACTGAGGCGTATTTCAAGTGATTCCAACTCGTCTCGCACAATTCAGGTGGTTCGGTGGATTAGCTATACCGAGGTCACGACCAATAAGTTGAATTATCCGTATACAGCGTATATCGGGCTTCAGTTTAGCCCAGACCAGTTCAGCTCGATCCCGTCTCGTCAGTATCGAGTTGGTGGACGGCGTGTTCGGATTCCCACGAATGCTATTGTCGCAGGCGATCGCGGGCTGAACTTCTCAGGCGTGTGGGACGGCAATTTCTATACACCTGCAACAGCCACCAGTGACCCGGTTTGGCAACTGTTCGACATTTTGACAAATCGGCGCTATGGGCTGGGTCGATACTTGGATGACTCTTTAATCGACAAGTGGGATCTGTATGATGCGTCTGTTTATAACAATGGGTATGTACCTACGGGATTCGGCGGATCTGAGCGCCGATATTCCTGCAACACTCAAATCGCCTCCGCTGAAAAAGCGTGGGATGTAATCAACGCCTTTTGCTCGGCGTGCCACATGCGGGCATACTGGGCGGAGGGTACCGTAAAGTTCTGGCAAGATCGTCCAACTCCGGTGAGTCATCATCAGTTCACACAGGCTGATGTGGTAGGGGATTTCGTTTATTCCTCAACGGCTGTCCGCACTCGGCATACGATTGTTAGAGGTGTCTGGAATGACCCGAATGACTATTACCAACGGGCTGTGGAAGTAGTCGAGGATATTGAGGCGATCAACCGCTATGGTGTCCGCGATGTTGAGGTTGCTTTTTTTGGGTGCACCTCAAGATCTCTAGCGATTAGAAATAGTAGATGGATTCTGTACAGCTCGAAGAATGAAACGCGATCGCTAAGTTTCACCGCTCGAAGCTACGCTGCATACTGCCGACCCGGTGAAGTGATTCAAGTCGCAGACTCAAACTTTGCCAACGTTCGCTATGGCGGGTTGATCGGACAAGTTATTAACTCTAACACGATTCGATTAGACGCGACAGTCACCGTAAATACGAGCATGACGCTTTCTGTCATGTTGCCAAACGGATTGCTCGAAACCCGGACGATCGGCGTTAATGTCACGTCAAATGTGGTACAGGTGTGGCCGCCGTTCTCGCAGCTCCCACAGGCTGAATCGAATTGGGTAATTCAGTCGCCTTCGGTGAAAGCTCAACTGTTTAGAGTGCTCTCAGTCCGCCCGCAGCAAGACCCGACAAAAATCGACATCAACTGCATCCAGTACGATGCGAACAAATGGCTTGCCATTGAGAATGATATAGCCATTGATCCGACCCCAACTCGGTTTACGATTCCACCTGTTGTAGAACCACTTCAATCTGTTTTGGGGCAGGCGATCGCTGTACAGGCGATTGACCCGTCTGTTTCTCCGCAGTACACGTTGATCATCCGATGGGTTGTTGGAGCCAGTGCGTCCGTCCTGCGCGGCGTGTATGTTGAATATTCCCGCGATGGGATTGTATGGCAGGACACTCGACTAGTGCCCGCAGGCACCAATGAGTGTCGTTTCGAGAATCTGACCAGGGGAACATACTACTGTCGCGCCGCCGTGCTTGATGTTAACAATCGCACCTCGCTGTGGGTAAACAGCCAGCCTGTGATTGCAGCAATCACAGGTGGTTTGGATATGTCCAGATCCCAGAATCTAGTTTTCGTTTGATGAACCAGATACAACAAAAAGTGTGGGACGCACTGCGGGCTGGCGGTGGCGATTTGCGAGTCTACTATCAGCCAGTAAAACGTCCGTCAGAACTGGGGCAGCCTGCAAAAATGTTTGAGGCTCTGATTCGGATGTCCCGGTCTGATGGGAGTGTCATTGAAGCGGCTCAGTTCGTTCCAGACGTTCTTGAAATTGACACGCTGGCGATCGCACTTGATGCCTGGGTGTTGCGGCAAGTTGTCGATGATTTACGGATGCTCAGAGCGTGTGGATACCTGCACATTAGAATTACAGTTAATCTAACGGCGGCATCACTGCACGATAAAGATTTACCTGACCGGGTTGGTGATGTACTGTCCGGTTTAATCGAGCCGTGTTTGATTCTAGAAGTACTTGAGTCTCAGCCTCTCGACTATCGAGTAATTGGGGATAGCGTGATGCGTATGGCGCTATTGTCTCCCATTTTGCTTGACGATATTGGGATAGGTTACTCAAATCTAGACTCAATCGTGAATCTAGAGATTGACGGACTAAAGATAAACGGCGGGTTTGTGATTAGAGTTCTGGACAGCTCAAAACATCGGGCTGTTATCCGAGGGTTGTTCAGCATTTGTCACGATCTTAGATTGTTGTGTATTGCCGAGTGGGTCGAATCAGACTCGTTGATATCTGAGTTGAACGAGATGGTGCGTCCATACCCACAGTGCGACCTTTTGTTGCAGGGCTTCGCTGTGGGTATGCCTGCGCCACTGTCTGAGCACATTGGGCATTGTCAAGTAGACCCTAACGGATAGCTATGACAATTGTAGGACGCACTTACATTGACGGGACGAACACCCCGCGCACCATGCGGGTGGAAGATAACGGAGGGGCTGGGGATGACTTGATTCGCAGAGATCCGGCGCTGACGGCGATCGCCGCTGCTATTCAGGCATTACTTCCCACGGCTCTAGTAGGCGATCGTTTCAAGGTGGACACAGGAGCAGCCGTAGGCGCATCGTTCGGCAACCCGACGAACCTTGCTGTCGTCGGCGGCACCGCCCTCACTGCATCCACTGGCACTTTTATCGAAATCCCCACCCTGACCCGCTTTCGGCTTCAGGTGAATAACATTGGTGCAGCCAACCTGAACGGTTTTGAGATATCAACTCGCTGCAATGCCAGTGCAGATATGCAGATCCATCTGAACACTGGCGCTCATTTCACTGCTCCCCCGTCAGACTCAATCTTGCGGCTGTCTGGTGACACGCTGGGCGCGAGTGTTGATCCGACCACCCTAAATGCGACAACGGGTAAGGTGATTCTGGCATTCGACTTCAGGGACTTCTTTGTGCAGACGATTAGGATTCGGGCGTCTGCTGCGTCCAATACAACCTTGCAATTCTATTGGGGAGGGCTGTAGCCTTGAAGAAACTGTTTAAGCGGCTGGGTAAAGCGCTCAAGAAAATAACGCCAATCATCGAGCGCGTTGCTGAAATTATTGCGATTGGCAAAAGGAAGGATTAATGCTTGGAGCAATTAGAGCTGCTGTCGGCGACACTGCCACTCCGATCCTCAACTCCAGTCAAGCGCTGGTCGCCGGAACCACGATCGCCATCACGTCAGGCGTGGCGTTTCAGGTGTGTCCTGTCACCTCGACAGCGAACATCACGCTGACCTCTAACCCTCAGATTGCCAGTGGCAGCAATGGACAGCGAGTTCGCGTCCACAATGCAGGCGCAAATGTCATCGCGTTCCAAGACACGAATGGCATCAGTTTGAACGGCACTCTGGCACTGGGATCAACCCAGTGGGCTGAGTTTATTCACGCCAGCGGCTTTTGGCAGCTTGCAGATACCAATGGCGCACCCGTTTGGGCAGCGGTTTCGTTCCAGAATAGCTGGGTTAACGCTGCTGGCTTTCAGGCGTGTCAGTATACAAAAATTCGCGGAGAAGTCCTGATGCGGGGCTATGCTAGTAGACCACTAGCTTTTGCCGCTGGCGCAATCTGCACGCTGCCAGTTGGGTTCAGGCCATCCAGTACGATGCGATATCCGGTCGAGAATTTTGGCACAAATGCTAACGTCGTTCTTGGATGCGGCACGGACGGAGCCATAAACTTTAACGCCCTTGGCTCTCCTGCGAACCCTCAGCAAGTTACTCTCGCTGGTATTCGGTTCTTCACCTAATTAACCGCGATCGCCTCTTGGAGTCCGATCGCTAGTATTTATTCTGATATGGACGAACGAACTGATTATGGTCAACCAGGATTCACGCTAATCGAACTGTTAGTGACAATTGCGATTGTCGGCGTGCTGTCTGCGATCGCGCTGCCCTCGTACTTGAACCAGCGCAACAAAGCTCTGTATGCCGAGGCGCAGTCGATAGCAAGAAATATGGTACCGCTGGTGTTGGAGATCCAGTCCGATACGGGTCAGCCCCCACTCGACCGAGATCGCAACGTGCCGCCAGCCGGACTTGAGGCGGTGTGGGTGGACAGACTCGACATGCCGTTTGGAGCAGATCTCGACTATGACCACCACGGCAGCAATGGTGTTTGTGTTGCACAGTTCACGTTCTTCGGATTGAACGCAGATAGAGACACAGTGCCCGGTAGTTCTATCGCAGCAGGAGATGATGTCGTGATCCCTATTGTGCGATATGTGTGTGATAGAAACGGCCCGATTCGCTAGATTCGTGTGCCACAAGGGGGCATCACTAGGGCGTTCTTCTTTTCGAGCAAGAGTGCTAAGTATAGATAGATCTCGGCCAGCCAAAACCCAAAGAATTCACGATAGATTGTTCCTCCACTGACGAAGGTTGGCTGCCCGGCGCTCCAGGTGCCCGCCATGATACCTGTTGAGACATACTGGCTCTGGAGGTGTTTTATTGTCCGGTTGATGACACGCAGCGTGATAGACGGACTGCCGCCAGCTAGATTTGCATAGACGGCTGCTCGGCCAATCAGAGCTGACGCAGCAGGATCGTTGTAGCCAGCGAATGGCGGAGCACCCTGTGGGAAATCAGTAAACGGTACGCTGGTATTGTTTTTTAGGTAGTGCGCGTCCAGCATCGCAAGCCCTCGCATGACGATTTGATCTGCTTTGCGATCGCCTGGGTTCTGGCTCCAGTATTTGGCAGTCGCTTCTAACGGACGATAGAAGTATTGTCCCCAGCTTGTATTCGGGTCAGCCCCAGACCAGCTAAACGTGTTCAGTCCGCCCAGGTAGTCGCCGCCGTCCCAGTAGCCCCATTTGAAAACTGGAGCAAACGCCCCTACAACCCCTGTGGATGCCGCGTATGCATCTTGAGCGGCATCGAGACAGTCAAGCACTTGCTGGCAGCGATCCGTAAGCCCCCATTTGAACCAAAGTTCTGGGTCTTGATAGCCCATGTAAGGCAGTCCCCGCCAAGCATCCACAACCCCGTTGACGATGTTTACTGTAAAAGGAACGACGCCGGGGTTGTACTTTAGTTGATCACTCGGACTGTTTGCCGGGCGGAAGTTTCCGACCCAAAAAGTATGAGCATTCCGGTTTCTAGACACCACGGCGGCTTTGTATGTTTGAGCCGGAATAGGAAGCTGGGCGGGTGGGTTGGTGGTTCCCTCGGATGCCCACCAGATCCGCACTGTGGTCAACCCTTCTCCAGCGACCGCAATGAACTCGATATTTTGGATGTCGTTCTGTGTGTCCGGTGCCTGCGGTTCCTCCCCGATGTTATTAGGTGAAAACTCGAAGGCGCTCCACGGATACCGAACAAAGACCCACCCGCCTGTATTGGCGATCTCCTTGTCCCACTTGTACCCCTCGCCGTCGGTAAGCCGAAGGATGATGGTCTTGTCTGTCCTGAACGCGAGTTGTGGAGGGCGTCTAACTTGTCTGCCGATGAGCACTAACCCTGCACCAGCAAAGCCTGCTGCTGCGTTCATCTGAATTTCGCCCACAGCCTGCTTGAGTGTTTTCCCCAGGTATGGGATGTTCGTAGCCTGGAACGTCCCTGTTGTTGCGCTGCCGCCGCCGCCAGAGAACACGTAGATAGGCGTTTCAGCAATCGACAAATGCCACACCAGGTTGTTATCCCAGCGGAAGAAGTTTTCTGGGATGAACGATGTTGATGTAAGCGCCGTTGTGTTCGCCTCGACGTGCCAGTTAACGTAATAGGTTTGGCTGAAGTCAAATGCGTTTGGCGATAGCGACAGCGCAATGCGAACCGTCGCTGTGGTAGTCTGCGCGATCGCCACCTCGATCGTTACAGCCGCGTTAATCTGCGCTTGAACCGCGAAGTTCTGAACCTCGATGCTAGGAAACGTGCCGCCCGGTGCCGCCGCAACGACCAGCTTTAGGGTATTGAGTAGCCCCGCGATCGCTGTCTCCCTGCTGGCGGTGTAGCCGTTTGGGTTGTCTACCTGAATAGCCTGAGAGCCGGGGTAGCCGAATGGATTTGGGTTGTCCTCTGTTTTGTACCAGTTTGTTGGGTTTTGGACGACTGCTGTGTTGATCGTGTTGACACGAGTCGCCTCAGCCGCCTGCGTCCACTTGAGAAGACCTGTAGTTGCCGCCAGCTTCACGTACGCATCGTAAGCCCACCAGTGAACGTCAAACGCAGAGTTGATTTCACCTGGCAACAACGTGCGCCAGAACGGATACGGGTCAAAGACCTGATTCGCAACGATAACGCTCCCAGTGTAAGCAGCGTAGGTAACTTTGAGACTCCCGGTAAACGCTGTGGTCAGCTTGATCCGTCCCGCAGGCTCAGTCGTAGCGAGTGGTGGTGCTCCGTTGCTCGAAGCTGAGGACGGGTAGATCCTGAAGTTTTGTCCACCCAGCATGAAGTTGACCACCCAGTATTCGACTTGGTACTGGGTGCCGAACACGACTGGCGCGAATACGTTTTGCCACAGCAGCTTTGCTCCGGTCGCATAGACGCTGTAGACATCAGATAGCTTGTCGCCTTGGTTAGGTGCTCCAGCCGAGATCTGACCTACGCCTGCCGTGAATGTTACAGGGAGATCGAAGTAACCATAGTTGAGCGGGTTGGGGGCTGTGTTTAGTCCTTTTGATGTGAACGGAGCCTTGACGTTAAACACCCAGTGTGGGAGCCAAAGCGTGTTTGGATCGGCAGGTACGGTCTGCCCTCGGTACAGAGATGGTTCTAGCGCGACAGCCATGTCGATCGCCCGCTGCCGCCATGATGCAATGCCTGTCTGGTTGAACACATCCATACAGGCTCGGATCATGAGGAACTGCCCTTCGGTCGTCCCGGCGCTGCCGGGAAAGTATCCGCCGCGACCCAGCACATCGTGAAAAGAGTTGACCAGCAGATAGGGTTTCCCTGCCACAGAGTTCATGATAAGTGGGAGGGTGTTTCGGGTGTATGTGGTTAGCCAGACATCGCTTGCCGCCAGCCAGTTTGTGATCTCCACGGTGTCGATCAGATCAAGCAGCTCTACACACTCGCCGCCAACGTCTTGAACGAACTTGCCGGATATTTGCCAGCAATCCGTGTCGTATGAAATCACCGTCCACTCGTCGCAGAAGTAGGCTCGATAGGAGACGGTTTCCGTGGGACGCCACGAAAACGGGGTGCTACCTGCGAATGTCTCTAGCTGGCCAAGTAGCAGATTTAGATTTGCCTGAGACAGCCCCGTCTTTCGGACTTCCCATGACAGAATGCTCGACGGTAGATTTTTGGTTGCCGTCTGCTTGTACCCGTCATTTAGCTCAGACTTGTACTGGTCGATTGTGGAGACTTCTTGAATCTCCCAATCCGGGTCAAGTTCCAAAATAGGGATTGGCATTTTTAACGGCGTCCTAGTTTATTGAGTGAACCATTTGGGCGAGACTCTTGCTGCACAAGCTGGTGGAAGCGAGCGTCCACAGCCCGCTGAAACTCAGCCGGGTCAACGTCCCCCTTACCCCGGTCTGCAAGCGTCATGTTGATTGGGGCGCTGATTGATACCCCACCGCCTCCGCCTGCGATCGATGGAGCTAACGCCATCTTGCCACCGCCGCCCACCGTGCCACCAAGCTTGAAGTTGGCTACGCGACCGTTGAAACCAGATGCCAGCGTGTCTTGGATACCCCGTGGGAACATCCGTCGATAGATACCGGCCTCTGTTGTGTCCAGCACTTCCTCGCCTGGGGTGAGCGCTGACAGTATCGAGTTCGGCCCTTCCCGCCGCAGTGCGTCACCGATTGCGCCTCGGCTTTTACGTGCCTCGGAAAATGCGCTGCTGGTGTCTGCCACAGAACCGCCGTCCTTCATGCCGCCAAGGAAAGCGGATGCGACAGTACCGATCAAGCTGCCCCAGCCTTTTCCACCGCCCCCACCCGCCGCGACACTGGCGACAGTACCGCCAAAGTCTTTGCCGCCGCCACCGCCGCCCAGTCCGCCCATGACTGCGCCAAGGATGCCAGAGATGCCGCTACCTTTGCTACCGCCAGCCGCGCCGCCGCCCAGCCCCCCGCCGAAAATGTCTGCGAACGCTGAGTTGATTGCCAGTTGGGCCAGTTGGGAAAGCATACTGCCGATGAGGTCTTTGAAAGCCTCGCCCGCCGACTTGCTGCCGTTCAGGATGGATGTGAAGAAATTGTTTAGCGATCCCTGAGCGATACCCCCGATTGTCTCGCCAAGATCCTTGAACTGCCCGTCAATCGATTGGAGGTTGATGGAATTAAGCTGTTCTGCCTCAGTCCGCATACGCATGATGTCTTCTGGCGCATAACGTCCTGACGCAGCGAACGAGTTGATCTGAGCAATCTGTTCAGAGAATCGCTGATTTTCCGCAGTTGTGGCGGAACGCTCGCGGATTGACGCAGCGCCGAATACGTCACCCTGACTTTCGAGCAGGTTAGCAGCAGCTTCGTCTCGTTCGCTAGATAGACGCTCCTGCATCGATCTGAAATTGTTGTCCATCTCTCGATAGTTCAACTCGATCTCGATCGACCGCTGTGTGCCAAGTCCGTCGAGCATTTCTTCCAAGTACGCTGCCCGCTCTGTGGCAACCGTCACAGCCGTGCTGTCCACAGCTAGTCCAGCTTCGCGCATCTTTTCGATCTCAGCGTTGACGACCTCCAGTTCCTCGCGCAGAGGACGCATGGACTCTTCGTAGTTTTGATTCAGGTCGCGTTCTCTGATCTGCTGAGAGATGAATCCTGCACCTACATCATTGCCAGCATCCGATAGCTCAGCCGCCCGCATTGTGAGTTGAAGATTTTCGGTTCGTTGCCGGGAGGCCGCGCGGCGTGCATCCATTTCCGCTTTGTATTCGCGCTCCAACATTTCGTTGCGCTGCTTGAATAAGTCTTCTGCTTCGTCAAGCTGTGAACGCATCCGATCCAGCTCTGTCTGTGTGGCGGCGATCGCCTCATCAATGTTAGGCAGTAGTGATTCCAGTCGAGCAATACTGCCAGAGTCTACTCCCATGTCTCGCGCCCGCTGAATCTGCGTTTGCAAGACTTCCCTCGAACGAGTCAGAACTCCAATGCTGTTCTCACCACGCTCCACAGCTTTGAGCGTGTCTCGATTGGCATCCTCGAACGCCCTGTTTTGCTGTGTGGTTTGGCGAACGTACTCGGCGTATGGAGAGTTCCCTAGTAGCTCAAGCCGAATATCTTCCTGCGATCGCGCAATCCCCCTGGCTGAATCTTGGGCAGACTCCACGCCACGATTAAGTGCCCGCTGCTGATCTGAGATGAGCGCGTCGAACTCAGCAGAAGATAGGAGGTTTTGTGCCTCTAGTTCTGAGCGAACTGACCCAGCCATCTGTGCTGCGTTTTGAGTACTTAGATCCATCGCAGAATTGAGCTGAAGCTGCGCGGCCCCGGTATCGACAGATGAACCTGTCATGACTGGAGCAGCACCGCCCTGCGTCACAGAACCAACTGGAACACCGCTATCTCGTAGAAACTGCTGCGCCCGTTCGTAGTGATCGCCCTGCTGAAATTTTGGCGCAGCATTGCGAACTGACGTGCCGTTGCTATCTCGTCTGTTCCAGTACCGCTCGTCTGCGTTGCCAGCCAGCACCGCCGAATATGCGTGGCGGATGTCGTGCTGTCCCGGCTGGAACCCTCTATCTTGCAGGTAGCGTTCGATCGCGGGCATCTGCTCAGAAATAGTTTGCCCCTGCCGGATACCATAGGTGTTTTGGTTGTCCCTGCTGAACTGGATGAGTCCTTGGTACTGGTTGTTGTCGCCACCCATCACGTTTGGGTTGAATGATCCGCCTGACTCCCACGACATCAACGCCGCGAACTGATCCACAGGTAATCCTAGCCTGTTGGCTGTCGCCGTTATTGCCGCAGCGCCATCCGGGTCAGACTGCACACGCTCCGCTCTACTTAGCGTTCCGCCTCGTGGCACATATCGACCTCTGGATGCCGCAGGAGCAGGCGTATCAGTCGGTCTAGCTGCGGGTGCCGGACTGGAACCAGTCGGGACTGATGCGGGACTAGCATCCCTGGAAGCCGCGCCAATGTTGATTCTGCGGCGATCAGCTGTTTCGGCGTAACCCCCGCTGCCCGACCGGGCCGCCATGTACTGCTGTGGATCTACGTAGTTGTCTCCGACTTTTATTTTGACATCGAGGTGTGCGCCTGACGATAGGTTGTCGGTCGCGCCGACCGTACCGATAAGCTGCCCAGCTCTAACCTGCGTTGTGCCTGAAGTCTGTCCGAGAGCTTGTTGAACCGCAGCCTCAGAGAGATGGTTGTATTGGTACTCGATTGGTCTGCCATTTTCGTCGGTGAACTGGATTTTTACCTGCATTGACTGTTCACCAGCTTGGTTGGTGCCGATAGCCCGGATCGATGCAGTCCCGCCCTCCATGGCCACAACCTGTGCGCCGCGTCCGCCTCCAACTCGGCTATCAAAGTCAATCCCGTTGTGTAGTCCACGTCCAGACCTACGGTTTCTGGTTGCTCGGAAGGATTGCCCAGCGGATTCCTGGTAGTTCACCAGGTCTTGAACGGAGCGCCCTTGCAGGGGTGAGTAAAAGCCGCCGCTGCTACCAGGCGCACCCGGCGCACCGCTCGGTAGCATCGCGCCATTGAGTCCTGCTGCAAGTCCAGCGCCACGGTTTAGCGAGTCTTGGAGCTGTGTGTTGACAGACAGTAGTTTCTCTTGCGCTGTCAGAAAATTCTCAAGAGGCTCGAATAACTTGTCAATCAGCCCGCTCAGCCTACCCACGAAATCGTCAAAGAATGACTCCCCAAATCCACTCAGCGCTTTGGTCAGCTCTGTCTTAGCTTTCAGCAGTGAGTTATTCAGATCTGTTTGCTTGATGGTGAGCGCGAGTTCTTCGGCATTACGTTTTAGCGTGTTGTAGAACTCAGATATGTTGGTGGAGATGTCTCGTAGTTTTTCAGCCAATGCCTCGTCCACAGCGGTGACTTGTGCCGCCGCCGCTTTGGTTGCGCCCGCTCTGGCTTGAACAGGAGCTTTGTTCAACCCCTCTTTGTCGCTGCCGTCAGTCTGAGTCGGGTCAATCGCTCCCACGGGTGTTGCAGCAGATTGTTGGTTACCCCCGAACCAGCCCCGCACTGTCTGGTATCCGCTGGTCAGTGCGCCTATCATCCCGGCGCCCTGTCCAACCCCTGTCATGGACAGCGCTGCCTTAGCGATTGCATTGTCTCCTATTCCGCTCACTGCGTTGGCGGCGTTGGCGAACGCGATCGTTAAGTCTGCCGCCATCTTAAGGATAGTGCCGAGCGCTTTTCCGAGTTCCCCGATCCGATCGATCATGTCAGAGATTGCATCTGGATTCTCGATCAGGTAATTCAGCAGTTGCTCTGCCAGGTTTGCAATGTTTTCAAGCACTGTGGAAATCCCAGACTTTAGCTGAGCCGATAGTGCCTTGACGTACTGCGGATTTTTCTCAAGCAGGTCTGAAAACTTCTTAGCTTGTGCCGCCAGTGGCTTGAAAATGTTAACGCCCTGAACACTGCTGACTAGCTCCGCAATGAAGTCAAGTCCCGCCGTGAATGCAGGTTGGAGCGCATCGTATGCCTCGATTCTGATTTTCGTGAAGTTATCTGCCAGGTTCGATAGTTTGCCGCCGATCGTCTGGGCTTGTTTAGCCATCAGATTATTAAACTGACCGCTTTCTCCTGCCATCGAAGCGAACGCTTTCTCGATCTGAGGAAACCCGATTTTGCCAGCCTGAACAAGCTCCTTGACTTTATCTGTACCAACGCCGAACTGCTTGGCCAGTTCCTCAGTGACCGGGATGCCTCGACCCGTTAGCCGCGCGATGTCATCGGAAAACAGTCGCCCCTGGACTTTCGCCTTGCCATAGATTTCGGCAATCTCGCCCATCGGCTGTGAGACGCCTGCCGATACGTCGCCCAAAACGCGCAGAGTCTCGATCATGTTTTCGGCTTCGATGCCGAATGCCAGTAGCATCTGGCCGGAACTTCTGACTTCGGGCAACTCGAACGGTGTGGATGCAGCGAAGTCGATCAGATCTTCCAGTGCCGCCTTACCTGCCTCAGCACTGCCGAGCATTGTGGCAAACGCAATCTCAGCGGATTCTGCCATAGAACCAACTGAGATGAGGTTGCCGATCTCCGACTGAAGCATCTTGAATGGAGCCAAGATGACCGACGAGATTGTACCAAACAGGCTTTGCCCGAACCCTTGAAAGATGCCCTGCATACCAGACTGAAGTGCGCCTTTCATGCCGGACATGGCAGATGAGACAGATAGCTTCAGCGCGTCTTTAAGTGAACCCGTGCCCTTAATTGCCGCAGCAAAAGCCTGGACTATGGTTTTGCCCGTTCTGTCCGCCTGCTTAGACAACGCATCAAACTGCGTACGGGTCAACCCTAACTCGTCAGACAATGCATCGAACTGCTGTTCTGTGGTCGCTCCCACAGCGTTAAGCTGTTGTATACGAACGACGGCGATCGCCGCCGCCTGCGCTGTCAGCCCTAAGTCTGCTGCCATTTTCTGAGCGCCGCCATAGCTGGTGCCCGTATTTGCGGCGAGTTGTACCACGTTGCCGCTGCTGTTTTGCTGCCGGGTAGCTTGAGCCGCTGCTGCCTGGGCCTGCGCTGCCGCCATTCGCTCTGCCGCTGATTCCGCCGCCTTAGCTTGAGCCGCTAAAGCTGCCTCAACGCCCTTCGACGCCTTGCTGATTGCCCCCATTTGAATAGCAGTCAGCCCGAACTCGTCCCGAAGCACTCGATATTTGTCAGCCGTGGTCGCGCCGACCGCCTCCAACTGTTTTAGGCGATCTATTGCGGATGACGCAGCTTGAGCACTCAGCCCCAGGTCTTTCGCAAAGCCTTTAGCTCCACTGAATGTCGTATTTAAGTTTTTTGCCAGGGCGATCGCCGCACTGTTTGATCCAGAGAACATGCGTACCACAGACGCCGCTGTGGTCGAGGCTTCCTTGCGAACACCCTCAAACGCAGCCCGCGCACCCTGACTCATGCCAGAGAATGCGTTTTTTAGATCACTGTTCGACTTGATTCCTGCCGCAGCCGCAGCCGCACCCTCAGCCCCAGCCCGCCCGGCCTGCGTCTTGGCTGTGGAAAGCCCAGCGGCTATTTCCTCGCCAATTTGTCTGCCAAGTGCCCGCCCAACCTGCTCGATTTTTTCGAGTGCTGCCTCAAGCTCTGAGGTATCGCCCCCGATTACAAGTCTCGCTTTTCCGATGCTCTCCACGGGTCAGTCCTTGGACAGTGCCTTGATTTCATCAAACAATGGGCTGCAAGCAGAAATGACTTTGCCCGGTAACTGACCAGCTTCGGCCAGGGCGATAAACGTTTTTGCCGTTCGCTTAGTGACTCTCGCCTTGGCCGCCTTGTCCACATTTGGGTATGGCAGAAAGTCGGTATACTTGGCGTCTTTACATAGGCTCTCGCCAATCCGAGCGGCAGCGAAAGACAATGTGTTGGAGGTCAGCCTTAGATGGTTTTGGGCGGCTTCTACGGTGCTGAGGATGAAGCCAACAGGGAGATTTCCGAAGTTGTCTCGATGCCAGCAGGTATCGGAATATCCTGCGAGTTGGATAATGTCGTAGATTTGTTTCCAGTCCGTTTTTGCCGCTTTGCTGGCCGCTGTGAGCCGTTCAATTGCTTTCCCAATGATTCTGCCTCAGCAGGTTCGATGTCTTCGTCTCGCAGCCCGCTCATTTCCTGAGTCATGAAGTCTGCTAGGTCGATACGAACGTCTAGCGGCAGCTGATCAGTGTGGTAGTCCTGCCAACCTGTGTCGTCTAAGATTACTCCGAACGCTTCTTCAAGCAGCGATGCATTCTCGCCTAACCACTTGCGATCGCACCGAGTTTGAATGACTAGCGTTGCCAGCAGCGCGGGCAGCAGCTTGTCATAGTTGGGTGTATCCGCCTCAAGCTTTTGTAGTTCATCGATGCAGTCGCTTACCAGTGAAATGTCTGCGCCACTCGCAAAGTTTTGTACGGCGTTAAGCGCTCGGATGTCTTCAACGCCATGCTTTTTTGCGATGCGCTCTGCGAGTTTCAGGTAAGGCACCGCCGCGTTGATTCGGTTGAGGCGCACTGTTTCCATGAATGCCTCCTCAACTTGAAGCGTACTGCCGTAGACTCGCAGGCGGAACCCGCGAACAGTTTTGTATTGAGGAGCGCCGAACGGGTTTGTCATAGGAGTGTTAGCTGTTGATTTAGGGCAAGTATTTCTGTGGAAAGCTTTTGAAAGCGCTGCGGCACCAGAACGGTGTTCCCGCCGGGGTAGAGGGTGATCTTGTCAGGCTGACCTGGCTCGAAAAAAACCAGCCCTGCCAGCAGCACCGGAAACATCGAATCGGCTTCGATCGATGCATCGATTAAATAGGCAGAGCCGGATTCAGTTTTGAGAAGTGAGTACCGTTCCATGTGGGACTATGCCCTACACGATCAGTGTTGCAATCTCCGGCACCGTGTAAGGTTTCCAGTTAGGTACAATTTGGCGATAGACGGTGCCCACAAACATAAATGTCCACGACAGGCGGATGATGTTGTCTAGCGCCGTTTCCTCGCTGAAGTTGTCCACCGTCGCCGCACCGAATCGGCGTGCGCCGTCCACACGGGTCAGCTCAACAAAAACCTCGCGCTCGTCATAGCCCGCAGGTTCGATGATCAAGTTGATAGCCGGATCTCCGAGCTTGTAATGCCCCTGCCACGGGATGGAACCTGAGACTGAGACTTTGCGTTGGTCGTCCCAGCGCCCAGACTCAAATGAGCGTGTGGGCACTTTCTGGTTGGATAGGCTGAACGAGGCGGATTCACCGCCCAACACTCGCAGCAGTCCGTAGGTGGTGCCCACTACACCACTGGCGATCGCACCAGAGCATGGCTGAATAGGAATAGCGGTCGCAGCACTGGCAACGTTTGCGGTGACGGTGACAGTGACAGCCGTGCCCCCGGAGCCAAACGTAATGATGTCGCCTTCTTGAATAAGCGGCTGTAGCGTCCGAGCGGGAGCTGCGGTGATCGGAATGCTGGTGTCACCCGCCACGACAGCCGCACTTGTGGTCAGCGTGATCAGGGGTGGGATTCGCGTCCCCGGTGCCAGTGCCCCAACACGGCAGTAAGTATTGTTGGTTAAGACGGTATCTGAAGGAAGTGCCATGATCTAGACCTCAAGTGGAAACGTACTGGTTGAAAGTTACTGCGACCTGGGCCAGGATTTGACCGCTCTCTCCGATCGGAAACGCTTGAGCTTTTGGTAGGTTGTCCACAAGCCGCTTCGTTGCGTAGTCGATCGTCTCAATGCCGTCTCTCTGGATCAGGTAAAGCGACCATTGCTCCACTGAGGATGATCTTTTTGGAGTCCGTTGAATAATACACTCCAGCCCTGATGGATTCCACTCACGCGGACGATCAGGCGGAGAGATGTGGATAGATGGCGATGTCGTACCGTCGGGCTTAGTGTAGTTGCCAAGGTAGAGGCGATCGCCGCTGTGAATTAATGAGATGATCTTTGCTTTGATGTCTGCGGGTAGTAGCATATCAGCCGCGCTTCATCGCCTCTGGGAAATCGAACGCCTCAAGTCCAGCCGAAATCCAGTCACGCCCAGGCACGACTCGAACGCCGCCGCCAGGAACGCGAATAGTCCCCCCGACCAAGACGAAAAGTGAATACCTGACAGGCCAGACAAACTCGTACTCAAGTCTGCCGATGAGCCGCCCCTGCTGGGATGCTCTCAACCGACCGGTGTCCACAATGTCTCTGGGCGATTCACCTGTGGGATAGTCCCACTTCGGCTCTGATATTTGACGAGTGAACTCGGCACCAAGCCTGACGCACGCCCGCAAAAACTTTCGCTCGACCATCTGGTCGATCGCTTTTCTGTCTATGTCTACGGTGAAACGGGATTTGTTCATTTGACCTAGAGTGTGGAACCGAGTCGGGTCAGTTCGGGCCGTAATGGAACCAGCCCTAAATCGGGTAGAAATATCCGCTGATTTTCGCCCCGATTATTTCGTCAACGCCCCAGTAGGAGCGCATTGAAATAGATAGGTAGAGCTTTCCAGGGATGTCATCGACGATCGCCTCAATTTCTTGAGGCAGTCGATTAACGGGAACGTTCCACTGGAGTGGTTCTGTCAGCCTGCCCGTAATCGGGAACGCTTCTTTGGGTATTCCTTCACCGGGCGGCGGCACGCTGCTGCTGCTTGATGCCGTGATCTTGGCCCGATACTCTGTCACGTTGTCCACAGTTGCCGGGTTTCCCGTGATTGGGTTAACCACTGTGGGTGATTGAGTCCGCGCCGTTAGCCGGAGTACGGCGTTCCCGATGCCGAATGGACTGCTCATGCTCTACGTTCTACAGCGATCGCCTGAGTGACAAAGTACGGGATAGTTCCCGCATTGTCAGGGTCGTCAAGTGACCCCTCGACAGGCATGGTTGGCGCGATGAAGCCAGGCGGTATGACCCAATCCGGGTTCGCTCTGTCGATTCGCCACTGGAGCCGATAGAGCGATTGAATTGGCGTGACCATGTTCGTGAATGCCGCGCCGTCGGCAGATGAGATTTTCTGTTGAGAGGGCTGCTGCTCTAGCAACATGGCTGCAACGAGGTACGGGCGGTATTGGATAGTCGATGTGTTGTCCACAGCGGCCGACTGGCGGAGCATAACCTCGGCATGAGTCCTCCACGTCGCAGATGCTTCCGCGAGTTGGAGGGCAACCGATATTTGTTCAGCCAGATTTGAGAACATCAGGCAAAAGTGACTTTGTTACGGATCTGGTCAAACTTGATGCGAGTGCCTAAACCGATTTGGCGGGCGATCGCTTCAAATGCCTCGAACGTGTTGAACCCGTTAGCTGGACGCGCCAAGAGTAGTTCTGTTGCTCCAGCCGTTCCGATAGACGGCAGTTTCGCCAGTTGCGCGGCAGTCAGCCCTGCCGCATCTAGATTGAGCTGCCCGTCAATCATCACCTCGTCGGTAAGAATTGGATCTGGCTCAAGCAGCGATGTGGCAAGCGTTTCTTTCGGCTTCGGTTGCGTAGGCGGGTCAACATCGGGTGAGGCTTCCACCTCGGCATCTGGCTTTGGTGCTACCAAAACCCCCAGAGCGCGGGCCAGCTCGTCAGGTACTTCAGCAGGGCCAATGTCGTACCGCTCACCCTTCCAACTGACCGTTTCATGTAAATAGATGTTTGCCATGTTTCTCTCTATAAGGACGCGATCTTGAAATCACCAATTGGCGTTAGGGGGTCGGATCAGGAATCGTGATCACGTAGATGTATTTAGCATCCAGGATCACAGGCAGGCAGCACTGTACCCCCTCAAAGTCAATGTGGGGCGGGTGGCGCTCCTCCAGAAAGTCCTGAACTTTCACACCGGGACGATTTTCGCCAAGCACCTTGCCGATTCCCGTGTACCCCAACGTGTCGAATAGTGGAAACGGTTCCACATCATCGCCCAGGTCGATCTCAGCGTCTCGTCCGGTCTGACACAACATGATGAACACGTTGTTGGGGATGAATCGCTCTGTGGATGCGACCAGGCTGCTCGTGCCGCCCGGAACCTCAACATCGTACCGGCCGTCATAGGTGAAGAAATTTTCACCACGGACAGCAGGCAAGTCATGGTATGCAAGCGCCCCAAACAATGCCTGCCCTTGCCGCGTCACGTCCACCTTGGTGATCTTGCCCGCTTCGACCGTCGCCCCCGCGCCGTATAGCTGGGTGTAGTCATTGCGGTTCATGAGCGACAGCATCCGCTGCGTGGTGATGATGGCGGAGATCTCCAGTCCTTCATCCTCCTTGATGCGATCGCGCAGCCCTACGATGTCTTGGTATAGGTCATACCCAGTGTCATGCCAGCCCGCAGGCGCAGCCACAGTACCAGATGGCACCGAGAAGCGAGTACCTGCCGGGTTGTCGTAGTCCACAACTTCGTAGAAGTCACCGTCACCACGACGCACGATACGCGCTTTGACAATGGCATCGCAGCGATACTTCTCTCGCAGCGTTGCCAGCGGCACCGACACTTGCGTTTCGGTGAAGTCGAGCAGCGATCGCGCAGCAGACTCCATAGAGTCAGTGCGCCCCAGCATTTTCTGAAGACCCTCAAACATTTCGCCGTTGAACTCGGCCCCCGTGTTTGAGTCAATCATTTCTGCCGTCATGCGACCAACTTTCGCTTGTCCGCGCAAAGTAACAGGGGCGTTGCGGGGTGCATCACGGGCGATGATCGATCGGATTTGCAGACGCTCCTCACGAATGACGCGATCCTCAATAGGACGCTCTGGCAAGAAGCGAGACATGAGAAATGTCCGGTTCCGGCGACCGAACTGGAGAGCAGGCATGTTGGTGACGCGATAGAAAGCGTCTCTTGCCCGCAAGTTTTCAAGTAAAGAACTGACAGCGCTTGACATAGGTTATCTCAATGGTGGGAGAGGTGCTGTGGATAGTAAACGGACGCAACCGTTAAATTGCTGTCACGCACTCGTACAGCGATCGGATTTTTGCGAGGATTGCAGATTCGCCAGTGAACGGCCAGGCGGGCAAGAAGTTCTCTCGCACAAGAGCGCCGGGTCGGTATAGCGCTGGAGTCTCTGCGTTGATAACTGCGTCTACGATGTCGTAAGCCAGTAGGTAGAACTCGGTCTGCGCCACAGCCGTAGTCAGCCTCACCGTGGCAGTGCCCCCGGCTGAAGTGAAAGCATTGGTCAGACCAGTGTTTACCGTGATGGTGCCTAGCTCACGATTGATCGCGGTAATCGTCTTCGTTTCCGTAGTTGCGCCCTGAGCAATCGTGATTGCGTCACCCACAGCGAACCCTGAGACGTGGCGCAGGGAAAGTACGGTAGCTGCGATCGCTGCGTTCGCCTTGAACGGGACGGATAGATTTGTGGTTAGCGCGTTGACGGGCTTCTCCCACAGGTATGCGCCTGCTCGACGGGCCAGCAGCGTGCCAGATACGATCGGTTTGCGGTTGTAAATGTCCGCTGTCCACTGAAGATCGTTGACAAGACCGCCACCTGGAAGAAGGGTGCGGCGTTCGCCGGGGTCGCCCATCCATCGGGGAGTCGTCAGCTCCGGCGTGAAAAACGTGACTTTTTTGACCATGAGGATCACCAGAGAGTTGTTTGAACTACCCACTGGTGTCAGGCTGTGCGCCCCGTGCCCCCCACAGGAGGCGGATTGAAGTAAAAAATTCTGTAGTGGATACTGCCCACCGCGAATATGGACGATATCAAGAGCCTTCTGTGGAGACGATCGCACCCGTCCACATACTCGATGGTCTGGCTCAGATATGGATGACAACGTAACGGCTAATGGTTACGATAAAAACGCCTCCAAAAAATGGAGGCTTGCAGTTTCACAAGGAAAAACACAGTGATTGATTCCAATGTAGCAAACATGTTCGACCAGTATCGTTCGGAGTTCCGTATTTCAGATGACGGCGTTGCGTATGCATCAATTCGCGGTGCTGCTCGGCTGGCAGGGGTCGAACCTTCATCCGTTCTTCGGCATATTCAGGGTGTTGCGCTAAGTGAGTCGAGCCTGTCTAAAACTCTTGCAGAGCATGGGTTTGAGGGGGGTGCATTTTGCGGATCTGGCATTCCTGATAAGGCAGTCATGCTCATCTTGGAATACTATGCATTCGACGCAGGACGCTATCGTACAGAACAGGCGCAGCGGTGGTTCCGTCTGTTCGCATCCGTTGGTGCCCGCGTGTTTATCCAGCAGGCGCTTGGCTGGCACGAACCGCAACAGGAGTTTCCACAGGTTGTGGAGGCGATCGCACGTCTGGAGCAACGTATCGCAGCACTGGAAGGGTATACAGATGGTCAACCAGCACTAGAAGCGTGGACTGATCCGGTTGTGGAAGACGAGTTGGAGCCAGAACCTAGTCCTGAGTTGCAAGATTCGCTCGATTTGCTGGACTTGTTCAACCAGACTGCCGTGAAGACGGTCGAAACCACCTCCACCAAGACGCTGGCTCGATTCAGAATCACGAACCCTCGTGTCGTGGACATGATCCACAGGCTTGCAGAGATAGAGTCGGAGCGGCGCGGGCACCCCGTACCCTGCAACAACGCGCTAATCGCACACTTGCTTGAGACGCTGCCCGTAAAGCTGGCGAGTCTCAAGCGATAAGCACGCACCACACGCAGCCGCCGTCCAGGTATCGGACGGCGGCTTTTTCGTGTGTGTCTCCTGGGAGGGCGTGTGAAACGGCTGAAACCCGCATTCCATCGTCTCCCCCCGCCCAGCCAGAAAATCTGACCCCAAAAACAGCCAAAAATTGGGTAAAAATTGGGGCTTCGTGTGTAGACTGCGGCTCCCAGATCTACACAGCAAGTCCCGAAACGGAACCTTTTGGGTAGATGGTGGAACTCAAAGGGTAGATGCTGGTTCCAGCTAAGTCCCGACTTTTACCCCGTGAGTCCCGATTTTCGGTTGGAACTCGTTTTTGCCCTGCGGGTTCCAGACCCGATAGTGTATACGGCGGCTCCCGCAGGGTAAGAATCGGAACCTTGTGGGTAGATAATGGAACCAGCATTTTAAGTATTTATGCTTAAAAAAGAGCGCTACTGGGTCAAGTAGCGCTCAAGTCATCTGTTGCAGTAGACAGTGCCCTAGCCGTAATCCGCAGCAACTAGGGTTGCTCCTCGTCGTTTCAGCTCATTCCTTAGAACCTTTGGGAGGTCGCCAGTATTGCCACATCTGGGCATCACCGCTCTTACCCAGCCCTTGTCGTTTTCGATCCCTGTATCCACAGTTTTCGCGCCCGCAAGCATAAACGGGTGGGCGAGTAGGTTAGCAGTGTCTAGGTCGCGCACTAAATATGTGAAGGTTGCCATAATGCCTCGCGTAGATAGCTTGATTTTGCCACAGTTTGAGTGGTTGGATTACTTGACTCTGGATAGTCAGGAGTCTACGATTAAAAGCGTACTGTTAAAAGGCGCGTATGCCCTAACCCGCCTTCACCGGGCTTTGTAAATGCGATCGCTGTGAAGGGGAGATCGCAATCTGAACTACAAATGAGCTAAGGCAGCAGCAGCCCCGCGCTCTACCCGCTTCGGGGGAGCGTCGGGAAGAACCGAGTCTTATACAGGTGGGCACTGTCCGGTTTCCACCATAGGAGATGGAACGGTGAAGACCTCGCAATGTAGCATCACGGGCTATGGCGATCGCGCAATCTATTGGTTGGAGACGCAATCAAAACGCAGAGTTGTGATCGCCGCATACATAACTATTGTGGCGATCGCCGCCGTAGATTACGCGGTTGACTATCAGAATATAGTGATCGCATTTTTCTACGTCATCCCTATCGCTGTAATTGCCAGTAGGCTAGGTTTTAAGTCCGGCGTGGTGTCCACAGTTGTGTCTCTCACCCTGTGGAAAATATGCGATCTGACGACACGAGAGTACGGCAGTGCGCTCATCCCTATCTGGAATGTTGTGTCAAGACTGATAATTTTGCTTTCCGTAGTGCGCCTGGTTTCTAGCCTGAAGGAGGCGCATGAAAGAGAGAGATTACTTGCTCGAACTGACCAGCTCACGGGAGCGCTAAACCGACTGCACTTTATGGAGCAGTTGAATGCAGAGATAGATAAGTCAATGATGTACGGGTCGCCGTTCACGATCGCCTACATTGACGTTGATCGATTCAAGCTGATCAATGACTACTGTGGACATTCGATGGGTGACGAGTTTCTGCGGCAGACTGTAGCGTGCGTGAGGCGTACAGACACCGTTGCGAGGATTGGAGGTGATGCGTTCGCAATACTGCTCAGCAACACGACTGAGCGGCAGGCGAAGGCGGCAATCGATAGAATCCAGCGCAACCTGGACGAAATGGTTGCCGGGTTTGACCTGAAACTGCCCGTAGGACACTCGATTGGATGGGTGTCCTTTGAAGTGCCGCCATCCAGTGCCGAGGAAGCGCTACATGAATCCGATAAAAGGATGTATCTCGTTAAGAAGGCACGGCGCAGTACCGATTGAACTGGCGATTTTGCTAGAATACGATTATGCTGGTATAGAGATCTAAGCCCTGCCGAAAGGTGGGGCTTTTGCCGTTCACTGCTTTGCTTTGATGCCAGCCATTCGTAGCGAGTTGCCCAATGCTGCATCCAGGGCGTTGTCGATAGGATCTCCGGGTTTCGTCTGGGCAATGCCGCCTGCTGGAAGTGTCGGGCCAGTTTTTGGTGTGGCAGACGGGGCAGATTCGGTCGGCGCGAACAATAGGTCTGCCAGGTCTGCATAGTCGCGTTTTGCCACGTCAGCGATCGCCTCCCGCTTAGCGGTGTCGCCCTCGCCCAGCACCAGCATAAGCCGCTGCTCCGTCTTAGCCGCGTCGCCCTCGCCCACCGTTACAGGCTCCACAGACAGCAGTGCTTTGCTATCACCTGCCTTAGCTTTGAGGTCTTGCCAAATGGTCTTAAGTACGGTTGGGCGGACACCCGTCCTAGCTATGACTTCGTTTAGCATGGAAGCTTCCTGAAGTTCTGCTGATTTGCCTCGCAGTGTGGAAAGCTCCGTGGTAGCTGACGTGTAATCCGCCTGGTACTTTTCCGCAGCCGTTTTGGTTTTGGCGAGTTCTTCTTCCAGCAACGTTTTAGCGTTCGCAACCGCATCCAGGTCGGTCTGCAATTTGGTCAACCTGGCTTCCTTATCCTGGGCACTTCTGGTGATCTCCAGCGCCTTTGTTAGGGCTGCTTTGGTGTCGCCGTCGCCAGCTTCGACAAGCTCAGCTAGACGCTTGACTTGATCCTCATACTCAGACAGAGCGGTGCGAGACTCTTGGGCAGTTTGCCGCCACTTCTTGGCCTCTTCGTTTCGAGATGAGACTTCCCTGCTAATTGCCTCACGCAGCTTTGCACCATCGACAGTAAACACGCTGCTGCCGCTGGTGAACGTTGAGGGTACGGGTTCTCCGGGTTTGAGGGATTGCAGTAGATCTAGAATCTGCGTGAGAGTTGGTTCCATGTTTCGTTTTTAGTGGTAGTCGATATTGCCCGCACTGCTACGATTGTGCGCCACCCTGTGGATTGCCCACAAGTGCCCGCAGCTCTCGCAGGCCCCGGATTGATGCTGTATCCGGCAGTGACCCGTCCTCTAGAACGTGGTCGATCGCCAGCAGCAGCATGTCCAATTCGTAAATAGCCTGTCGCAGGTAGACCACATGATCTAGCTGCTCCTGGTATGCATCGACTAGCGCCGACCGCCCATTGAATGGCTGAAGTGCAACACCGTAGCGGGATAGACCCAATTGCTTTCGCTGGTGCATGTCCAGGATTGTAATGTCATGAACACTCTGATATGTACTAAGTACGGGTGGAGCTTGATCTTTGATCTCTCTATATGTCATGGGGAAAGCCTCGCTTTGTGTGCTCGTTTGGTCATGTACCAGTCGTGGATATCTGGCATCCATGCTTGAAAGTGTGGCGCTATTAGGTCACACATCCATTGGCATTCGAGTTGGGCATCTGCTTTCCAGCGCAGATCTAAAAGATGCATGAGCGATCGCGCATTGACAGTCATAACCCAGTGCTGGCGGATATCAAATGCGATTGTGCTCCGGGCGTGCTCCTCGGATAGCCCACGGCGGATGTCGTTTGCGTACCAGTGCGCTGTGGTCACACAGTTTTGGAGCATAGAAATCCGGTGCCCCGGTGTGACTTCATAACTCTTTCCGCTGCGGTCGGTGTAGGTGCCTGGGGGACGGATGTAGAAGACTTCTTCAACCGTCCGCTCACCTTGCACCAAGTCTAGAATGCGCTGACCCGTATATCTCCCCGACTGGACATCGAAAGAAATCCCCACACGATGTGTCCTGATCTGCTGCATGACAGAGTGTGGGAAATAGCCACAGTTCAGCGTAATGTGTGGATGCTCCAGCGGCCCGTAGTGCCCGCGATCGCTGGCCAGGAGGTGCGTGATTATAGACTTTCCTGCCGAGTCCTCAGTCAGTGCAGGATTGCCGCCATCCCAGCCAACCTCGTCATAAACATAGTGCTCTGAGTAGTCCTGGTGCATCGCTGCCCACACAAGCTGCTGTGGGTTTTCGGTGCGCTGGAGGACTTCGACCTTGAAAAGGGGATCGGACATATTGCCAACAGATACGGGTCAGTCAATATTGCCCAGCCGTTGCAAACCTACTGCTATCAATTGACACATAGAGAGCAAAAAGACTACGATATAGAAACGAACTCAAACAAACCAAATGTCGCCAACTCCAACTCTGACCGTTCAAAAGGCAATCCTAGACCTGATCGACGTATCAGGCCCGCAGGACTACACATCGATTCTTTCCGAGGTTCGCACTCAGGTTATCGGAATGGATAGTGTTTCAGTCGCCCGCAGTGCTACGGATAATGCACTCAACCAGTTGATCCGCAGCGGTAAAGTTGTTTTAGACGGGAAGTGGGGAAACACGGTATACGGACGCCCTAGCGATTTCTAAGGCTTTTGATTGCAGAACACTTTACCCGTACCCACGCATGAACCACGATTTTTCGATTTACGACACCAGGATAGTTGGGAAGCTTGGTAGCCTCGTCTCTTCAGACCGGGGAGTGGATCAAGGATGGGGCACGAACCCTTGGGTGTGGGACTAGAGTTCGTAGAAGTATAAAACTGTCGAAAGGCTGCGATACTCGATAGCGGGCTGAGGGAGGCATGTACGATCGCTGGAAGCCGCATTCCACCGTTCATTCAAGCCTCCCGTATTTTTTTGAGGCATCAGAGCACCGTTTTTCGGGCAAAAACCGGGACTTCGTGGGTAGATGCTGGTTCCAGGTAAGTCCTGGCTTTTACCCCGTAAGTCCCGAATCTTATCCCTAGCGTCCCCAACAGGGCTGACCCGGCTCCAATATGGGGTTCCACATCGGCCCGAATCCTGCCCTGTAAGATCCGCAGCGTACTCGGTAGGCGCTGAAGGTTGCCCACAGTTGTAAGCCAAAATACTCATTGCCAATTAATTGACAACCCGAAGTGTCAAAGATTACGATACGGTTATAAACCAAAAACCTTTTCACCTATGGACATCGACGCTAAAATCTCCGAACTAAAGAAATCTGTCGCAGACCTGACTGATTCGTACTGCCTCGCTCTCGCAGCGGGCAACCTGAGACATATTGCTGTGGCTCAGGCATGTTTGAACTCCGAGAAGGACGCCTTAAATGAACTGATGAAGAAGAAATTCGCAAAGCAGCGCAGGGCGATCGCTGCAAGTTGGAAATCAAAACGTGAGGCTTCTGTATGACGTATAAGATTGTTCGATTGTTCATGTGCCATGCTGCTCCACAGGTTCTAAGAACGGGAGTTTGCTTTTCAGAAGCTAAGGCTCACTGTGAAACGAACGCGGGAGTATCCGACGAATGGATGGATGTTTTCACGTTAGAAATCAACTGAAATAGCTGAACTGTGGTAGTATTCGATTGACACTTTTAACAGGATTTAGAACGATTATGAACAGAGGACAAGTGATCGAAGCCATGCTAGAAAAAGCACCCGGTGCTAAAAGGAAAGATATTTCTGTTTTCCTGGATGCTTTTACGATGGTTGTTACCGAAGAAGTTTCTCGCAATGGCGACGTAACTCTGGCAAAGTTCGGAAAGTTTTCCAAGAAAGTTTCAGCCCCTCGCATTGGTCGGAACATCCGCACAGGCGAGACAATTGAGATCTCTGCGAGAGAGTATCTTGTGTTCAAGCAGGCGAAGGGTGTCCTCGGTTCAGTAGAAGCTGAAACGTCTGAGGTCGCCTAGATTTTCAAGTCGATTTGGTTGATTCCCGCCGTCCACATGGGCGGCTTTTTTCATGCCCAGGTGTGGATGGGCGTAGGTGATCCTGCTCCAGATTTCGTCTCCCAGTATGTCGCCACCAGTGTGGGCTTGACCAAAGATTTGGCGATCGCCGCCTCTCGGAAGTCACGCAGCCAAGCCACATCGTCGATGTCCAATACGGGTAAAGTGAAACATCGGCAACCGACATGGAGTGGCGGTGCACTGTCCCCTAGCCGATAGATCAGACCGTTGCGACCCAGGCACCATTTGCAGGTTTTCGTGTCCGCCGTCGCCACGAGCGCCCACATATCAACGTCTGCTGCGGCGTATGTTGCAAGCGCTGCGCCCACACTGGCGTTGATCACCTCAGTTTGTGCGATCGCCCTAGCCTGGGCTGCGGTGCTGCCTGCAAGAGTTTGAATAGATCGGGCGATGCCTTGCATACTGCTGCCCATAGCCAGTCCTACGCCCACAGCATTTGCGGCGTTTGTGGCAAAATCTTCGGTGTGCCGGAACAATCGAGCAGATGCGTCGCGGGCAACTAGAGTGATCGCTTCTACAGGAACACTCGCGGCTACAACAGCGTTTAACCCCGCAACGCCCAGCATGTCTACTCCATACTCTGCCGAACTAGAGTAAGCGGCTGTAATGGTTTGGTTCAATGACGACTCGATTGCTTCTCGGTCGCGTGTCGTCAAAAAGTTTTGGAGCGTCTTTACCTGATCCAGAATGATGACTTGCCGTTGCCGATTTGACAGCGCCAGTTCGGACAATGTGGCAGATAGGTTGCGAGAGCGGGTCAGTTCTTCTTCCAGCCGTTGCCCAGCCGCCAAATAGATACGTTGAAGCCGCTCGACTGTGGGCGCTTCCAATGCAGCTAGGGTGGTGTCTAGCGATTGAATGAGAGCGAGAGTGCGTTTCCTATCCATTTTCGGGTGTAGACACGTCGCCTGTATCGCCGTCTAACGGACTGGGTTGTAATGCCGCCTGCTGCATAGATAGAGCCTGTTCCATCCTCTCAGTCCGCTCCGCTGCTGCGGCTTGCAACTGATCAGCAGCGGTTTTCTCATCGAATAACCCGGAACGGGTCAGCAACGTCATGTCGCTGATCACACCCTTCTCATGCAAAGCCATCAGTTTATCGAACTGCGCGGATGGCTCCGTTTGCATGAGTTCCCATTCTGCCCGTGTGTCATCCACATCTCCGAGTAGTGCCATTGCCGTTGTGCGGCTCATCAACCCCTCCTTGTACGTGGCAATGATCATGTCTCGTTCCTCTGGCAGGAGGCTACCGATCCACGGTCGGAGGTGTGCCACAGGGGTTAGGTCTGCGAACTCGCCGTCTACGTCCAGTAGACGCATAACGGACTCTAGAACACCAGTGATCGCTGCCTCCACAATGTTTACGTGACGATCAAGCGAGATTACAAAATCCTGCTTTACGTGGATGCGGCTGACCCCAGACATAGACCCATCGCCCGCGTTTAGCAAAAAGCCCTGACCGAATAGCACGTACATGAGAGTGCGGTAAAGCTGAACGGTTCGCTCGAAGGTGTCCACGTTTACAGGGTCTTCAATTGTCATGCCCGGTGTGGTCAGCGACGGCTGGCGAGGGTCGCCGTATGGGATGCCCGCTAGGAAGATGTTCTTGTTTGGCCCAGTAACAAATGGTGCCCCATTCGGAACGAACATTTTCTGGTTGGGTCGCTCCGGGTCGTCCACATAATCGCCTGGGGGAAGAGTGCCAGTGAAATATTTGGTGCGATAGCCTGCCAGCAGGATATTGATGTTCAGCGTGGTCAAAGCTAAGTTGCAGGAGTTCTGCACTCGCTTCACATCCTCACACACAACAGGATCGATGCGTATCTCCTGTACTGTCCAACGCTCATTTAGCTGTGGGTAGATATCGACTTGCGTGGTGTCCGGCGTAGACGGATCTGCGTTGGCATTGTAGGAAGATTCGATTACTAGGTCGTGGTAGGCAGGGGACGATGCGCTGGGCACCCCGAACTCGCCATCGCCGTCGGTTGCTTCTAGGTCGTCGCCTTCCTCATCAGGATCGAACCAGTATTGCTCCTGGCTTCCACCCTCGAAAGTGTAGCTGACGCGCTCAAGCATTCCGTCGCTGTCTCGCTCTACCTGAACGGAACCAGGTAACGGGCTGTGCAGAGCAATCCGCCTGTAGAAGTCGGGCGATCGCCGGAAGCGGCGTGGCATCCACAGGCGTAGGTAGCCACGACCATCGACTAGCGCATGGATCACTGCATCCCGAAACGGGTCGCCCCAGTCTGAGTCTTGGGAAGATACTTGCTGGCGCTGGTGTTCGATCCACTGCTGGAGCAGCCTGTATGGTTTATCGACCCTCCCAGCGTCTATTTCCTGACCATCCTTGCCCTTCAATGTGAAGTGGAACGGCTTGCCAATCAGCGCGGATGTGTGTCTCTGAACGCACTCTCCTATTAGATTGGCAGACAGATATATTCGCTCAAGCTCTGCGTACTTTTCGGCGTAGTCTTCTGAGCCAGGTGCAGGCAATGGGCCAGAGTAGAACGGGGCCGTCTTTCCTGTGTAATAGTCCCAGCTTGTCTCGTCTAGATACGCGGCATCCTGCTTGCAGCCGATCTGTTCGGTGCGTCGGTTGCGTCCGTAGATGCCGCCGTAGTTTTCCCCGATCTTTAGCCGAAATTTGCCGCGCTTGTTTTTCACAGGTGTCTCCGTCGTTCAGGAAAATATACCCGCAATTCAGTACATCAATTCATTGACTACATTTTGCATAATTGCTACGATATAGAAACGAATCAATAGACCACAAATATGGGTTATATCAGAAAGACCTGCGACGAGTTTGATATCGAAATGCTGACCAACTGTGGCTGGGAGGTTGTCGATTGCCAGTCCACAAGGAGGCGCGTGTTTGCGTAAAGGTTTATCGGACAGAGCAACCAGGTTATGTGTATCGAATTAAGAAACGCCGGATCGCCTTAAAAAATTTGGATGGAGGTTTCAAATTGAAGCATAAAAAGTCAACAGAATTTGCCATCCCCAAGTGTTGCAAAAAAAGTCGAGGAATGTTTTTACACACTTTTACAGATTTAGGAGAAGGCACCCGGCTATGTATTTTCGGGAAGGGCTTGTAAGTGTGATTCAATTGCTGTCGAGTTTGACTTCGTTACTAACGGGCATCCAACTTGTATAAAACTCAATTATTTTCTATGAGCCACGTTGTTGCATCAAAACCCGGTCGGATCATGTTAGAGCGCTATGTTTACGGAAACCGGGTTCGTCGGTATGGAAAACTCAAGTCTGCTGATCAAATGAAGCAGGCATGCTGGACGATCGTTCAGTATGGAGCGCCGCGCGGGAGCTTGTGGCAGGCTGACCACATTGTCCCGGTGGCGGAGGGCGGCGGCGAATGCGGGCTGGACAACCTGCGGACACTCTGCACGCCCTGCCACAAAGCCGCGATCGCCGCGCTGCGGAAACGGCTGGCTGAGGAGAGGCGATGGGCAAATCAGCTCACGATTGACCAGGAGTGACGCGCATCCTACGCTTCTATGCGAAGCATGAAGCGTAGAGCATTCACATGGAACTACGAGAAAAAGAAAATGCCCCATGACCAGCGCAAAGCACAGCTCACAAAGTGTGGAGTTTTACACTCCGCCCGCAGTATCAGATTGCACTCGCTCAGTGTGTGGCGGCCCGATTGATCTTGACCCAGCATCTTGCCACGCAGCGAACATGCTAGTTGAAGCGGCCCGGTTCTTTACTGAAGCGGATAACGGCTTGTCCCAATCCTGGGTAACACCTGACGGGTTCCCGACTCCAGTCGTGCAATGCAACCCGCCAGGTGGCGTCAAAAGGCATGGGCACACGCAGATCTCGAATCAAGCCCTGTGGCTCAAGACCATGCTCGATCTATGGCTAGCAGGCGAGTTTGTTTGTGGCGTGTTTGTCGGATTCCAGATGTCTCCGCTCCGTCTGGTTCAGGGGTTCGACTCGAATGGACGTTATCGCGTTCTAGGCAGGTTGCCTATCTGCATTCCGCGCAACCGCATGAGCTTCTGGCTGAATACCGATGACTTGCCACACTGGAAGGTGATTCGCCAGGCTGAGACGAGAGAGGCTGCTGATGCCGCATATGTGGAACTTCAAACGTTTGTCGAAAAGCAGAAATCGCTTGGGTTATTCCGCCAGCAGGACGGCGTTACGCTGGTACAGTCAGCCAGGCCCACGCAAGATAATGTAATTATTGGATTTCCGCCCATCCACAATGGTGCTGGGTTTTGCACCAGGTTTGAGCGAGAATTTGGTGAAAAGTTTGGCGACTGCGCGATGCCGACCGTGCTGAATGTCGGTCAGATTGCTGCTTATATAGATTGACAAATTAATGTGGAGGCTGGGTGTATCGCAAGGCGCTGTAGCTACATGCCTGCGGTGATCGCCGTCTTGAAGACAGGTGTGGGCGAGTGCATTCTGATGGTGTCGTACAGCGCCTCGAACGCTCCGTTGGCAGCGTCGGTTTGATCCCAGTACGGGTTGTCGTCAGGCACCCCGTGCAGCTCGTCCACAAACGGTTTATTCCAGCTAGCGTGTACCAACACCGTCCTACCCTGTTCCGTCCACGCTGACAGCAATCGGCAGCGCACCAGTTTGTCACCCGCCGGAGACACTGCTTCGTGGTCATAGCCGCGCAGCATCTCGGTTAGGTGATAGGCGTCTCGAATGCCGCTCGACCCCGGCTCCATCTCAGTCCTGATCTTGGTCAAGTACCCGTCATTGCTGGCAGTATCCACCACATGCTGGTCAAGCTTTGCCGGGCCCAGGCGACTGCGACTCACGTCCAGGATGTAGACCGTATTGTTGGGAATGTGGTAAGCCATCCACACGCCTGCGGTGTAGCACGGCCCGTCCTTCTTGCTTCCTTTGGTCGGCGGTCGATAGTCCTGCTGCGTGGCGGCAAAGTCCCAGAAGCGAACGATCGCAGTGTTCCTGTCCGGTTTGGCTGGGTTGAACGGCAGATCTTCCCAGTCGCAGTATTTGAACCATGTCTGGTCGAAGACCATACCGGAAGTTGCTTTGATCTTCCAGTTGCCCTCCAGTAGGCGCAAGCGGTCAATGCGCGGCAAGGCTTGTAGGTTTGCCAGGTAGCCTGGGTCAACCTTGAGCAATTTTTGGTTGAAGTGAACACTGCTGCGAATGAAGGTAAACGACTTGGGCGGGATGTTGTAGCGCAGCAAATCGTCCGGGTCATTCGCCCACACAAACTCATCGTTAGCTCGAATGAACCAGCGAATCTTGCCGGAGCGCTCCGGGATGATGAAGCCATCGTCACCGATCCACCAGTCGATGAACTGGGTGATCCATGAGTCGGGGTCAGCAGGGTTCATCGTGGCGCGGATGATCGGGCGCACGCCGCAGGTTGATCGGTTCCGCGAGAACATGTACCAGTAAGAGTCGCCGTGCTTCCAGTGCGACAGTTCCTCGAAATAGATGGCCGGTAGTTCAGACCCCTGCCACTTCAAGCAGTCCTCATAGCTGGCTAGATAGCGGAAGTCCACACGGCTACCCTGTGGGAATGTCCAACGGTAGTTGCCGATCGCATACCGTCCGCCCAGGTATGGGTATAGCTGGTGCGATGCGTCCTTCAGTCCACCCTGAACGGTGATTTGAGTGAGCTGCGCTCGAAAGATAGTTGCGCCGTAATTGGGATTGTTGATGTGGCGAACCGCATCCAGCAACGTGCTGAAGGTTTTGCCGCCGCCAGCAGACCCGCCCGCCCATACGCAGTCTGCGGGACAAGTTAGAAACTCCGTCTGCGGGCCACGCTGCGGAGCAATTATTTTCCGTTTGGTCGGCACTGGGCAATCGTGAAGTGTTAGAAATATTGCCCAATCTCGTATCAATTGACGACTAGCAGTTAAAAAGGATACGATACAGATATCGAATTACTTAGGACTATTTGTCCACGACATAGATGGGATAATGCTGAACGATCGCGCCACGTACCGTCATTGGATTGATGTGGAACTGCCTGCTCTGGCTCAGCAGCACGGCTGGCAGATACGCTTCAATCACTGCTTCGGTCGCATTATCCTGGACAACGTGGTTCAGGGTGATTGGCGGCGGAGCGTCCCGGCACCCGCTTGGGCTAACCTGTCCACGGCTCAACTGGCGCAGGCGATCGCCATTGCAGAGAGTGTGGCGAAAGATGCCACAGGTCGAGCGTTGTACGAGTTAGATCGAAAGTCTCATCTGTGGAGGGGAAAGTCGTTGAAACGAAGGCACTTGCTATGAAAGCTCTTTATGTTATTCGAGGTGTTTCTGGATCAGGAAAGACACCATTGGCGAAAAAATATGCCCCTGGTGGAACCCGTTGAGCCGCGATATTTCGGCTGATGATTATCCTGGGCGCTACCTAAAAAATGGCACTCTGAACCCAGACATACCGCACAGTGTGGCGCACTCTTGGGTGCGACAAACTGTAAAGTACTGGATGCAGCGCGGAATGCGTACGATTGCCGTACACAATGTGTTTGCTTCCACAGGATTTATAGAAAGATATATTGAAATGGCTCAGCACTATGGGTATCAGGTGCATGTAATTCACTGTGAGGCAGTGATACGCAAGGATGGAAAACTTGCACCCAGCAGTCATGGTGTACCGGACAGTGTGCAACAGCGGTGGATTGCAGAGTGGGAGGGCTGGCGAAGTGGCAAAAAATAAGAAAAAGTTGTTTGATACATTCTGACAAGCTACGTAGGCACCGGGCAGACTCGGTGGACGTATCCGATCAGTCCGCCGCGTTGCCCAATCTGCAAACCGACCGCCGTGACCGTCGGGATGTGCGCCCGCCATTGCAAAACAGGGTTTGGTTTGATTGCCTGTCCACACTGGATGCAAAAGTTTTTGGGTGGCTTGTTGATACCGTCGAAACATTGTTCATTCAAGCGACCAGCACCTCACCCCACGCAAAGTCTCGGTCGCCTCGCACGAACTGAAAGTTTTTGCCATCGGCTGTGAACGTGCCGATAAAGAAAACTTCATCGATTGCGGCGATCGCGTCTTCCTCCACGTTCAGCAGTCCAACAAACTGCTTCGCTGACTTGTCAAAGCCCACCAGCTTGTCGCCCTCCAAGCCCAGAAACACATCTGGGTATAGAAACCCCTGAGCCATGCGTTTGGCCCCGTCGTAGACGAGTAGTGTGGGCTTGATGCCTGCTTCTAGAAACTCGTCCACGGTGAAAACTTCAACCAGATTTTTGCCAAGCATGTGGTAGCCGAGCCAATCGACCACATCAACGGACGGGTACGGCGAATACCGCTGTATGGAGGATTTCAGGCTGCGCGTGGTGTTGGATGATTGGCTCATTGGATCGTCGCGTGATTTGCTCGATCGTAGCACTGGGCATAGTATGGCGACAAACCTGACGAGGATTCTATGAACCCCAAAAAAATGCCCGCCACTAAGCCCACGTCGCCCAGCAAGAAAAAGAAGTACGAAAAGAAAACCAAGTCATTAGGTGTGCCTAAAGCTGCCTGCTAACCCCTGCCGCGTGCCGCCTTCTTACGAATAGCTGCTAAGTCGCGTAGGATACCCTGCGCGGCTTCGTTTGGGTGTTTAGTGCTTGAGACAGTTCTGGCAAGTTGGTTTCGCGCCTTGATTGATGCGTTCCGATAGAGGGTGTTCAGGTCTTGCCCTGCTGCACGCTCAGGGCTACCAATACGCCCTTTACCAGGGACAGCCCTCATATCATTAATGGCGGCTCTGAGGGCGTCTACCTGGGCTTCCACAGGACGCTCTTTGAATCCTGTAACCTGCCTCCTGATTATGCCTGAGATGCGTTCCGCATTAGACGATCGAGTAGCCCTCGTGGATGGAGCAGCACTCGCAGCAGCAGGAGCCGATACCGTCCCACCCCCGACGGGTGCCCGACTCGCAGCCGCAGGCGCAGCGGATGCAGGACGCCCACCACTGCCACCCGCAGCGCCGCCCCCTGAGCTACCCCCTCTAGTTCCAGAGCCACCGCCACGCTTCTCTGGATACATCAGTCTAATTTTTTGGTTACGCATGTTAGGCTCCTGCCGCTATAAGTCTTCTATTTGAGTAGTTGCGCCGTGCCTGGACAACCTTGGGAACCGTAAGCATCGCTACGGCAGCACCCGTCAGCGGAATCTTGCCAACCACTGGCAGGGCACCTAGTACGGTCGCTGACAGGTTGCCGATCGCCCAGCCGGATATATCTCCTGTGGCATCGTCCGCCAGCTTCTCCCCACGCTCTTTGTAAATCTTTCGGATCTCTGCCGCCATGAGCTGTACTTTTTTGACGCGAGATGCGCGTTGAAAGTCTTGTCGGTTCCGCATCCGGTCTGCTGCCTCAATGCCCACAGATGAAAGTGTGGCGGCTTGACGAACGGTTAACGCGCCAACAATATCACCAGCCAGCGATCCCAATGGGCCGGCAGTCGCTCCACCCACAATGCTGCCCACCATGCCGCCTACGTTTACTGCCATGTCCTCTGACAAGAGCTGTTCTTTGGCGAGTTGCTTGAGCCGTGCGATGCGAGATGTGGAGCCACCCGTACCGGAGCCGCCTGCGTCAGTTGATGAACCGCCGCGCTTCTCTGGGTGGTGATGCCGAATCTTTTGGTGCCGCATCCTGGACTATGCCCAATTGCCAAATCAAGTGAGTCTTGATAACTGCCTTATGATTCTTTTTACTACTGGGTTTGTTGGAGCGTTGAAGCTGGTTCGTGACAGGATTGATCGGGCGTCAGGGACGCTGCCCGAAATAATGTGAATATATCTCGACTTGCCCTGCGGGTTAACGCACCGCGATCGCCCCTTGGTGCCAATTGGTTGATTGCAGCCTCCAAGAAACCAGCCTGTATATCTGCACCATATCTTTCAAAATTTGTTATAGATTTCACCTCTGTGTTTGCGCCAAAAAGCGTGACATGCTCCCGACCCTCACGCTTCGGCTGTTGTCTCCTAGCTGATCCGCATTCTCTTCCGCCTTCGCTTTTGCCAGGTCTTGCTTGACGCGAAGTTCGTGGAGTCGAGTACGATACCGAACCACACGCGCACCCACCCGCTCGGCATCTGACTCAAGCAGCCCCTTGAATCCCTGCCCATAGATCAGCACTGTATCCGGCTGGCACCGATGCAGGAACTCTCGGTAGCCGTCTACGAAGATACCTGCACTCCTCGCATCGTTCAGCTCGACTGTGGCGATCGCAAAACTGCCCCCCACAGGGAGTCCGTCGAAGCAGTATCGGTAGCTGCCAGGGGTCGCCCAGGACACGGTAGGGATAGTATTAATGCCGAGCGACTGCCACAGGCTGCCTATAAACCGAGTTCGGTACGTTTGCCAGATTAGTACCGCCGTCTCCCAGTCTCGATACAGACTAAAGTCGGGCGTGAGGGTGCATCCGATTTTCTCAATGACCGCAGGCATGTGTGGATCTCTGTTAGCGCGGAGCCACACGTTCTCGAACTCGCAGTCGTCGCAGAAAAAACTGATGCAGTCGCCCAGTCCCTCGCGCCATTTGTGCTTTTCGTCGAATGGAAAGAGTTGCTTTGGTACGTAAGCGCATGGCTCCATCTGTGGGATGCCGAAATCGCCTACCGTTGGGGGTCGGAAGAAATCGTTGATGTTGTAGTGGTTGCGCCCAGCCTTGTCGAGCCACCGAGCGGATAGCCGCCGACGGGTCATTGGCTTCTCTCCACAGTTCCAAGCTTGTCAGTTGCTTCCATCGCCATACCTGCTATGTGCCGCTTAGACAATGCCCAGCCAGCCATAGGCGGGTGCGTCTGTCTTTAAGCATCCAGTGAACCGCCGTAACTTACTGGACTATAAGACGCACATAGCTTGCGATATAGAAATCAACCTAATCGATATAAAAATGAAATTCACCGTATCCGACCTCCTCGACCTGGCAGATGAACTCCGCGACCAAGTGGAAAGTGGTGAACTCGAAGAAAACACGCCCGTAACCCTTTTCCACCAGCCTGCGTGGGCGCTGGAATTGCAGGTGGAGAGCATCGTCCCGATGACGGATGAAGCTGGCACCGTGCAGAAACTTGTGGTCGTAGGTGGTGAGCAAATCGGCTACGCGCCTGGTGACGAAGTTGAGCGGCTGCGCTCCGAGTTCGACGTGTTCCGCAAGTATTGATTACCTGGGGCGGTGCGATCGCCCTGCGTCACCGACAAAATGCCCCCGCTTAAATCGATTGAAAAATAGAAATAGGACGCGCATCATGAACGTAGAAAAAAACGAAGTGACCAGCACAGTCGCAGGCGAAATGCTATCTCTAGATTTCAGCCAGTACACGCTAAAGACTGGCGATCGCCTGTACATTGTTGCCAGGAAGTGTAATGGCACCACGGAAGACATCGGTGCTTGTGTTGTAAAAGCAGGCAAAGACGGCGAAACCGTATTCACGAACGATGACTATGTGACGCTAATGTTTGGCGGCGCGAACACGCTCAGGATTTCCGTCAAGCAGTTGTTCTCTGGGTTCTACGTAACGGACATCAACACGCTGGCATACCCAGCCACAGGGTGTTTGTGGCGCAACATCAAGACAAACAAATTGTATGTAGTCCGTTACGCCGGAACCCACACGGAGACGAGCGAGGCACTGGTCGTCTACCGGGGTGTGGCGGACAACGCCCCAGCCGACCCCAATGATGTCTGGTGCCGCCCGCTGTGGATGTGGCAGCACAAGTTCAAGCCGATGGACTAGTCTTCGTCATCGTCCAGGTCTGGAGGTGCCGCCGTAGCCCGCACCGAATCCCGGCTATTGTCTGGGATGTAGATCTGGACGGTGTTAGCCGATCCATCACTGCTGGTGATATCGATCTTCTGCTCCTGCACGTCTCGCCGGCCATGCCGCGATCGCTCCCAATGCACAGCCGCCTTAAACGCTAACCCTGGATCTCGCTCCTGGGTCATAGACCCCCACAGCGTCCGAGCGGCCATGTGTTCACTGTTGGCAAATCCGTCCTGAATTGCGTCCATGACCTGCGGATGTTTTGATTTCCAGTATGCCCACGTTCTCGGCGCGATTCTGGAACCATGCTGCGCTCGAAGTAGCGCTAACAGAGATTCGTCTGTTAGTCCCAACATAGTCGCCGTGGTTATTGTGGTTAGCACTCCTGGGTCTATGTCAGAAAATTTCCTCGGCATTGTTGCACTTTTTTAGTACTCAGTGTCAGATAGTGCCCACAGGCAGTAATGCCGTATGGGTCAATGTTTTTCGGCTGCACCGAAACGGTTGCCGACTATAAACTTAACGTTAACCGCTTGACCTATAGACGCAAATTTCATACGATATAGATACCACCCAATCAACCAATTGCTAAGATGCTTTCTCTAAAAAATATAAAGGTCAATGGCGGGCAAGAAACCACCCAGTTCACAGCTAGTATCTATCTCGGTAAAAAGAAAATTGGTGAAGTTTCTAATGCTGGTGTAGGCGGTTGCAACCGATACGACTTCAAAACTCCAGAAGATCGAAACATTTTCTACAAAGCAATAGAGGATGAACGCGCTGGAGAGTTTAGCCCAATGACTCGAATCAGTCATTGGGTGTACGAAACACACATGCAGCGATACCCAGAGTTGTACACAGTAGCAGGACGAGACGCAGACTCGATTATTGACTGTTTGATGGATGCCGCTCAGATAACTAAGCACTTCAGCAAAAAAACTCTGTTTGTTGTTCAGGGAGAAGATGAGCCTGGGTGCTACCGAATGATCAACAAGCTTCCAAGCGAATCAATTAGAGAGACATTGGTATCCCGGTTTTGTGATCGAGTAATTATTTTGAACGACATGGAGCACTGATATGCGGTACATTGGCTGCTGCATTAACCTGAATGGCGACGATATCAACGAAATAAAAGATAGCTCCAAGGAAATCCAGTACAGAACATTCATAAAGAATGTGGGTAGCAGTGCAGTCAGCAGACTGTCAGACACACTGGGCTACACGGGCAGCAGGCTCACGCTGTCATCTGATTGGCATGTACGTTTTATCGTGGAAAATACCAGGTAAAACGTGCTACTACTGCGCCCACAGTGCCATTGAATGTATTTTCCTAAAGACTTGACATACTGCTACTAATCCGAGACGACACAGAAAAGGTTCAATTTTTCTAAACGTGCTGAGTTTTTTAGGAGGACAGATCAATGCAAGTGGCTGAAGACAGCCCTCTGCCTGCACGGAGTATGAATCGCGGTCGATGTAGGGCGATCGCTAAGCCGAAGGAAGAACAAAACGCCGCACATTAGTTATGGGCCGGGGAAAGCGATACTAGCTCAGGGTGAAGCGTCTAGGCGAACGCTGCTGCGGGCGATAGAAGATATGTCCACGCAGCGTGGGCTGGACTGGGTGCCATCTATGTACGCGGTGAGCAAGTCGCGGCTGCTCGATGTAGTGACCCAAGGCGTTATCAGGCAGCGCATGAAAGTGCTCGTTAGGTACGGTCTGGTCGGGTTTGCTGTACGAAAGGACGGGCGCTTTGTCCACACGTACTATTGGACGACTTCGAAAGGTGTGGAAGTGCTTAAGTCTGGCGAGTCCATTACGCTGAAACTGAAATGCTGAAAACTGAAAGAGATACGCCCACAATGGGCATTCGCGTTCTTCGTGCCGCTAAAAAGAAATTTGGGAAACGGAACATAGCCGTGTTTTTCGAGCACGGGCATTGGAACTGCCGAGTTAGCCATAACCACGACATCACCGATTACTCGGTACTAGATGCCAAGGGAGTCGGTTCAATCGATGGATTTGACTTTGAGGAGATTTAGAATGGCAGAACGCACGTACAAGTCCGTTACGCTTCACCAGCCGTGGGCGACCCTCATTGCAGCAGGACTGAAACAGTACGAAACCCGCTCGTCTAAGATCTCCTGGCGCAATTACTCAGGTGATCTGTTAATCCACGTTGGGGTGCAGAAGATGACCGAGTCTGGTTGGGAGTTGCTGGAAGATTTAGAGGGGCTTGGCTATGACGTTCCCTTAGACTACCCGCTCGGCGCTTTCGTTGCAGTCGCAAGGATGTCCGGTTCTCTTACCATGTGCGATCGCCCTACGATGGGTCGAGAGATCGATATGAGTTGCGTGTCCCCGCTTGAAAAAATGGTCGGATACTGGTTGCTGGCGCGGCTGGCGATTCCGTTGCTTGATGTGCAGGTGATCAACCCGATTCTTGCAAAAGGTAAGCAGGGTTTGTGGACTCCGAAGGCAGAGCATGTAGAGATGATCGGGTTACAGTAAACATACAGTAAACCGATAGACTACTAGATGTTAACTTGTTACGATACAGGTATCCACATATTCACCCATTCCCAAACCATGTCTATCTCCCAACAGATTCAGAACTCCATCCAAATTCCAGCCAACCTCGTTCCGTACTTAGATCAAGCCTCCAGCAATGCGTTTCGGGCAAACAACCTACGCGCAAATTCCCACATCCAGTACATCACCTCATCCGGGCTGTTTACTTACCTGTGGTGTTTCTCAAGCTCATTCCGAAACAAAGTTCTAACCATTTACACAAACGCTCAAGTCGATTCCCCGGACTTCAACGAGACATACGCGCTCCAGTCCATCTAACCCAACTAGCAGCGCCCAGGTTCACTTGGGCGCTAAACCCTCTGCTTTGCACCAAATAAAACACATGCAATACTTCATCGGAGTTTCAGTCAGAGGAAAGGCTGGCGCAGCCGTTAACGAGACGCGCCGCTACCTGAAGTCCATTGAGGTGAAAACGCCCAGCACCGCGCCGCACATCACGATCGTTCCTCCGTTCAACCTGGACAATGATCACAAAGATGTGTTGATCGAAGTGCTTGAAGGGCACAGCGGGTTCGATCTGTTCAACCTTGATATCGGTTTCCCGAAGGTGTGGAAACCCTCAACGCTTATCCTTCCGGTAGTTCAGAGTGAACCGCTGACTGACCTGTTTCAGACCACGCAGACCAGCGTATCGGCGTTCGGAATAAGCCTTGCGAAGCGCTTTAATCCACACGTTACGATCGCCAAAGGTTTGACCCAAGATCAGATGTCAGACTTCTGGGACTGGTGCCGAACTGCGGCTGGGCAGTCTACCCTGTTCGAGAAAGGAATGTCCACACGGGTTGGAGATGTAACCCTGTATGAACGCGAATCGAAATACCACGAGTGGAGCGGGCAAGCGGTCAGCGCAATCCCGTTCTGATACGTTTCCGGTCGTCCTGCCGCAAGCACCCGACACCGAATGTGTGGCCCGGTTAGACGGTGGAGATGCACGGCAAGCCCGGTTGCAGATACTAGCGCCCGACCACATGCGCCATTTTGCTTGGGTTGCCTGGTCGATGGTTCCAGACGGTACACAGTTGTTATTAGGTTAATCCCATGCAAACAGACTTACGTGTCCCAACGTTTCGACAGATGTGGATCGATGGACTGGACATAAAAGAGTTTCCTCATGAGATAGCGAGGGTGTCGCTAAATCTGCTCGACCTAAAGCGTGAGCTTAGAGAAGCATTGTCGGCACTCAACGTCTACGCTTCGGCAGTTGACATGGCGATCGCCGCCAATGCCACGCTAAAGAATGACGCTGCCCGCAAAGCCGCTCGGCTGGCAGCGTCCACGACGGACGCAATGCTCATCGAAAGGCAGTCCGCTGTGGACGCTCTGCAAGATCAAATCGAAGAGACACAGATCGATCTAACGTTGCTACGAGACATGTTCTCTGTCGTCAAAAAATTGACGCCAACGATGGACAATCTTAAGTAAAAAGTTTACGATACAGATACGTAAACACAGGTAACACGTTCATGATTCCACTGATTGTTGCTCTGTTGCTGTTAGTTTTTGCAGTTCCCACAGAATCCGTGATTGCAGACGCGCATACGCTTGTTTCTGAATACGAGCCGCCTGTAGAAGGTGGGACGAGCACTAGCCGAGGGAGTGGTGCTAGAACGTAGGTTGATCTGTTGACAGGTTGCTTTGAATAGTCAACGTTATTGGAGAAGGTCTATGTACCGAGTCGAAGCCGCCCGCTATCAAAAGACATGGATTGTAGAAGTCTACATGGGGCACGGAAAAGGATGGCGAAAGGATAGTGAGTTTCACTTGTACAGCCAGGCACAGGAAGAACGCGATCGCCTTCGGTTGCAGTACGCCGATGTCAGGGTTAGGCAGATCCAGCCGAACGTCGTTGGAGGGTTGCACATTGACTGATTTGGAACCCAGCCACGCATAATATTGATTTTCGTGGCTGGGTGCCAACGATCTTAACCTCGATTGCATCTAGGAGTAACACTGTTGAAAACCCAGCTTGGAATATTAAAATTATCCGATCTGAAAGTTGACGATGAAGAGATCGCGTTATCTATGCTATCGGCTTCAAAAGACATCGGCGGAAAGACAGTCCATTCAATATCGGGAGGCAGATCTTCTGCATATATGGCGATGCACTACCCAGCAGACCATTTAGTATTCGCTCTTGTGCTGACGGAAGATCCCGCCTGTCGCATTCAGGATAAAGGACTGCTTTCAGCCATTCGGCAAAAGTGTCCAGAATTTGAAGGAAGCCGAGAGTTAGACATGACTCTCCTAAATGTTCTTCGTTTAGAACAAGAACTCGGAAAAGAAATCAGATGGTGCTATGGCGTCAATTACGATCAATTGATTAGGGAGCGCAAGATGCTCCCTAATCAAGCAATGCGTTTTTGTACCAAAGAAATGAAAGTAATGCCAATATTTTCAGAAGTGTTTGCAAATATTCTAACTGGTGAGTATTCAGAATCGCTAAAAAGATTCATTGCAGATCCCATTCAAATGAGCATCGGGTTCAGGTACGATGAGGCTCCTCGTGTGTACAAAATGCTAGGAGCCGAACGCACTAACAACAAATGGGATTGGTCTGCGGCTGGAGCATGTGAGAAATTCAAAGTTTCGCTGGAATGCGATATTGAAGGCAAGTTCAAAAAGCAGCATCGATGGATTAAAAATTACGAATGGCGAATTAGACAGGCACCTATGTTTGTAGACCGAATCACAAGGGCGCATGTAAACAAATATTGGGAAAAGAAAGGATGGAATTTTCCAGAGATCTCAAACTGCGATTTCTGCTTTTTTCATACGGCTGAACAAATGAGAGAGCAAAAGCGTCTGTACCCAGATCGAGCTGAATGGGGCTTGAGAAAAGAAGCAGAAACAGGCGCAACCTTTAACAAAAAAGCCTCGATGCGTGAAATTTTCGATGGTGCGCCTGTTTCGTCTATGCCTCTCTTTAACAATGAGTGTGCCTGCACGGATTGATATAGTTTGAGATTAACGCTACGTCCTATCGTATCGCTGTGTCGTTGGAGGGTTGCACATTGACTGATCTAGTTGGCGGGCGGTTTTATTTGAAAAGAAGTAGAACCGTTCCGTTTAGCGGGGTATACCAGGTGATCAAAGTACTAGACGGTCAAATAAACGGAGAAGATTACGCTCACGTTGCGCGGGTTCTCAATAGTGGAGAACTGTCCACAGCACTGAACGCAACACGCGCAGTTCCGATATCCAAGTTGACCCGTGAAGTAAAGTAAGCAGATAGCTCCAAAACCCGCCATAGCAAAGGCTTTGGCGGGTTTTTTATTGTCCATACTATTGACACACAGAAGTTAAACAGACGACGATATAGATATCAACCAATTCCTCTAAACCCTATGGCTACCAGCATTAAAACCGATTCCGCCGTCCTCGCAATCCCCACAGAGTTTATCGTCCCAAACCCAAACCAGCCCCGTCGCAGTTTTGACTTAGCTCTGATAGAAGAACTGGCTGATGACATAAACAGCAACGGGCAGAATACACCCGGCGCTGTGGTAAAGGTTACGACCGTAGAGCAGGCACGGGATTTGCTGGATCGCCTTCAAATGCGCGTTGATCAAGACAACGAATCTGGTGTCGGCGCAGACATGCTGTTTGTTCGATCGATTGCCACTGTCTCCGCAGCGCTCGACGGTCTGGGCGATCGCGCTACGAAACTCGCCACGCCGCTCTACATGCTGGTGTACGGCGAACGGCGATTCAGAGCGTGCTTGCTCGGCAAGCTGCCAACGTACCGAGCTGAGGTTCGCACCGGGCTGAGTGACCGCGACGTGCAGACTATGGCGTTCATTGAAAACGTTAGCCGTAAGGACATGACGTTTGCCGAAGAAGCTCACGGACTGCTGCGGTGGATGACAGCCTACGGTCTGGAGCCATTCTCAGACGACGAAGAAACACGCTCCACAGCAATCAAAGCTGCAACAAAGGGCGACAAGGCACTTGGCGTGCCGTCCCTCGGCAAGAGCGTGCTGTGGGTGACGGGACGACTGGACTTGTTTAGAGTCCATGCCCATGTCCGCCAGGTGTTCGAGACGACCTCCTGCATCTCGCCCTACTGCCTGTCGCTCATGTCCAGGCTGGACGACGACAAGCAGATTAAGATGCTGGCGCTAATGGAATCCGGTAAGGTGTCCACTGGTACCCAGTTCACAGCAGCCCTCACCGCCATGCAGCAACGCGAGGCTATGTCGGTCGGGCAGCAGCAGGACTTGTTGGACACGGCACTGTTCCACAGCGATGCACCAGAGCTACGCAGACTCGCTGACGCTGTAGTGAACGCGGTGGCAGCGCTCCACAAGTTCGCTGAAGGGCGATCGCTTGTTGGGGTTAGTTCATCGGACTCCCATGTGATCGGTGAGGTGTTGTACGGCGCTCGTCAAGGTATCTACGATTTTCGAGCTAACCACCTAGAGGTGGCGGCCCAGGCTGCTCAGCTCGAAGAATAGCCCACAGGTTGGTTGACGCACAGCCGCTCCCACGAACGGCTTTTTCATGCCTGAAATAGACAACTGTCACACTGTAAAAGTATTGGGTGTAGGCACTTTTTTCTGCGATCGCTGAAACCCTTACTGGAAGGTCTGTCTACGAGTTGCCCCCCAATACCCATTAAAAACACCCCTTTTACCCCATCAAAAGGCGCCCCGAAGAAACCACAGATGGTGCCTAAAACCCTTGAAAATACGTTATCAATATTCTACAGCCAGAGATACTGTCATGACCTGTCATGACCTGTCATGGGTGCCTCAGACAGGCTGTAAGCATTGGTGTGTATGGGGTGTAAGTGACCTGTCATGCTGTCTCGCCGTTTCCATAAAAAAAATCATGTTTAATTGGGTGAAATGACATGAGCCAAACACTTGTACTAACAGTAACGCTAAAACTGGCACAGGTTCAAATGTACTAGTGCTGAAAGGCGTCTAAGAGAAATATAGAAATATATGTGGAAAGCCCTTTCTATCTTTCTATGCCGCTGCCAGTTCTTCTATGCGCCTTTTTGAGATAGTACATACGTATCAATAAACGCCTTTCAGACACCGTTTCCCCCAATTAAACGTGTTTTTTTATCTGAAAACCGCGAGACAGCATGACAGGTCGCTGAAAGCATTGTGTGGCAAGGGTTGTGGCTGTCTCGAATAGCCATGACAGGTCATGACAGGTCATGACACGTTCTCTAGACAGAGAATATTAGTAACGGAAAATCAAGGGTTTCAGCGATTGCCTAGTGTGGTGTCATGGGGTAGTTTGGGGGAAATTTAATTGGGTATTTTCGGGTAAAAACGGCTCAACCCCATGCGCTGCGGATGTTCTAGCCGTTTTATGTTAATTGGGGAATGGGTGTTTCAGCCCGTATTTTTCACCTGGTATTTCTGGCTATTTCACCCAATTCAAAAATAGGTGTTAAAGTGGTTTACAACGTCATCTAAAATAGAAACGATAATGCCACACATTGACGAGTTTGAAGAGAAGATATTCCGGTTCGGTGGTCTGACCCCGGTAGACCTAGAAGGGTTCATCGACGCAGACAAGCGGATGTGGGTGCTGACCGCTAACTGTGCCGATGTCTTTGGCAAGGAGCGACACATACTTAGAGACATCGCAGCAGGCAAGTCTGAGCACGCTACAAAGATGCAGGAGTACCTGGACAACGCTCAGCCGTTGACGGGATACCAGAAGGGCAAGCCGCCCATGATGGTGACGTGTGGCGCAGCGCTGACACTAGTGAAGTACCTGGCGGAGCGCAACCATCCACTGGCCACAGAACTTGTGGGAATGCCGCTTCA